CTGCGTCAACTTTACTTAAAATTTCATTCAATAAAGATTCAACTTTATCTAATCTATCTCTTAAATATAACATTACTTCAGTTAGATCATCGCTCATAATACTTTTCCTCCTATTTCATATACAGACCATTCTCCATGAGAGAAGTCGTTAGTGTTTTGTGCCCATGTGTACGCACCTCTTAAAGACCGAAAATAAAGACCACCCTCGCTTGGAGAAGCGTCGTCAACCAACATATAAACTCCGTCACTTACATCGCACGGATTCATTTGGCGTTCTCTACTAACTTGACTTTGATATTCGGCATATTCTTGTTCTTCTTTGCAATAGTTCATAATGATTAGTATGACTGAATTAAGATAAAAGTCAATATATATTTATCGACCTAATTATAAATTTTTTTATATCAAATACCAATCAAAGTTGTCACCCCTTGGTTCTTCAGGCTCTAAACCATCAAAAAGTTTATGATCCTTCGGTACGCATACGAATGACCAGAAATTACTTATTTGTCCGATCTCGTACATCAAATCATCTTTCTCCCAAACGCTAGTATTTTTATTTATTTGTGGATAACAGATTAACAAATCAAATTTTTGTTTATTATCATCTTTAACTATTGATGCTTTATGACCTCGACTTTGTAGATATTTGACATCTTCTTCTTTGTATTTTCCTTCTACACCAATAGTTAATATCTCATGATCCCCTAAATTTTCTAGTATATTTTTGAATACTGCCGATTCTGAAAGGGCTAGTATTCGCTTATTTAGCTTAGGACTCTTCGTGATTGTCGACATTGTTATTTATAGTTTGAACTAAATAATCAAACATATTACTATATTCCCATTTTATTCTTTCGACTTTTTCTTTTTCATTACATTTTGCATCAATCCAAAATATAACATTATTTGCGAAATCTGTTTTCTTATTTTCTAATTCTTTACTCTCTTCTATACTAAACCATTCTTTATGTTCATTCTCTAAATTCTCCATAGTGTTAGCAAATGATTCAAGATTATTTACAAATTTATTTATATTCATTATTGATTCAACTCGTTTACTAATTTTTGCGTTTCAGATAAAGACATTTCAAAATCTTTATTAAGATCATACAAGTGTATTTGCCTTACCCTAGATTCTAATTCGCTGAAAGCGTTGTGATTCATTTTCTTGGAAGCTTGATTCATAAGCAATGCAAGCTCCATTCGAGATTCTACAATTTGTTGTTTCAATAATTCTTCTGTTTTCATGTATATTATACTACGCTGATTATTTACGAAAGTCAATCAAAAAGATTCAATGATTATTATTTGATGCGAAAAATGATGAAATTAACGCCATCTCTGACCATGCACCCAAGCGACGATTGTCTTCCTTGTACCCTTAGTTACAGGCTGAACACGATGCCTAAGATACGATGGAAAGATAACGACTGAACCCAACCCTTTACTAATGCTTTCGGGGATGTCCTTGCCGTCTATCATGTCAAATTTGCCACCTTCGTAATCTGTTCCATCAGAAAGTTGGATAGTCACGCTCAATTTTCTGTCAAGTGGATTTGCCGAAACCCAATTCACATCAGAGTGAGTATCATAATGACCTTTTTGGTGACCATGATATAATGTATATTGAATTTCCATCAATTTTACAACATTCACTTGAAATGTCTTATTTGCTTCACTTACATATTTCCAAATAATATTTTCTACTTCATTATTGCTTGTCAACCAACCAACATCACTAATTCTTCCTTGTGATTTTTTAAGATTTGAATCTTTATCACTAAATACTTCCCCTCTATTTATATTTAGTTGATCTGCATGAGCTTGAATAGCTTCTAATTCGTATTCAGTTAAGGCACTAGGAAAAACTCGCCATGTATCTCTATTATTTGCTAGAGTCGTAAACTGCTCACTAAATGGATCTGCACTTTTATTTTTTACTATTGTACTCATTTTTATTTATTATTAAGTTGGCTTGATTTTGATTGATATGTTGGAAATCCATATTTATTTCTTATTTGCTTCTTTTCTTTTTCACATCCACCACATTCACATCCATTGCATTTATTTCGCATGAATTTTATTTTATTTTGAATTAAGTTAATTATTGTTTTTATCATTTCAGTTATATTGTTTTATATAATACATTATATGATTAGTAAGTCAAGAACAAATAAAAGGAAAAAATTTCAATATATTATTTTATATAATTTTGAATGAAATCTGCGACACACTTAATTGAAAGAGAAAATTCGTGGAGGTTGTAAACACATATTCATTATTATTATCTTATCTTGTATTTGTATTATTCCCTATATAAATCTTATATATTCTATCCTTATATGTTCTTTGTATTAAGTTTGTATATGATTAGTTATAAATGAATAAGTGGAAAGTATTTCAAATTATAGCAAACAAGTACAAAACTAATGGTTTATAATAAAAAACAAATTTATTTTGAATTATATTTTGAATTATTTCTTTTTGTATATAATTTTGTATATAAGTAAGTAATGATTTTCTATGAGTGCTAACGATTAGAAAGTCAATTTTACTTTAGTTCAAATAAAAAAAAACTCCCCACCACATATAACATGGTGAGGAGCAGTTATGACGAATAAGAGAGTCCAATCCTAAAAAAACCCCAATCTTACAATCGGCTCTTTCTTTATTCCCTATGATCTACTTGCGTCATTAACGCATCGTGGATCAAATGCCTAGTTTTATGGTCAAGAATGCGACCATCTTCATCAGAAGGTAAACTTGCCACAATTTCATCAAAATCTAAGTTAAGTACCTCGCTGATTGAAGCAACCTTTCGATAAATTCCAATTTCTCTATATTTAAGAATTGCCCATGTTGCATCTAATTGTGCATCGTTTGCTTGTTGAACTGCATTTTGTAATGCTTCGCTTGTTTGTGTTGTTGTTTCCATAATTTTATATTTGTAAGTTTTATTTATTCAGAAATTTTTGACTGAGAAAAAGCAATATCTTCATCTGTATTAACGAAGTAACCTAATTTTTCTGCCACTTGTGCGATTTCTCTGCAAGATATTTTTTCACCTTTCAACCTACTCTGAACTTGTTTGAGACTTGGTAAGACACCTTCTTCTAACTTATTCTCGATATAATTCCTAATTGAGAGGTTAAGAGAATCTGATTCCCAATCTTCTTGCTCGTAGAAATCTTCATCATAATCGTAGTCATCATGCAAATCTATCTCGTTTGATCCGTAGATGGGCTTATTAGCCTCGTAGACAGGCTTGGTTAGCTCTTTGCGAGTATCAGTAATGTCAGACACTACCTTGTACTTGCAGACCCTTAATTTTTGAAAATTACAATCAGTTGGTACTGAAACTGCGTCTGAGGGATCAAACTCTACAACTAATAAACGACCATCTTCTCCCGCCCATTGATTAGCGTAATCGTATGAACCGACATGAAGACCAAAAGAGCAATGGTGATCTTTGTTGTCGTCTACGCATCTGCGAGCAACCTCGATAGTTTCTCCGACCTCATTAAGAATCTGATGCCTATCATTGGTTTCGCCTTGAACGACAATCGTATCTGCATTACCTGTGCTACTCCAAAAGTCATGCTGAACTCCTTTGTACCCCAAGACTTTACCTTCGGGAGTGCTTGGAAGCTCTTTGTAATCCATAAAGGAATAAAGCTCATTTACAGAATTAGCCGAAGGATTGGCTTGCAATCTTGTAATAAAACTAACAAGAGGAGTAGAATCTTTCATTCCTTGCTGAAGCATTGAGAGCAGTTTGTCTACCACTACTCCATGCAAACGATTTCCTTTGTAATAAACTACCTCGTCCTTGACTTCAATATCGCCTTGAACAAAGTTCTCTACTGCACTCTTCACATCTAGCAAGCCAACTACATCATCATATCTTGCTTCTATCAAAGCTTTTCTTGCATGAGGAAAGTTTGCATTGTCTTTTCTTATTGTATGAGGTTGTCCATCGTAAAAGATAGTAATGGAATCCTCGCTTATGTTGTATGGTAATTTCATATTATTTTTCTCAATCATTTATATATAGTATTATATTAGTTATTATAAGTCAACTCTTTTTTTTTAAGAGTTTTTTAGTTTGTCGCATTGTAAAATGTAAGCGATTATCTTTTCACCTTCTCCACTTTGCTTGATGTTGTGCCAACCATAAAGGTGGCGAGATAAGACTTCTAGTAAGGGATAATCTTCAGTAATTTGCTTGCAAGATTTGTCAAAAGATTTCCAATTATAAGGTTTTCCTAAATTATCTTTCACCCATTGCTTATCAGTCTGATTTACCATTGTTTTTAGTTGGTAAAGCATTTGAGTGTTAGATTCACCTGTCTTGCCTTGTTTCTTTGCAATGTTATGCACAAAGCGAACATTATGGTCGCTATCTAGCTCACTCAATAAGGTTGAGATATATTGATTTGTCATCAAAGAATCTATCTGATGAAAATGCTCCATGTCTGACCTATGCTCAAGGAAAGCCATTTCTATCTCTGATTGAGCCAAAACTTTTTTATTGCTTAATAAAAGTTGTTTAGCTAAGTCTGTTCTGTATTGATCCCAATGAATCCATTTTGCTTCGTCTAGCTTAGAAACATCTGCTTTACGAACACCATAAAGAACTGATATAGAATCTTTTTTAAGGTCTTTTACTAATTTTTCAAGATGTCTGTGTTGGCGAGATAGCCCATCGAGACTATATTCTGAATCTGAAGGCTTATAATTTGATATGGCGATATATACTAACTTTTCACCCTTTTTAAGGTTTTTCTCAAGATTGGAACGCTCCTCTCCGTTTGCCCATTTATCTGCATTATTATAACCATGATCCGTAAATACAAATGTTGGAACGCTTTGACGACTCTCTCCCGAAGCTCTAGTACCTACTTGCAGTTTTGCTTTTTCAACATCAGAAGTATTCAACAAGTTTTCTTTTGAGATTAAGTCAAGGCGAAAACCATCTGTTTGCTTGAAGAGATAATCTTCTCCCTCTCCATCTGTTGCATGAACTATAAAAACTGAGCTTAAATCGGCATCTTGATTGAATAATGTTCTAGCTCTCAAAGCATTTCCATGTGAACTTTTCAGATCTTGATAAACAAGCACACTAGAATCATAAGCTAATATTCTGCTTGACTTTTGAGAAGTGACCTTGTAACCATCCGAAACATTAGAGTCTTTACTTTTTGAATATTCAGTAATGATAAGGTTTTCGTGCATACCATAAGGTCTTGAAAAAGCTGATGAGGTAATAGAATTACCATTCCAAGAAAAACAATTTTTGAAAACATCTTTTAAGGAGTGTGGTAGGGCATTAACGACCTGTGCGTACTTAGATTTCGCATCCCACAAGCACTCTGCATTTGCTAATTTTTCTTTAGCTAATTCTTGAATGTCTTTATAAATTGATACAATTTTTTGTATAATTGCCTTTTGCGTAGGCTTATTATATTCTAGAGATTCCCTACTATGATGTAATTTCAACTCTCCAATATCAAACCTAATATAAAGATTGCTTTGTTGACATATCTCTCTGATTGCATTGACATCTTTTTCGTCAAGGTACGCATCAAAATTGATTGAAGAGGCATTGATTGGGTAATGTACTCTACCCATAAAAGCATGAGCTTGCCCATGAGAGCGAGAATAGTAATCTTGCTCATCGTCAACCATGAACCAAGAATCTTTCTTATCTTTGAGGGCAATCTTGAATTCTTTCAAAAATTCTTCATCATCTGCAACACCTAAAAATTTTGGCATTTCATTTTTAGAGAAAAAGCGAAAAAATGCTTGGCAAATCTCACGAAATTTGTTTACATCTGAATCTGCAATAGCAACCTCGACCGACAAACCTGTTGGTTCATTGGTTGGTTCTTCGTGCAACTTTACAATTTGTGTGTCATCATTATCATCTACGAAAACATTGTAAGAGGATTTATTCCCACCATGATACGAAACGCAAGTAAAGCTATCTCCATAAGATAATGGGGCAAATTTACCAATGCCAAAAGCACCAATATAATTATTGGAATCTCTTTTGGTGGATTTCCCATACTTAGAATATAATCCAAAAACATCTTCTTGCGATAGCCCACCACCAAAATCACGCACTCGAAAGCTTGGACTAAACTTGGTTGGAATAGACACCTCAATAGGTCTGCTTGATTCTGCTTCTAGGTTGGCATCAAGACCATTTGCAGTAATCTCTCTTACAACTGCAAGAGGTGGATTTGAATAATTGTTTCTCAATAATGATGCAACATAACGCATATCTTCTGCATCAATAGTGCAGTTGACTGACTCGAAGTCATGGCTTTGTACAACTCGTTTACTTTTTTCTTTTGCAATAATCATTTTTTTTAAGGTTTGAATTTTTGTTATTCAATCATAGTAAGTTATTAGGCTACCCTTGTCAACATCTTTTTTTGGTTGTGTGGTAAAATCATATCTACCAAGCACTTGCGAACTGATAAAACGATTTGAACTTGTTCTTGAAACTCAATCGGGGTACGAGATGTCATTGAAAACATTTCTATACCATAACCTTCGTCTGTTGGTTTTGCACTTCCTTTGGGTATGCTCACCCAACTGCCTTGGGCATTGGGTTGAAAGTGATATGCTTGATGGTGAGAGTAAAGATAAACTAAGTTGTCTATACTTCTATCACTTTCTTTTTTGTGAAAATTTATATGAGCAGTGGGATAATCGTCTTTAGTATTGACAAACTGCACAAAAACACCTTTTTCGTAGTTTTTATAAAATTCAGTTTTAGTTTTCCAAGAAATTAAGTTTAACTCGCTATCAAGACCCTTAGTTACTAAGCCTTTCTTGAAGTATATAACGCTTGGGTCGAAGTTGTTCCAACAAATTGGTTCTTTATCAAAGTACATGGTATTATCCTTTTTTTTTATTTTATTCAATTTTTATTATATTTATCTTATTCTATTGGACTCCAATAGACATCTTGATTTAAGACAAGTTCAACGCTATTTTCAAATTCTACATCATAACCAATATGATCTCCTTGTGTAACAGGAAGGTCTGTATCAATATAGTAGAATTCTTCTTCAACGCTTGCATGAACTGCATCAACTGAGATTGTATTATTTTTCATTTTATAGTTTGGGTTATTCTGTTTATAATTCATAGCATGACAGATTTTTATCTTATGTCAAGTTTTTTCAATAAGGTGGTGGAGTTAATTCAGTAGACGCAGTTTTCTTTTTTATTTTAGGTAGTGGCTTTTCCGTTCTCATTAAGAAATTCCAATAATAACCTAATGTAAAACTTGGTGCAATTATCCCCATTAACATTATAATTGTTAGTACCATTATTTATTCCTTAATATTTGAGCTATAAGAATCAATGTTTCATTGATTTTACCCAACTCAATTCTCACATCGTCTGTATAGCCATTATTTATTGATGTTTGTTCTGTTAATTTTTTAAGAGTAGAGTTTATTTGCATTCCTTGATCTGCTACCAAAAGCTCTGCATCGAAACCAAGATCAGCAACTCTATGACTTTCTTTATTTATTTCGTTCATATCAACCATAATGCAGAAAAAGAAAATGTTGTCAAGTTTTTTCCATAAGTAGTTTGATTTTACCTTTTGTTTCAGACCAAACAAAAGAATCATCTGACCTTGGAATTGTTACTCTAAACATACCATATTCTCTCCATAAATCGCATATTTTGTCTATATTTTTATCGTTGGGTTTAACTACAAAATGATTCCAATGCTTTTCTCCGTCAATAATCTCTTGCTCGATCCACTCGCTAGGAAAACCTTCGGGAAAATACATCAAATTATTATCTTGTGCGAATTTCATAGCGAGAGAAACAAAACTATCTTCTCTTTCGTGCGACTCGTAAAGATCAGCATCTTCAGACCAAGATTCATATACGCTAATATAAAATTGAAAAGTATCTTTTATCGCCACATATTCTTGCCTCCACCTTGGTTGATCTGTATCTCCATACTCCAAAAGTTCTACGCTATGCTCCTCTCCGTACCATTTCATATATTTGGTTACAGAGCTATTGTAAATAATTCTTTGGAATTTTTTCAGAAGGTTACTATTTGAATCAATAGTATTTTTTGATCTTTTGAAACTTACACATATACCCTCTCCACTCATTTTATTTTATCCGTTTTCTAGCTCGATTACCTTGTCAAGCTCGTCTACCAATGTCCAAAGCACATTATTTTCATCTTCAAAAATTGAAGACAATAGTTGTTCTCGTTGCTTTCTTAATAATTCAAAGTTAATGTTATTCATATTTATTTATCGTTATCTCCTTGTGTTGTTTATTGTTATAATTTTTCGTGTAATCTGAAAATACTAATCCATATTCATCATAAAATTGTTTGACTAGCTCTACTGCTTCTACCACTTCTGATTGGCTATCATCTTTATTCCCTAAAGAGGAGATTTCTGCTTCATTTAAGACTAAACTTATTGCTCTGTCAAGATTCATTTTTGAAAATGTTGTTCCACTCATCTTTTATTTCTATATCAGGCATATCTTCTAACGCTTCGCATCCGTATATTAGAATATCTATTATTTGCGAAACTCCCATATTCATTGCTTCTCTTTCTGCGAGATCGTAACGCATATCATCAATATCGGGTTCTTCATCTCTCTGTTGTTGTTTCGTAGTTCTCATATTATTTTTCCCAAGAAGGGTGTGAAAAACCAATTCTTTCAAATGGTCTATTAAGAACATTTGGTATTGATTTTGTTGTGTTATTGTCTAGTAATTTTTGCAACTCTCGTACATTTTGTCCTAACTGACTCCATTCGTTTTCTCCGTACTCATCTTTTATGTGGTCAATTAACATATAATGTTCCATGCAATCTAGTATATTTTGTATTGAAATTATTTGATTTAAGTTTAGTTTCATTCTTCTATTGTTCCTATAACTAATAGTTTAAGTTCTCCTGTGTCTCCTGTCAAGCCGAAATTATCGCAAACTTCGCCATAAATTGAACCATCTTCAGAGGAAATACTTACCCAAGAACAATTCCCCTCATCGTTCTCAACCAAGTTCCAATCGTGTTTTGCCAATAGCGTTTTTTGATCTTCTGTTAGTTTCATTATTTATTTCCCTCGAATTTATTTTTATTTAACGCTTCTATATCTATATCTTCTTTGTATAAATTATTTTGATACTCCTCAACCAACTTATCTCTCTCTGCTTGAACATGAGACTCATACGCTCTTGATTCAGAGGCAAGCGATTCATCAATTTGCATATCTTTCCACGCTTGACACAAGTTTTGTTCTGCTTCCGTAAACCATTGAAATTCTGTATTGAAATGCTCGTCTACATTATGAGGATGAAACCCCATGCTAACCAATAAGCCTTTCATTGCTTCAAGAACTTCGCCTATTGGTAAATCATCTTGAGTCGCCTCAAAGGTATGTGTTTTTTCATAATGCGTTACTGATATTTTCATAATGTGTTATTTAGTCTTTCTATTTTCCATTTTTGTTCGGAAGTTATGCTTAATGTAGACTTTGTTTCCATATTTGTCAAGCTCATTTAGTGCAAACGCAAAGCCCAAAGAGTTAAGCGATTGAATATCCACCCCATCTAAAGATTTTTTCTTTGTTAATAGATTGAGATGATCTGAATGCCAAGAGCGAACAATATACAGAGGGTCTGCTTTATTTGATATGTATTTTTTTGAAACTAAGATTTCATCTTTATGCGTCATTTTTATTTTCGTTTATGAATTCTTGAAGGATTTGTTCAACATAATCATTAAAGCTTACATTGTTTTTATGTGCGTCTTGCATAAGTTGGAATAAATCTTCATCATCTAATTCTAATTCTATATTCTCGTATCTAACTTTTTTTATCATAAAGCCTTCGTCTTGCTCTATAAATTTTAGATCATCACCCTCTTTCCAATCCAAACGATTGAGTACATCGTCAGGCAGAGTGAAGTATAAATCTCCATTATCATTTTCTTTTATTTCTAATTCTTTCAAGTAATTATTCATTTTCAAAATCCTTCCAATCCTCATCTTCAAAAGATATGTTTGCTATTACTGACACATCTTCATCTTCTTTTGTTTTATATTTTAAGGTTAAAGACTCTCCCGAATGCAGAGTCCAAAATTGATCGGCATCGAGAGGGATACTAATAATATATTCTTTAACCTTCATGCCATATTTCATCGAAACCAACCAACGCTTCAGTATCTCCACCAATATAGTCTCCATCGAATCCATTTTTGTTTTCAACTATCATTGCTCCTCTTCTTTGAATCTCTTTTACTCTCCCAATTTGTTCAATGTCACATTTGAATCCTACATAGTCTCCAACGCTCACTTCAAACTCTTCGTCCCATTTATTTTTTATCTTCATGCTTCTATGATGACAGATTGTTGCGATGCGTCAAGCCTTTTATTACCTTTTATAAATCCCACTCTCCTGCTATAATGTTGTCTACATCTTGCATTGCTTTATCATAAGCAGTATATTCGCTTGTGTCATCACATTCATCATCATAAAGTTCAAGTACATCTTGTGCATGATGTTTAGGTATTTGCTCTCGCTTAACTAACTCTCTTAAATGTTCAATTAGATATGCTCTCATAGCCGAAATTTTCTATATTTGTATGAAATAATTCTTCATCTTTATTCATAATTGCACAAAGGTCATCATAGACATAAGACATAAGATCATCTAAGTCCATATCGTCTACAATTTTTTGTGCAACTAACTCTATATTATCATCTGTATATTCTATCATAATTTATTCTTCCTTATGTATATGTATTGTTATATTGATGTTCTCGTTTTCATTTGTAGGAAAAACCCACTCAAATGACTTATCTTCATGCAAAATTTCTTCCAACTCTTCTGCTGAAAATGGTATTGATATACTATAAGAATTACTCACACTCATTTTCAAAATGCCCCCAAGGAAATGTTTCTATTTGATCCAAAACTTCATTCAGGCAAGTTAGCTCAAGAATGTAATTATGTTCATCTTGTTGGCTTGTTGCTTGTGCGTCCGCACAGAATTGCATACGCTCATATATTTTTTCTATTATTTCTTGCATTACTTTTCTCCTTTTGTTGTTAATGATTTTATTTCTTCGTCTGCCACTTTATATAATTCTTCTTTATTCTGACCTTTCTCAACCCCTTTGTCAAACAAAATCAATATTTGATATGCTTTTTCTCTATCTATTTCTTTGGCTTTTAGTAAATCTCTTAATCTCCAAACTATATCTTCTCTCGGATCGTTATCTCTCATACTTTTTCTTTTGTGGTTGCGTTGGCTAGATCGCATATTCTTATGCCGTCAGCAGTAATCTTACGCTTTCCGTCAATTTCAATAAAATTTTTGTTTAACAGATACATTTCGTGATCTTTTTGAACGGATGTTTTACTTAAACCTAACTTTGCACATAAAGCAGTTAATGTGCAACTTCCATGCTCTTTAAGGATACTTAGTATTTGCCTCTCAGTATATGAAATTCCATGAGGTAAAATTCCTACTGCATCTGATAACTCAACAAAATCTTCTTGCGTGAACTTTGACTTCATTTTGCTTGCACAATACAAACCAATCTCTTTAGAACGCATAACTGCACTACGAGGGTTACTTCTAACAGATTTTGAGACATTCTCAAGAGCTTCATCGTCAAAAGAAATATCGGGCAAAACAACCTTCATTATTTCTGCTAATTCATTTCGAGTATATGGTTCAAAGTCAATGGTTGTTAAGCGATCTTTAAGTGGAGGAAAAATCTTGTCACTTTCTGTTGTTGCAAATATAAATGTCTGACGCTTGAAGTCAAACTCAAAGTCCATTCCGTCCCAAGCAAATGTTTTTTTGTCATTCTTTTCTGTATTGAAAATAGTCAAGAAAGCCATAGTCAAATCTTTTGGCAAAGCATGAGCCTCGTCAAACAAAATAGTAACTTCGTTATCATGTATAATTGGCATAAATATTTGCTCAAAAAATTGTTCGTTGTTCTTAATGGTAGAACAATTTAACTCAAGAAAAGCTCTACCTTTGCCATCGTTGTTATGCAAATTGCTTGCGTAAGCTTTAGCAAATTCTGTTTTTCCTAGACCTTTTGCACCAACTAAACATAAGAATGGAGATAACCTTGTCGCTTCAAAAGCGTCAAGATAAAAAGATAGCTTCTTTTTGACAGCCGTCTGACCTATCAATTCGGGAAAGTATCGTTTATGTCTATTCAAAGTGTGTAAGTTTGTATTCAATTTCTGCCTCGCTTTCTATTTGGTTTGATTGTATTTCTTTTAAGGTTATATTTGGAATAATGATTTCATTATCTCCTTCAATAAGATAACCTAAAGATTCTAACCATGCTTTGCTAACTTTAACTATACCTTTGCGACCTAAGTATTCTCCTAGGTCTTCGTATGTAATATCTACATAAGGAGTATAGCCTTTCTTGCGTCCTCTTTTATTTGCCATAACTAGAATTTAGTATAAAAGAGTATTTCTGTCAAGCCTTATTTATTATTTATCCCTCGCATTTTATATATCGCTCGGTCAGACCATTAAGTGAAAAGCTTTGATTTCTGGAATGAGCCTCAAATTCTGTCATTTTTACAGGATTACAGGAAAGAAGAGGGTGGGGAGGAGGTTTTGAGTAATCTATCCTAATGTACGAAAAAACTTTTTCATTTAAGTTTAGGGAATTCATTATTTGTCTTGGCTGAAAAGAATAATAAATAAATACATAATAAAAGCAAAGACTCCCATTGTTATCATTATATTTGTGAATATAGAAAGCTCACTCATAAATGTTTGCAAGCGTCATTTGCTTCTTGCTTTATTTTTTCTAATCTATGTTCAAGAAAATTAACATAGTGCATGAGATCAATTAACTTCTTAAAAAACTCTTGGTCTTCATTATGGTATCCTGCCCCTTCGTATATTCTTTTCATCATCTCCTTCCTTAAATCTTCTCCTTCTGCAAATAAAAAAGCGTTGCGAGGTTCTCCTTTTTGAGTTTCGGATTGAGGAGTTGGAACAAGACTATCATCTGTCGTATCCCTCTCGATTGGATTATTTGTGCTTTGCCGAATCATACCTTCAATTATTGAATAATTGTCCATTATATTTTTCCTTCTATTTCGAGCAGACAAAAAGCTAAACTTTCAAGCTCGTATTCTGATTGCTTCTCAGTTCCAAACTTGTGTGCGTCATTCATTTGTTGCCATATTTGAGTGCTTATTTTTTCTCTATATTTGATCGGCAAATTTTTTGTTTCTTGAATGATTGGTTTCCAAAAATTATAAGATTGCCTTTTCTTTATTTGTTTTGGCGAGTATTTTAGATTAACTTCCTCTAAATGTCCGTATAATTTTAACTTAATCGATTTCATCTAATTCTCTATACAAAGACTCTATTTGTTTATCTAGTTTTGTGATAAATTTATAGTCTTCGGGTTCTTGGTTTTCTGCCCATTCTAGCTCCATCTCAAGCTCTTTTATTTGTTGTTGCAGTTCTCTAAAATGATTTAAGGTTTGCTCTTCAGTATTGCTCATTTATTTATTTATTTATTTATTATTTGTTAAATTATTATCTGTAAATCTATTTTAAGTATTAAAGTGCGTATTCCTTCCTCTATCATGGCATTGATATTCTTCTTCGTGTTGATTTAATGCATCTGAAATAACATTTGCCAAACATAGAGATTCTCCTTGTTCTTGGTTGGAATATCCTTCTCCGATAAAAATTGATTTCCATTCAGAGGAGACATAAATTTCTGCTCCGTTTTTGCGTTCTTCTACTTCCCATGTTTTATGATTCATATAAATAAATTTCTGACCCTTCTATTATTGTGGTATATTTGCTTCTATCGTATTCACTTTTAATGTCTAGTAAGTCTTGCAAAACTCTACTAGAAAATTTTTTTACTTGCTTATTTGCTTTATTTATTATTTGCAATTTGTATATTTCGGATTTCAATGAAATGTAATTGTTTTTCATAGTTGGTATACTAAGAAGCAACTAACTAATAAAATTAATGCAAAAAATAATACATTAATAGTAAAGTTCTTCATTGTTGTTATTTGTTCTTTAAGGTTTTTGAATTTTGGTTAAAAATATCGTCTTCATCAAAAGTTTGGTGCTCTCGCTTGAAGTTTTCGTATTCCATCCATAGATTATCATAGCAAGTTTGATGCAATTGACTCGTGCCCATTAGCATATTAAGTAATTCATCCTCAGTATATTTGCGAGGAGCGTCTCCAACCGCATAGATAAGTGTATCAAGGCTATCTTGAATGTTACTCATGTTACTCATTGCATCTTCTAATTTATTCATCGTATTTAACTATATAGGTTTTGAATTTTTTGTCAACTAAAATCTCATTTATCATTGAATAAATAATTTCCCAACTGCCTCCCGCAAGACCACAAGAAATTCCATAAGGCAAACCGAAAGTAGAATTTTTGTCATCGTGTTTATCTTGCCATTCAATGTGTTCTGCCACATCACTTAACGCAGAATAGAATCCTTCATAGTTGACTTGTCTGCCCTCACCAATAGAGCTTTGAGTATACATATTATATATTCCCTTGCTTTGAGTCGCGTCAGTCCACGCAAAGCTATACCAACCTAATTGATTGTCATTTTTCATCATCGCATGACAATCAGCCGCGTATGCTTCGGGGTAAGTATGCTTGATACTTAATGCGATACCTGCACCCATAACATTATGCGTATTGCAAGAATGTGCGATAAAGTCAATATCGCTAGGAAAATTAAGCAAGTTTGCGTTAAGTATTTCTATATCACTCATAGTATGAAGCATATTATAGTTAAGTAAGATTTATTTGTCAAGAAAAATTTCGTGTATATATTTATATGAGCGAATATAAACCAAAACCATTTACGAAAGAAATTCATGATAAAATGCGGGAGGATATTAATGCACCGCTTGACTCCAAGAGAACCCTATGCAATGTATTGAAGCAGGGTTATCGCTGTAGCAAAGAAGAGAGTTACAACCTTCAGGCTGTTCAAGCTTTACTATTAGAGGCTTTATGGATGGGGCAAAGAATGCATGATAAATTATACGATGATCAAAAGGAACGAGTTGATCAAGAAAATATCGAGCAAAACCAAAAAGAAGACCCATTTGCCATAGATTGGTCTAATTTAGATGGTCGTAATGTTGCTCAAGGAAATTGGGATTGATTAAGATAGAATCCATTTCGTGTAGTTTTTTACTACACGATTATTTATTCTGTTAGTTTTAACAAACATAACTTCTAATGGGTTAATTGTCGTTTCAAAATACGCTTTTTCATAATTAACATCTTTGGTTTTTTCGCCCGATAGCTCGGATAATTGCATGCTTGAAATGTCGAACCCTTTATCAAGCAAAAGTTGACTAGCACCTATTTCGTGTTCTTTAATTATGTCATTTTTTGGCTTCCCAATACAACTGAATTTTTGATGAGTTAATAAAATATTTAATGCTGTTTTGTCTACTCCGAAGCAATAACTTTGAATGTGTTTATTTTTTCCAGCTTCAATAAATAAATGTTCTTGCAACCATTCTGCATAATCTGCAGTAAAAGAGGTTGCCCCAACCATTTTTACTTTATCTGACAGACCGCCTAAAAAAAGATCTACCCAATTAATGCTTTTTGGGATATATTTGGGTAAAAATGGACCTCGACAGGTATCATTAATAAAAATAAAATAGTCGAAATCCGAAAGTTTTTCGGAGTCAAGGGACTGTTTGTAACCTCCCCAATCATAGCCTCGATTGTGACCTTTTATTATTTTAACATTTTTATATTTTGGTATTTTTGCTGAACAACCCTGTCCATTAATGACAAAATTATATTTAATGTCTTCGTTTTTTAACAAGCCTTGGCTTAAGAAAAATTTTAGATTTGTTTCTGCGTGAGGCTGTTGCTTAAAGTGTACAAAGGTTACTAATGTCTTCATTTATTATTTCTAAAAAAATCTAATCGACATATTTGATTATTTCTCCATTTAAGTTTAATTCTCTTTCGATTTCTTTGGCAACATTTTCACTAACAGATATTTCATGATCTTTTGATAGAGAATCTAATAGTTGGGCTAAATTTTTCCCTGTTTTAGTGCTATATTCCTGTCCTCCAAGAAATAAATTTTCGGTAGTCATTAAAGTTAAATCATCTACTTTAATTAAAATGTGATTAATTGAATCTGAATTACCTCTTATACCTAGTTTTATCATTATTTAATACCTTTTATTTTTCACAAGTAGGTCTTTAAGAGTTTAATAGCTTTATCTTTAGCTTTAACTTCGCACTCCCACTTTGCGGGTTTATGTCGATCTATGGCAATATAAGGGGGTACATGACCTAGCGCAAAGTAATCTGCATGAGCTCTTGGTTTGTCGGGTCTACCTTCTGACCAATGAAATACAGGAGCAAAGAAATCTACGATTGAATCGCGTCGATTATCAATCCATGTATAAGCACAACGCTCTGCTTGAAAAGCTACATTTTTTGTTTTTGAGGGATTGCAGAAATCATGAAGATTGTCATAACAAACAGGTATTTGCACTGCAAATGTATCATATAAATGATCGCTAAATTTAAGGCAATTATCTACATTAAAAAAACCTTTGTCTTCGTTCTCTATAGTGAGACGCTTATAAACTCCTTTACTGCATAGAGAAAGGTTGCGAAAAAATCTTGTCGCTACAAACTCTAAGGTTTCATCTTCTTGTGGAGTGTAATTAATATGAATATTCATTGGAGCAGTATGGTCTTGAGCTAGACCCAACTTGTCAAGAATACTAGCTTGAAAATTCAGTTCGTTTATAGTTCGTTTTACTGCATCTTTATTATTTGATGCAAGTACATTAAATTGGTCGGGGTGCGAGCCAATAGAAATATTGAATGTTAAGGCTATTAAACCTGCTAATCGTAATTCTTCTTCGATTCGCTTGTAATCATTAAGTTCTTGCAGAGAAATTTGCAGAGTTGAATCGGTAAGTAGAGGAAAAAGAGCAGAACTAAGGCGGTAATGCCTAATATTTGAGGAATTACAATGATTGAGAATATATTGAGTAACAATAACATTGTGCAAAATTCTTTCAGACAATTGTTTAACCGCTTCATCTCTACCTTCTGTATTACACAAATCGTTGAATCTTTTGCGCGTCATTGTCCGAAATGAATATCTTTTTTTATCTTTTTCTTTGAGTTCTTCGCTGATGCAGGTTAATCCTAATATTTGTGTCATGACTAAACATTACTATATAATCTTATTTGTGTCAAGTGTTTTTGTGTATTATTTGTAATGAATGTTTTTGAAATTTGGGATGTGTTAATTTATTCATCAATCTTTATTGCATTGGTTTATGTTTATTATTAAGCAATATTTTTGAAAGATTTTTCTAAAAGATTTTGAGACATTCTCGAGAGCTCCAAATATGAAACGCCAAAATTGCCACCTCTACAATCTTTCGACTCTCGTGATCCTGCTCCATGATGATATATTACATCATCATAAATTGTAAAAAATACTTTATGTTTTGTCAATGAGTGCGTTCTCAATAGTTTATACCACTCGATATTTTTTTCTAAGAGGGATTTATATATTTTTCCGCCAGGATCATGCAAACCTTGCTTATTCAGAGGTCCGTTGTCGCTCGGAACACCATCCCAGTTTAATTTATGTTTTTTCCAAAAAGAAACAAATGCGCAGGTAAAACTTGGATGTGGTATTACATCACCAGCATTTTCGGGACGATTAACTGCAATTAAAGGATGCTTTAATAGTTTTTCATTTATATAATCATTTACATCCCGAATTGGAAATGCATCACTGTCTAACCAAACAAGTATATCGGTATCTTTGGTTTTTTTATCATTCAGTACAACGTTCGTCAAACTATTCAATTTTTCCATATGGTTTAAGTATCCCTCGTTGCACTTTGATGTATGCTGTTTACAGAAGTAAAATTTGTCTTTATGAGGAAGGTGGTCAAAACCATCACAGTATGCCCACACTTTGTAGTCGGAAATGTACTTATCAATTTGCATCAATTGTAGGTCAATCCACTTCTCGGTTTCAAAATGAACTGTGATTATGTGTATCATGTTCTATTATTTTCTTTTATTATTTGCAATCTTGATACATTCATTTGGTTAAATTAATCTCCAAATTCATATCCAAAATACTCGATGTCCTTTGCGTACTTCTCAGCAACGATTTGACGGATTTCGTCATCATAGTATTCAGTATAATGTTTGTGTTCACTTTTGTTTTCATGTGGAAGTTGTCGTTTTTGAATTCCAATTTTTTCGCAAACTGTATTAAAGTCTGACTGATACGATTCCATTTTTCCTATAAAATTTATTAATTGATCACCTTGATCATTAAATAGTTTCATTCTAGGATCGAAGGTGGACATTACATGACTCCACCTAAAAAAGTCGTAATTTGACGGGTTTATACAAAAATCTTTCACGAATTTAGGGAATTCATCAAACTCATGTTGTGAAACCCACCAAGTTTTCCAAGCAGAAACGATTCTGTCAAAAGGATTCCTTACGAAGGAAAACGAATACTCAAAGTCTTCGCTTTCAATATTTTTATAATTTTGGTTTGCTTTTAGCCATTCAGGAGTCATGTTGATTGGGTCAATATTTATATTATTATTGTTGCACACATGTTCCATGGACAGACCTCCGCATTTTGGAACATGAATGAAGATGGCTTTTTTTTGACTTGCCTTAGCTCCTTTAATGATTCTCCAAGGTTCTTGACGCTTAAAATAGTATTTTTCTACTGGCATTAATCTTCGCAATCAAAGGGGAATGACATTTGCTTTTCATCGCAAAGCGGAGCAAATTTAATCTCATTGAGGTTTAAGATCTTTTTTTCTTGAGAAATATGCTTATTTGCGTCCGATAGCATTAACTTTAAACATTTTACAATATCTTCTGGAGACTCTCCTATTATTTCCTCGTTCTCGGCATGAGCTGATATCTCCCCAGCATCATTATAAAAAACTTCATAAAGTCCATAGCTATTATCTGGCGATTTAATTATTCTGTAATTCCACATTACCAACTTCCGATTGTGACGTTTTCTTTGTTGCTTTTGTGGTTTTTTAACAAAATTAATATTTCTTGCAATGTCCTAATTTTGATTCGCAATGTTTGTTTTGCTTTATTTGTTTTTAATTCTTTTTGCAATTTAGCGATCTCGTCTTCAATTAATATTCTATCAAATCTACCTTTGTAGCTCCAACCTAAATCAAAACCCCGCCTTAATCCTTTTTGGTGGGCTGCCTCGAAATCATTATTTATTCCGTCGTCGTACATTATAATGTATATTATTAATTATTGTTTTTTTTTATAGTATAAAATTATTTGTATTTTGAAATAGCATCTTCCATAGCTTCTGATACTGTTCTTATTTTAATATATTGCTCTATTTTTTTAGTATCTAAAACGCAGTTCGAGCGAGGAGCACTTATTTCTTGCATAAATTTATCTAAATTGGTAAAAAAAGAAAATTCTTTATTGCTGATTTTATAATCTTGCACCATATTGATTACTTCTTTTGTTGTCATACTTCCTTTATTAGTAACATTGTAAATTCCCGAAGGTGCTTTTTCAAGCAAATCTAATGAATACTTGGCAAAATCTGACCTGTGGGAGAATGAGTTTCTTACATCAAGCAAATTTGAATAATTTAACATTTTTGTAATATAATTTCTCGGAGAAGAATATTCGTCAAAGGGAATTCTGAGTCTAAAAATATAACTTTTAGGATTATTTTTAAGAACAATTGTTTCTGCTAAGGCTTTTGTGCCACTATAAAAACTTCCGTTTTGAAAATCAAAATTAGAAGGATCTTCTTCTGTAAAATCCTTCTCATAACCGCCATATATACAACCAGAAGATATATGTATATATTGATAATTTTTTCTTGCGCAGAGCTCAGCTAGTAAAGCTGGAAATACAACGTTCCCCTCTGTACAATCTGCTTTGGCTAATTCGCAAGCGTCTACGTTTGGCTTTCCAATGTATCCCGCAGCGTTTATAATTGAAACATTATGATTTTTGACGATTTTGCTATAATAATTCTGCGAAATCCATAAATCTAACAGACTCATATTCGTATAGTCTATGTCTGTGCGACTAAGAGCGATATGAGGTAAATCGCGTGACGTTAATTCTTTTATTATAGCTTCTGCTATATAGCCGTTTTTTCCTAATATAATGTACATAATTAAAAATGAGATTCACATAATTTAACGAATTTGCAAGTGTTTTCAACATTTAAGTTGTCTTGATTTTTAATATAATCAAGCATTAATGAGCGAGTTTTTCTAGCCCTCCCTAAGTCATCTTTACCATAAGCAATTCCGTATGTATCTTTTATTGAATTTTTCCAATCTTCCTTGGTTAGAGTTTTAGGCGGCAAAACTATACTGTCGCAACCGCACATTGATGCATAGGTAGAATAATATGTATGTGGGTCATAGCAATAAAATGTATGACATAAATTAAATATTTCAGATAATTCTTTATGATTTTTGCCATCTACGCAAATCGAGTCTTGTGGGTGCTGATCGAAAGATTGACCCCACTTTTTCCCTTTTCTCTTCATATAGCAAGTTTTGCTTCTAGACACAGAGTTTGAATCTTTGTAAATGTCCGACATGATATGTTTAACAATAACGCAATTGTCTTCATTGATTATATAACCCCCACCAGAACATTCCTTGCCCCAACCGATGATCAAGTCCTTTTTGTTATGGGTTTCAATATTTCCCCCATTAATTCCAATTGGGTAAAGCATCCACCTCGCAACATTTTTAGCGTTTAAAGGGTTTCCATTAGTAACTTCTGGATAAATAACAACAACATCTTCACTTTCAAGATTTAATTCTTCAGGTTTTATCGGACAATTTAAGTTAAGCGTATTGGGAACCTTGCCGACGCCAGCACTCATATAAGACTTTTCTCCTATGCTATTCAGAAAATGACACAATGAATATAAAACAATTAGACCTCCTGAATCTATAGGTTTGATACCACATTGACCCCAATGTATCACATATATAAATTTTTTCATTTAATAATCTTACATTCTTTAAATACATCAAACTCTGTTAAGTCTCGATATCCATTTTTTTCTTCTAGGTCAATGCTGTGATCTGGGTAGTTTTGAAACAAAGCTAGACCAGTTGCAGCTTCTTGCGGAGTCATATACATATTCCAACCGAGAGTTTTAACATTATCTTCTTTGTAATAAACTTCGCTGCGACCCTCATACCTTGCTCTTTTAAACCAATCTACCGCATCTGCATCGTCTGTTAAAATCATTCCTCCTTTTCCAATCGGAAGTTGTTTTTTAATGTGGAAAGACAAGCACATGAAACTATCTTTGATGTACATATTAGATGTGAGTCTTTTTGCAGAATCGTATATAGGATATGGTTTGAGTTGATAGACTCCGTTCCAGTGGTTTGTAGTTGGCGTTTTATCAAAAACAACTTCCGCACCTGAATGAATAATACTCATAGGAACTGACAAATATGTCCTGCAAGGAATCGTGACTTCCTTCACATTCAAATACTTGCAACACAAAAACAATGCGTTGGTGCAACTATCAACTGATACTGCGTATTTGGAACCTGCGTATTCTGCAATTTCCTCTTCAAACATTCTTACTATTTTAAATGGATTATGTTTCATTTTTATTCTCCAAATTTATAACCGAAATACTCAATGTCCTTTGCGTATTTTTCCGCAACGATTTCTCTTGCTTCGTCATCGTAGTATTCGGTATAGTGTTTTTTGTGTGGGTGTGGATTTTCCATTATTTGTTGATCAATAGTTGCTCCGACCTTGGAAGAAATGAAATCGAGGTCGTTTTTTCGGTTCTCAAAACGACCAATAAAATCCATTTCCTCTGGATCAAAATAATCAAAAAAACTATCTCCGTGTTCATGTTTAGCTGGCTGATAGTAGGTTAAAAAATATTTTAAACTTTTCCCACATAGATATCCTATTTTTCCACCATGACCTCTACTTGAACTATTATACCAAATAGTAACATACTTAGATACTACAATATCCCACGGGTTTCTAACAAAAGTAAATTTAAAATACTCATTAAATTCTCTCTCGTTTAAATAATTTTTGTAATCACGCAAATTCCAATGTTTTATTTCATCTCCAATATAAGAAAAGTTTTTCTCAATACTTGTCCCACCTGTTCGTGGGATATGTATGAATATGAATTTATGATCTTGGTTTATCATTTTATTTTTAATTTAATTGCATCTTCATGTAATATATTTGAAATTAGTCGAGAAAACCTCGACTCACTTTCTACGAAATATTTTGCGTTTGACATATAGCAAAAATCGTCATCAACAGTTTCACTTGACTTTATATTTAATTCAAAACCTAATATATTTGTTTGCTTTTCTATTTCTTCAAGTGTCTCAAAAGAATTTTTCACACTTTGTTCATTGATTGTAAAATCAAAATGCCTACCACGAAAGGTGCACGTGTATCCTCCGTAATGAAGTGCAGTTACGAATGTTATTTTTTTTATTTTTTTATAATCAATATCAATTTTTTGATATAATTCATTACAATATGTTTTTTTCAGTCTTCTTAAAAATTCACCATTATTATAATCAATTCGCAAAGCATCCCCAAGACGAATATGAAATACGAGTTCATCTTTGTGGGGAATATCATATTTATTTTTTAATGTATGCTCTGATACTATTTTTTTTAATGTAACAACATCCTCTTCGTGTTTTTTATTTTTTAAGTAATCGTATAGTATTGTATTTGAAAACTCTTTGTTATTTAATATTTCCTCACGACTATCCATCCACATAGATTTTTGCACTGGAAATGTAGCATTAAATAAATCACTTATACGATAAAATCTATTTTCTTTTAATATTTTTACTTCGTTAAAATTACATTTTTTCATTAAAGGCGCTTCCTATACAAATAGTATTCTAACTTGTAGCCACATGACTCAAATAATTTCTGACTTGATTCGTTTGTTGCCTTGATTTTAGCAAGTGCAGTTGGCCAAATCTCAAAGCAACTATTTACAAGAAACTTGCCAATACCCTTTTTCTGATGGTCGGGGTGGACGCAGACTCTGATGTCATCCTCTATAACACCGAAGTATCCGACTGGTTCATTACCCAACAATGCAATTCTGAAGCATTCGGAGTGTTTGGTCATATAAGCCGTTTGTTGCTCGGGAGTAATTTCCATTTTCTCTATGAAACCATCAAGCACTCTTTCATCTAAGCGTAATGAGCGAACAAATTCCCAATATTGTTCTTCGCATTCTGCCAGTCGCAGTTTATTTCTCATTTTTTAATATGTCTCGGTTTTGTTTTATTGTTTGTTTTGTAATTAAATCTTTTAATCGAGTAGTTGACCACTCATGTGAACGAGTAGTATATATTACACGAGGAGGAAGGTCATCACCCGTAAAACTCTTTCCAATATAATCTTCACCAAGTATACGAATATCTGGTTTCCAAAATTTAATTAAGTCAACAAGCTCTTCTTCTGTTTGGTACATATATACTTCGTCTATATATTTTATAGCCATTAGAGCTTTGTAGCGTTCGTAATATGGTATTACGGGTTTATATTTAGTGAAACGTGTTGCACTCGGATCTTTTTGAAGAAAAACTAAAAAACGATCACAATGCCGCTTAGCTTCTTCAAAAGTATAAATATAGCCTGGGTGCAGTAAGTCAAAGTTACCTGCTGTAAATCCTGTTATTTCTTTGTTCATAATAATTCTTTTAGTCCGTCTTTAAATTTTACACTAGGAAACCAATTTAACTCCTCTTGAATTTTGCTATTGTCAATTGCATAACGCCAATCGTGGCCTAAGCGATCTTTTACATATTCTATTTGATCTTCATCTTTGTCTAGTAGCTTTAGAATAGTTTTAACGATGTTAATGTTGCGAACTTCATTTTTGCCGCCGATATTGTAAACTTCGCCAATTTTACCACCGTGTAGAACTGCATCGATACCAGAGCAATGATCAGCTACATGTATCCAATCCCGAATGTTTCTGCCATCACCATATACAGGTAATTTCTCACCAGCCTTGACCTTTTTAATCATTAGAGGGATCAGTTTCTCTTCATGTTGATTTGGTCCATAATTGTTTGAACAGCGAGTAATTAAAATAGGATAATCGAAAGTCTCATAAAAACTTCGACAAAGTAAATCTGCGCTAGCCTTGCTCGCAGAATAAGGGCTATTTGCTTGTATTGAAGTATTTTCAGTAAAAGCATCATCTTCTTCGCTTAAAGCCCCATAAACCTCGTCTGTGGACACTTGAAGATACCTCTCGATGGTTGAGCAATCTCGAAGCAAACTTAACAGGGAATGCGTCCCATTTATGTTAGTCTGAACAAAAGGAGTCGAGTCATTTATGCTATTATCTACATGACTTTCTGCGGCAAAATTAACAATATAATTTATATCATTCTTTTGTATTAAATTGCGAATACGATCTGTGTCATTAATATCACAAATGGATAAACTGTATCGACCCGAATTGTTAATCTCGTCGCTGATGTTATCGTAGCTTGCTGCATATGTTTTTAGGTCAACATTAAATATGTTGTAGTTGTATTTATTGAATATGTGTTTTATGAAATTGCTTCCAATAAAACCAAGTCCGCCTGTTATTAATATATTTTTCATTTTAGTAATCAAAATGCCAATGATTGTTAATTTTTTTATTAGGATTATTATCTGGTTGTTTATGAAGATCACGTTTCCAGATTGCATTCATGGTCCAACCTACTTTTCTACTCAAATCACCCCCTCTAAAAATTTTAGTTTTATATTCAACTAATTCATCTAGGCTTTCGAGCGAGAGATTTGCAATTTTTGTAACTATGTCTGTAATGCAACCTGGACCTGCCAATTGCATCTGACTGCTACACTTTTCAACAAGCCCTCTTTGAATTGCAACATCGAGTATTTGCTTTATAACAAAATGCCCTTTTTTTGCGTAAATAAAACTACTACGAATTTCCGCAGGAGAACGAACAAAGGCACAATCATAACGAGCAAGTTCAGAATCTATGTTAATTTCAAGTTTTGAACTTAAATCAAGGTAAAGACCGCCGAACTTATAAATCATCCCAAGACGAAATATATCTGTGCGTGAAACCAACACACAAATTAAACGAATTCGTTCTTTCTCGCTTGCGTCGGCGATCCTACGTGCCTTACTGCCTCCATTATTAAGATTTGGGATTTCGGAATATAGTTTGTATATATTATTTTCAAATTCATCGTTTGATTTTTGAAAATTATCAATCATTATTTGATCCAAATGATCTTGGCTTTCAATACACAAATAATTCCAGGATGGATTTAAATCTAAAAATCTTTTTCTTGATTTTTTTAATTCCTCAATATCATCATTTAAATTTATACAAATTTGAAAAATTGTTTTATTTTCTTTTATTTCACTCATTTAATTACTTATCCATGTGTTATCCAGTATTCCGCTAAATAAAAAGGGGAAGACAGGAATCTCAAATAGTCTTTATGTCCTTGGTGTTGATTAATTTTGTTTAGTATCTTATTTACAAGAAAACCATCACCACAGAATACATCGAATGGTACTAGTTTTTTTATATGCTTAGATGTGGCCCACCAGTAGTTTCCAGAATAATGCGGTATACTATTTGCTTGGTAATTTTTATGATAATTAGGTCCAATGTGGGGATTATCCGTGAGATTATTTAAACACTCCCTCCAGTCGTTAATTGTACCATCTACTAAGTTATTACGCCACTCTTCACGTGATTTCCAATTACAAAATTCACCCTCATTAGTTGCGCCTTTAGAGTGTATATACAAAATATTGGTGTTCATGGTAGAATTGATTGTGTTAGTGTGCAACAATTCTAATGTATCCCCCTCCATGCCATTTCTGCCAATGGATAATTTCGGGTTTTTAGATATTTGGTCATGTGTGTATGAATCTTGAATTTTTTTAAGCTTATCACTTCTATGCGATGTAAATACTATTTTTTTGTTGACTTTGTATTTTATTTCCAGATCATGTAAGTGTTGACCGCAATCAACACCAATTACATTAACAAACAGTGCGTTAATATGGTGGTATAATTCAGATTCAACTATTTTGTTGAAAATGTTATCGAATATTTTAGCCGAACGTTCTGTGCAAAAATAGTGATAATATATTATATTATTATATTCTTTTGTATCAGTCATTGTCTTTATTGTTCTTGTTGATGATGCTTTTAATGGAACTTCCTCCTGCCTTTGGAACATGTATGAATAATGGTTTTTTCATCTTAAATCCCAAGAAATTGTTTAACTAAGTCGATTCTCAATTGACTAGCATTAAGGTTTTTATATTGAGCATATTTTTCTTGTAAAGTTCCGATACTGTGATGTGACACATGAACCACTTTACAGTTTTCGTTTTCAATGTATCCAATGTTTGGACCTGCAAGTATTTTGTTTTCCACAGGATCTATATATCCACCAATTTCATGCCTATTTCTCGTCATTAAAATGTCGTGTTGCTTTCTTAGATCTTCAGCAGAATCATTTTGTTGTGGCATGAAGTTATATTGAAAAAATTCTTGATCATGATAATGATCTGTTTGTTGTTTTAAAATATCAATTCTTTGATTGCTAGCTTCCACGAATGCTTTGCATAAATTTTCAAATTGTTTTGGTGTTCCACTTGCTAAAAAAGGGCAACCACCATCCATTAAATGAAGTTTATCGTTTGGCTCTGTGATCGGAAAATTAACATTGATTGCATCATAATCACTCACATAAAATTTTTCATCTGCTTGCGTTGCATATGCCAACCAACGAAACCAACAACTCATTCCGTAATCAGAAATTTCTTTGTTTGTAATTTCTTTGAAAATTCTACGCATTTCTGTGTTTAGTGTATCGAAATACGAATGTCTTTTTGCGTCTTGTAAATTTAGCACGATTGGTTCGTAACCTTGTCGTGACCAACTAATTTTCCATAAGTCAATTAGTTCGGATTGGTTATTGTGATTTATATTCTGATAGTAGGTGTATATTTTCATTTTAGATTTACTACATGTGCGTTTTCACCTCGTTTACAAAATCAAAGTTGTTTGGCATTTTTACATTTGCGTGAGATTTGATATTTTTATAGTGATGTAAATCGTGCAAAACATTTGCATTTGGATCAAATCCACCAACGATATATTGTGTGGAATCATTGATGACAGAATTTAAGTTTTTATACGAATTCCATACGTCTGGATATTTATTTTTGATTGGCTTAAATATGTCTATGCAATGATTATAAACATATTCAAGATCAGTTTGTGGCATCTGGGCAATTGCGGTAGTACCTTTTAATATACTTGCGAATAAAATACTTGCATATCCTCCCATACTACTTCCTATATAAATTGTAGTTTTATATTTTGATGTCGCTGATTCTAGAAAGTTTATTGTCTCTGCAAGCGAGTTTCCTATTTTGGGCAAAGCATCAAGATAAAAATTCTTTTCAACGTCTCGAATATACAAGATATCAAAATTGTTATTTTCACATTTTTGATTTACTAAACTAGTTTTACTCGCAAAGCCTCCGTGGACAATATGCCCAAAACTTACAATTAAAGTTTCAGCAGAGTCACCAATTTTGCAAAAAGATGAATTTGTTGATTCTATTTCTTTTATGTAATTAAGAAGGTCTTTTGAAGTATTAGCGTTAATATTCATATCCTTTTAATTTTATTACACTTTTTTCTTTTTCTGCGACTAAATCAATGGTCAGCTGGGTATAAGCATCTGTATATCTAGTTTTTGATGCACTTTTATTTCCGTGAAATAATGGCGAATATTTTACATTCACTTTGTTGCAGAGCGATTCAAATTCTTGGTTGATGTTTTCAAATTTTGCTATATGGGAGACCATAATTTCGCCATTTTTATTCGTATAATAATCACTTTGGCATACATTATTTATGATAATATTTCGAAATACAGTTTCATCTGTTTTATTTGCAAATAATTGTTCGCACATTTTTCCTTGGTTAATTTCAGGAGCATTCCATGTGATGCTTGAGTCTTTGTTTTTATATTTCTCGGCATATTCTTTAAAATATTTAAAGAAACTATAATAACGATCCCAAGGATTTCGAACAATGGTAAATGAAAAATAGTCTGCAAAGTCTTTCATTAAGTTGTATAGAGAATTAGAGCATTGTTGAGCAGTTCCGTGTTGATAATACTCTGAGTCTGGCTGTGGTAGGCCAATTATATCAATTACATTTTGGGGTACAAAAGTTTCTCGCAAGGATCTTGAGCCAGTTTTTGGAATATCAATTGTTATGAATTTATGCGAGTGTGATATTAGCATGATAGTAATTTGTTGTATAAATCAATGTCGTATTTCATTCTTTGTTGTAATATTTTACGTGATTCTTCGTCGATGATTGTGGGATTTTCTGATTTTGAGTTGCGAATTGTACTCCAACCCTTGGCTTGCATGTCCTGTTGCGTTAGTTTTAAATTTAAAGATTCTTTAAATATATTTCTTACAAAGGAATCTGTATCTTTGATGTCGCATGATTTAAACTTTTTTAAAATATTGAGGGCTGTATTATAGTTTTCTAGAGTAATTCCCTTGGAGTTATCTACATTTGCAAATTGACGAATTAACCAGCTATCTTCTGTGTATTGACTTTTTGCATATTCTGCAAATTTATTAGGAATAATTCCATAAGTTGGTTCGTGTTTTGCTTTGTCTGAATTGATGTAGTCAAAGAAAGATATTACTCTCTTGATGGGTTCTCGCAATATCATAAAGTCAATTAAATTATATTTTTCAAAAGACTTTTTAATTTGATCGTGGTATATGAATCCATCCGACTCAATAACTATTGAAAAAATATTCAAACAACTAAATGTCTCTGCAGAGCAATCGCTTAAATTGATTGTATAATGTGTTTTGTCTTCTGATCCGCGTTTGAAAATTGGGGCTTGGTTGCATATATCATTAGGGTCTCCCGCAATTAGACGAGCAATTTCTAGATTATTAAGATGTATTACAATATTTCTTGCACTAGGCCCTGATACTCGAGACTGCCAGGTTGTGCGATCCCGCCTTAATAATCTAAAAAATAATATCATTAAACTAATTGTATATGTTCCAGCATTTTTAGGTACATGATAAAAGCAGGGGATATTTCTATGTTGTTGAGGGTCAATCATACTAATCTATACACTAAATGGGTTGAATAAGTACTCATCGGCTGGCATTGGCATAACCATTTCCAGAGTTTCTTGAAGTCTAAGACTTGCGTGTCTAAATTTTTTCTTAGACTCAAAACTTTCTTGACTCTCGACCCCATTGAAATAAATAAACTGCAAATTTAAAGTTTTTTGCTGGGTTAAATTTTGATGATTTGTTATTACTGCTAAGCCTTTGTTGGCTTTGTGCGACAACAAATAAAAGAAATCTAAAAAATAATCTTGATCTTCAAATGTGTAATCTGAGGTATCTATAAAGGCAAAATTTTTATTAAGGCCTTTATGCGAATTTAACTTATTATTAAGTTTATCTACTCCTTCATCTATTAAGATTTGATCTTTTTTTAGGTAGATTGTTATATTTTTGATATCATCTTGAATCCAGCTATTTCTTGTTATCATGAATCTGTTTAGATATGAGTAAAATTAATTGGTCATCTTTAACTTTAAAACCTAATGTACTCGAAAGAAAATTTAACTCTTTTTCTGTTAAATTAAAATCTGAAATCCTGCTTTCGTCTGTTAGCATGCTTAGGCCCCAACCTTCTTCTATGAGATCTAAAGATTTTAGTATGATTTTGGTTTCTTGAGGGTATTTTTCAATCTCCTTTGACTCGCAAAACTCAATATTTTGCGGAACTTCTGCCCTGAGGGCTTTTAACTCTTCGAAATAAGGATGCTGAAAATTTGATATAGCCATATTACAATAACCAGTCTGCAGTAATAATGAATATCATTAAGATTATAAATACAATCATCATTTCCATTTTTATACTAAAGCCTTCCCGAAGCACCTCTCTAGTCCTTCATTAAAATGAACTTTTGGCTTCCAACCACAATCAATCAGGGACTGATTATTTGCAAGGGTATTTCTCGCATCTCCTTTTCTTGGAGAGGCAAAGTCCCATTCTACTTTTTGATGCCTGTCGATAAAATCTTTTATATAATTTAAGGAAAATGAAAAACCGTAGCCAACGTTATAGTAGTCATCATCCATTTCGCTGTTATTCATCGCTAGTATATTTGCTGATACGATATCCTCAACATGAACAAAATCTCTAGTTTGCTCCCCATCTCCATCTAATCGCAAAGGTTTATTTTGACGAATCATTTCCATCCATGCAGAAATTGCTGTGGTATATGCGCCCCCGTAAGGCTGATCTTCTGAGTAAGCGTTAAAATAACGGAGGCAAACACAATGTACCCCATACAGTTCTTTGTATAATTTACATTCCATTTCCGACATGAGTTTATGCAAGCCATAAGGAGATTTTGGGGCTCCATCTCCATCTCCCATAATTGCAGACGAAGACGAGAATATAAATTTTTTAACTCCGTGGTTTTTACTCCATTCTAAAAGTTTAGATGTAACCAGTACATTTTGTTGTAATGTATAACTTGGATTGAGGACGGAATATTCTACCCTTGGGTATGCGCAGAAATGAAATACGGTATCAAATTGCTCGTCTGGCAAGCAGTATAGGGCATCATCTCCATCTTTTAAGTCTATTCCGTAGACATCGTGAGAAGAATCTTTTTTTATTTCAGAATATAGGTGTGAACCTATGTAACCTTTGTGACCTGTTACTAATATTTTACTCATTGCCTGTAATTATATACCATATTTGCAAGAATATCAAGATAAAAAGCGTTCCAACGCCCAAGAATAATTCTTTAATTTGTTTAAGTTTGTTTTTCATCTTCTGCTTGTTGTATTCTTTTTCTTAACTCTGTACTGGAGAAATTGTGAGAGCGTTTATTGTAATAAATCTCTATGCCTTTTGTCAAGCAAATATCTTTGCCCGAAAATTCAACACCTTTATAGTCTGCACCAATAATTCTTACGTTAATAGGGTAAGTCAATAAAATATCATGCAAATCTTTTTCAAGATTATATGGAATCACTTCATCAACATATTGCACCGAAGATAATTGAATATAACGCTCAACAACACTTTGTATAGGTTTATTTTTATTTGGTCGCTCAACTTGTGGATCAACATGAAGTCCACATATTAAATAATTACAAACAGATTTTGCTTCAGCTAACATAGCAATATGTCCTGTGTGAAGTAAATCAAATGTGCTAAATGTAATTCCTGTTTTTATTTTATTCATTTATTTATAAATACTTTCTTTTCCTGTTCTTTTAAATGCTTTTAAAGCATACAATATAAATTCTGATTCAGCAGTTGATTTATTTACCTTTGAATCTTGACCATATATATTATATAGTAATTCTTTAAACTTGTGTGGTATAATGAGATTTAGACCCGCACATTTGCGAAGAATAAGCATAGCATGACAATAAACTTCGTGACTTATATGACCCATTTTTTTATGACCTAAAATGAATTTAATGTAATTCTCGGCAAACGCATCACGATGAGCAGTTGGCGCTGAATCGATTGCCTTATTTATATTCTGTTTATGAGCTTCTGCACTTTTTTTTTTGGGTTTTTTGAGATAATTTAATTTACCACCCTTTACGTCAAAATATAATTGGTCGGTATTTATTGTGCTACTAGGAATATCTTCGTATAATTCGAATCCTACGAAAACTTTTGATTTATTCGCGTCCAAAATATAGTACTTTTTGCAAGGTTGATTCTTGAACGCGCTTAATGAGTTTAAGTTGTACTCGTAATATCTGCCATTAGGTAAAGATTCATATTTTTGACGAGTCATGTCTCTCATGAAGAATTGTAGTGGATTTTTACCGTCTCTTTGTAGACCTTTTTTATGTAATTGAGGGCTATGTCCGCAAAAATAAAAAGAGTAGTAGTGGCGATCTACGTCAAATTTTACTGTTTTTGATTTGTATAATTTTAATTTTTGGGCCGTTTCCATAATTTTTGACGGATGTCTAATTTACTGCTGATTAGCATTATTTTACTGTATGGTTTATAAAGAAAAGAGCAGCAATTAAAATATAGTAATTTACTAATTAAGTTTCCAATGATGTAAGCAATGAAACTTAAGATTGATTTCATGATTGTTTTTTCGGCGGTTTAGGCGCAATCATCCAATGACTAATCTCTCCCGTAATCATGCCAGCACAACCACCAAAAATATGATTGTTTTCTTCTTTTAGCTCTTTGTCCTTGCCAAAATAAAAACCTGTTCCCTGCCAATTATCTCCTTGTACATATAGAAATAAAAAATCATCCATGCTTGGCACTTTATTTAAGATGCAGTTCCACTTAGACAGTTTATCATATTCTTTGGCCATGTTTTCTTGACAATCTGCGTACCCTTTATCGTAACCTTTTTCAAAAAAAATATTTTCTGCTATACTTTCGATCATTATTGGTTATTATATGTAAATGATTTACAAAAGTCAACATAAAAATGCTTTGTGTTTGTTGAGTTTGAATCTCGATTTTAATCAATTGAGATTTATTTGTTCTATGCGTAATAATTATGATTTGTATGTGTTAGTGCAGGACAAAAACCTTATTTCGAAAGTTAATTCTAAACTTGTTCGAATGATGTCAATAATAAGTCCTTGCGAAAAAAAATGTGAATCCTTGGGCTACAATGGTTCGACATATGGCAAATCAGGCATTATAGATTTTTCTACAAGAGATAGATGTTTATATTTTTTTTCTGAAGAGATGACCGAGTATGAAAATGTCTGGATGGTGGAAGAGGATGTTTTTATACCTAGCTCAGAGACTTTATTAAAAATAGATGCTAAATACCCATCCGAAGACCTTCTGTGTCCTAAAATAAAACCCTTAGAACCTGGTTGGCATTGGTATAAAAACGCTTTAGAGGAGCTTCCTGATCAAGAGGTATATACTAGCATGTCGTGCGCTATAAGATGCTCGAAGGATTTCTTTAAAGCGTTGAAGATCTCTGCAAATAATAAAAAATATTTAGAGATGGATGAAATTTTATTTGCTAATATTGCTCTGAAAAATAATTTGCGCGCCAAATATATTGAAGAATTGAAATATATTATGTTTTTTAACCACCAGCTTCCAAAGAATTGTTTTGATGGAGCTTTTATTGACAAAAATAATTTATATCACCCATTAAAAAACCTTAATCAACAATATAATTTGCGATCTTTAATTAATTAATATGAATGCTTACGTTAGGGATATCCTTGGGAGGGTTAGATGAAAATGCAAACTTATCTTGAAAAACAAGCCCGTAGTGATCTTTGTTCTGATACGAAACATTTCCAGATTCTTCATTCATTACGACCAAAGGTTTCTCGGAAGCAAAGAGCGTAGATAGTATTTCATCAAAATTAACACTTTCGTCAAAATCTTTTGCTTTTTCTAAAACAAGCTTTGCTCCTTCTCTTGAGATTGCAAAAGCGTGACTGCATCCTACTTTATTAGTTTGGAATCTATAAGCTGATATGTCCAATATTTTTTCTTTTGTTTTTGTGGGAGGAGTTTCTGAACAAGCTCCTAGGTAAAAGAAATTTTTAGAAGCTTTCTCGAAATGTTTTAGTTTTTTTGGGCCAATATATTCCCAAAATTGAATGTCATCTTCAAATACGTATGACCACTTATTTCTTTTAGAGGTAATAAGTTTCATGATATTTAACATGCTCAATCTATTTGAGAAACTTTTTTCTTCGTGAGGTATGACCTCACAATGAAATACTTTAAATGAAAGCCTATCTAGAATTTGTTTTGCGTTTACTGCTCTTTCTGCAGAATCATCTAATGAGAGAATATAAGCGTTACTCATGTGTTTAACCTCGATATAATCGACTTTACTCCTGCTTCATTTTTTGTATGAAGTTGTTCTCCATTAACGAAGGTTATTTTCCACCAACGCTCTTTCTTGAATGCGTCCTGACGTTCTTTTATATAAACAACGTTTTTTGAGTTGATATAATAATTTTCATTATTTGCGTCTTCTATGAGTATCATTGTATTTCTTTAACTTCTTCTATCTTGATGTTGATGTGATGTTTGTCTTTAGCTTTTGAAATCTTTAATGTAATAGATTCGTGGCCCGCTAAAAATAAAGACCTGCTTATTATGTCCGACGCTTCATCTAAATGGCAACCTCCAAAATTTATTCCTTTTTTGATTTGGTATGTTTTTTCGTAAAACAAATTAAGTAGATCTTCTGCCATTTCTGTAGGTATGTCTCTATTTTTCATTACGCTTGAGAGATTAATTTAATGTTTTCGTAGGACTCTTCGTAAAATTTGCTGATTTTTTCATCTAAAGCCTCTCGAACGTTGGTCGACTCTGTAAAGAAAATAATTTCTCTAATGAGTAATTCTGACAAGAAGAGCGTCATTAACGTAGGAGTTGTTTCTTTCATGAATGATTTATATTTTGGATTCGAGCTGTTGATTAACACCTTGAACTTGAAAAAAGGATCTAGCTTTGACATTATGTACTCTTGCCCTTCGCTAAAATCTACAATTTCAAAAGGTATTGTTTTTTTGATTTTTGCTAATTGCAGAACTGTATCTTGCCAGGCAACCGAATCGTTTGAAAATGGATTATATTCTTTCGGTGGCCCCGATTCGTCATCAGAGAATAAAGATTTTTGAGTTTTTAGCGCTGATTCTACTGGAGCTGAACCCAATTCAGCTAACTTGTCTATTGTAACGTAGTCATATGTTTCATATTCAATTCCTAAGTCTGATATTAACTCCGCCAAATCTTCTATATTAAGAGATTCCATGACCATAGCGCTTGCATGTAGAACCAATTGCTCTACTACAGAGGACGATGTTGATTCGTTGGATAAATCAAACGCAATAATCCAAGTAACTATAGAATTTCCTAACAATTTATAAAAAGGTTCAGTAAGCGCATGGTCTGTTCTTAAGCCATGATGGGAAATATCCTTTGCGTTATTTCCTGTGCTGTCAATATCTTTAGATATATTTTTGCAGGAAATGAATCCAATTATTGAATGAAAGTATCTATTTATAATGCTATAATCAAAGTTTTTGTGACCTAATGTTTTTGCTATCTTAATACATTCTTCTCGACAAGGTAGATCAGAAAAGATCAAAGAACAAACCTTGACTCCTGAGATAATATCTATCGTTTTTTGGTGAAAATTATTTAACTCCATAGGATCTTTTATGTAAGCAAGATTAAATTTGACTTCTGACAGCATTGTCTCTGTTTGAGAGTTAATATTTAATAGATTATAGTTAAACACCTCTTGGAATTTTATCTCTATTCCTGGGAGTTTATAATCGAAATTTATTTTTTCTTTTTGAAATGATAAATCAAAGGATACTCCCTCTTCTTTTAATTCTTTAACTAAAACGCCGAAAAAAGTCTGTAGCTCTAGCTTTATTGCTTGCAAATCCCAACCTTCTTCAACTTCTTTTGTTAGGCTTTTTATTATGATTTTTACTCCTGAATTATGTTTTATTGAGCATGATTCTGGAGGAATTTCTTCAATAGTTGGAGAGTATTCGTCTAAAAAGTTGGTTTCTGTCGGTTGGTAATTTAATAAGTAGCACTTGCCTGATAGGTCTTTGGATTCTATCTGCCAATGAGTATTTTGTGGGTCCGAAAGGCGGTCATTTGCAACTTTCCCCCCTATTCCCATTTGTCCCAAATTCAAATTCGTTCCACCTGTTTGTTCGTAAGAATTTCCGTAAGTAAAATATTTCTCAAAAGAATTTAATTCTCCTGGTTCTGCATCGATCGATAAACCAATACCATTATCTACTATTACTGCTTCGCTTTCGTTGAGTAAAATTTCGCATTCACTCGCTTCGTTCTGTACGGAATTTTTTACTAATTCGGTAAATGCCTGAGGAATGTTTACAGTAGACTTTAGTACTGTTTTAATATTTGTACCTGTTCTAACTTTTATATTCATTTGCAGCCACTGGGAGGACATAACCTCTTTTTTGTTTTAAAGTCTATAATTATTCTTTGTCCAGTAATTTCGTCTGGCCTCATCTCTATAGGGGAGTTATAGTTTCTTTTTTGTAAATTTAAATGGTTTATAATGACCCAATGATCTTTTTTGAATTTGGCGTTCGGGTTTGTCCAATGGTCTTCAAACAAAGCCCCTAGATAACCTTCTTTAAAGCTTGTTGGTCTCGCTTGGTAAACTTTTTTTGGATTGCGTCTAGAACCCCTATAGCTTCCGAAGTATGACTGAGCTTTATGTTTCTTTGCTGCCCATTTTTTATGTTCTTTTGTTACGTAAATTCTATCTTCTATAGAAAATGTTGTAAGTTTTTCTTCAAACATTGAGTCATCTCTGTTTTGCAATAAAAGGAATAATGAGTCTGGGCAGTATTTTATGTATTTCGCTTCTGTCCTTGTTTCGTAGTCGGAAGAGTAGAATACTCTAAATTCTTGCGAATATAAAGGGGTTAGCAAAAATAAAAATAAAAATAAGTTTTTCATTAAAAAGAATTATATGGTTTGACATCTCCGTTTTCCGAGATTTTTTTATCTTCATATGGCGATATTAACCTTCGATAGAGCTCCATTTTTGCGCATTCCATTGCTCCTACAATATCATTAGCTGTTTGATAATTAAAATCATTCTGGTCGATAAAATTTGCAATCAACTGATTAAGTGCATAATTAAACTGCCCTGCTGTGGAAATTAGGTTATGGGAATCTACTTGGTTTTTTTCTAATTGTGGTATATATGGCATAGGTTTATGTTACTATTTAAGTATTGTTAAGTCAAGCTTTTATTAAATAAAATTAATTTCTGCGTTTTCTTGTCTAAGTTTTCGAAGGAAAATATATTTATCTTTAATGTCTTTATTAATTACACACAACCTAAAGTCTTCCGCTTGAGTATTAACGTTATTTCTTCTGTTGCTGTATATGTAGGAGTCCATTCCTCTATAGGAAATATCTAATAAATTAAATATGTTTACCCAAAAATATTCATCCATCGGCGATAGCCTTTGCAATTTATTGAAATAATTGTTTTCTAACGTTTTTTGAAAAAATGTATTGAAGTCCCTCTTGTTTATGCAGAAAAACATTTGTTGCTTTTCGAAATTTTGGAAGTCAATATCTAAACCATTGACCCTAAATATCTCACAGTTCCACTTGTTCTGGTTTATTCCTGAAAATACTTTGCTTTGATCGTATTGGTAGTCTTCATTGTTCCCTCCTAGTGCCTCCTTGCTTTGTAAGCAAAATGTAGTCTCTTGATTTAAGGAAATAAAGCCTTTTGACCTTCTTAGCGGCAAAGTATCTCCGCTAAGAAAATAAACAATGTCTGATTCCTGCGAGAATAAATGAGAAAATAATAATATCTGAGCCTCTATCAAGGAGGGTGTTGCCCACCTCGTTTGTACAGTGTTTATAAAATCAAGATCTGGCAAAATGGTTGACTCAAAGCGCTTCTTCGAATGTATCGCTGAGATAACTTCGTGCCCATCCGCAGAGAGTTCTTCAAAAAGTTTTTTATAAACTTGTTGGTTATGAATATTCCGATAAGTCAGGAACGCGAAGCCTATCTTCATGATTTAAATTTCTGATTTTGTATAGTCTTCTGTGAACCATATAGGCATAGTGTATCTCGCTATAGGTTCTTTGCCTTGGCTAATTTCTCTAACTCCGTGCATATGATTCCAGTCGGCCATAAACAAAGATAATTTACCTACTTCTGGCCTAACCTGGATACTGTATTTAGGAAAATAGGTTTCTCCACCTGCATAGTCATCGTTTAAATAAAGAACTCCTCCTCCAAACCTCCAGTCGTGACTACTCCCCCTTGAGTCTCTAGGTGTTCCATCCATTTCGCAAGAATCTGCGTGAACCGCCATGTCTTCGCCATTTTTCCAAACTACTAAATCTGTATACTCTGGATAAAGCTCTTTTTCGAAAAATTTTCTGGCATGCATGGTTGCGTTGAAACGATAACTAGACATTATCTTTACAATATCTTCATCTTCATGATTATGAGGCAGGCTTCTGCATTGAAGCCACGGAAAAGTTTTTCCAACAAACTTCGAAGCTCCATTAAAGTTTTGGAATTCTTGTTTACCGAAGAAATCAATTATTTTTTCACAATCTTGTTTTGATATAAAGTTTTTAATTGTTGTAATCCTCATAGAACCTTCTTCAGCTTTCCATGATTGGACTGTTCTGGCAAACTCATCGCTTAATAGATTTTTGCTTTTAAGGTCTGCGATTTTTTCTTGTGTTTCTTGGTTCATGGTAATTATTATATTATAAATTTATTTTTTTTGCAAGAAAAAAGTGTAAGTTCTTTTAGATATGCTTAAAAAAGAAATTCGAAAGATTGTTTTCGGGTTGATTCATGAAGATTTGATTCAAAAATATGAAAACCCTTGTGAAGTTGACTGCAACCAAATAAAGTTTGCAGCAATAAAAATATACAAAAAGTTGAGTGAGCTTGATATTTTAGAAATGTATAAATATAATATTAAGAAGTCTATTCTTGATTACTTATACCAAAATTTAGATAAATCTATGTTTATGTATTGGGTAAACGGTACTCCAAAAAAAAGAGAGATGAGGTTGAAGGAATATGTTTCTCATTACTACAACCAAATGTCTCCATTAGAAATGTGCGCTATATGCGAAAAGTTGAATATAGTTTTTGTTGACCATTAAGTGGTCGAGTTGATGTAAATTTCATTAGTAAATAAGCCTGATATTTTCTGATTAAAGACTAAAGATTCTAGGTCGTCGTGGGCATATTTAATTAATAATTCTGCGGTTTCTTCGTACTCTTCCGAATTTAACTCACCTATTAATTGTTTTTGTTCTGTTCTGAGCTTATTAATTTCGTCGAGTTTTTCGTTAATCTGCTCTGCTAGGTTCATCTTTTTATATAGACTTTAAGTCTCGAATCATTTGGTCTAAATTTAGAGCAGAGTCTTCAATTGCCAGCCTTAATGTGGCAGTTAAGTTTAATAACTCTTTTAGCGTAGAGACTGAAACTTCTCGCTCAATAGGTTGCAGTTTTAGGTCTATACTCAGAATATCTCTCACTGTATGTATTTGCTTTTCATAAAAAGAAATAAGGTTTTTGTGGTTGATTAAAGATTCTTCGCAAAAATCAATAAATTTTTCTTCTGTTATCACATCTGCTTCTACCAGCGCGGCTTTCTTGTCTACTTGAGATACGAAAAAAGCAACTTGATCTTCAAGCACTGAGATATTATTCATGGTGAAGTCAAATGTATCCCAGATTGTTTGAATTTGATTTTTATCCATTTTGGAAATTTGTCTGCTGTTTTAAGTATTCTTTATGATTAAATACACGATCAATCTCTTGAATGACTAAATTAGGACTGATGGTCTCTATATTATTCCAATCTTGCATTGATTCTATTTTTTGAAAAGGGTTCCAGTTCCAATCTGATCGAGACATTTTGTGCGTGTTAAAATATCCAGAAGTAGAGGTTTCTTTGTAAATTCTAGAACAATTAGTTTGAAACTCGCACCAAGGTTTAGAAAATGATGATATTAATACTACAGAAGTATTTAAAGCCCAAGCTAACCACGACAAACCTGATCCTAGCCCAATATGAAATTCTGCCCCGCTAATAATTGACATTACTTCGCTCAAGGGTTTTTCGTGAAAATGATAATCACATTCAGGAGAAGAGTTCATGAATCCAGGAACACCAAAAGTTTTATGTTTATCTACCACTGCCACTTTATAACCTTTGCTGTGTAAGTATTTTATTACTTCTTTCCATCCTCCAGCATGATTCCAGTATTTCGCTTGTAGCGTTGACTGCGTTGAAATTGTTACATATTTTTCTTTGATCGAGCTTTTAGGAGTTTTTTTTAATTTGGGCGCAGTTTCTGAAAATTGTAAACCCAAGATATCCGCCGCAGTTTTCTGAAGGGGTTGATGCTTGAAATCACTTAAATGGTACTCTTTGTCGTGTTCGTTGCCTTTGTAATGCCAGCCAATGGAGTATGATGCATACAAGTTATCTATGTGGCTTTTGGGGGGCAAAAAATTAATATTAGAATATATTGATTCAAATAAATGATTGTGGTAAGTAGAACATATTAGTTCGCAATTATGTTTTTGTCTGAATTGTTCTATATAAGGAAGCCAAGCTATTGTATCTCCCATGGCTTTACTCGAAATAGATATATGGACTTTTTTATTTGTTAAGTCTAATATATCTTCAACGATCTTTTCTTTAGATTGCCATATCTCCAACCTCCATTTTGTATAATACTTGATATTAGCTTTAGACCACATTCCATTTTGTATGACTGATTGATAGATTAATTTATTAGTAGCATGATTAAAGAATTTGACTTCATAAGAGGCCTCGTGTTTATTTTCGATAGAAATTTTTGCGCCATCACAATAAGAAATAGTGATTTTATTCATTTTAAAAATTTATATAATACCTCGAATTCTCTAAGGCCTAAATATTTAGAGAAATATAGGCAGAACTCTGCTGTCCTTGATTGAGTCCACTTCTCCGAAGAAATAATATCTCCAACTTCAGAAAAAAAACCATCTTGCCAGAGGTCTGTAAGAACTATAAAATCAGTTTTCATAATTGTATTCTATAATTACGCTCTTCCATTTTTCTGCATATCTATCAAAGTATTCTATTGAAAGCGTTTGTAAATCTAAGTGTTTTTTGTCTGCCATGTAATCATGAAAAGATTTTGCTTCTTCTGCACTCTCAGCCATATAGTAGTGAAAGCTTGTTTTTACCGCATGGTCATGCCTATATCGAATTCTGTATTCTTCTAAAGCCATGGCTGTTGGGTAAACTTTTTATTCGTTTTTAGCGAGTGAATGTAATCGATAGCATACTTAATTGCTAGAATTTGATTTCTAATTAAAAGTTGCTTTCCTTCGTCTGAACTTTCTATTTCTGAGAACTTGTTCAATACTTCGCCTAACGCTCCTTGGCAAAATTTTATACCTTCTTGTTTGCCTTTGTCGAATTTAAGATTCAATTCCTCCTCGTTAAGTTCTGCGCTAAAATTAGAAGATATAAGGTCTTCTTCAGCTTCTGAGTAACCTGCATTGAAGCCTTCTAAGTATTCTTCTGAAAAATTATCATCATCTTCCATTTATTCATTATATATTAGATAATAACTTAAATCAAGAAAAACTTGTAATATGTGCGCCCTTGTGTGGATATTCAATATTATTAATATCAGATTCTTTTTCAGGGAGCAGTATAGTAATATTGCTTTTTAGCTCATTTATATTATCTATATTTAATAACAAATAGTCCGCGCATAATTCTTTTAGTAGTTCGTAGTGTTTGTTATAGTAATCTCCTAATAATTGGTTCAGCTCTGTCTCGCAAAATTCGCTATACTTGTCAAATATACCATTGTATTCATATTTGTGAAATTCTACAGATCCAGCACCATTTATCCAATTGGGGGAATTGAGTTTTTTTATACTATTTAGCCAGGATTCTTTATTTCGAATTGTTGCAACAAATTTTACGTTAGGATCGTTTTCATATTTTTTTATCAACACGTTCATTAACGCATTAGAATACCAAGGTAAGTCAGAAAATACTTCATTTCTGTATATTAATTTATTTAAAATATTTCTAGGGTCATTTTGATTTTTAACAAAATTGAAATAATTTGATGGAAAAATATCGTTTATGACACCGTTGCCCGAATGTAAGGATTTAAAGCCTAGTTTTTTCATAAAAAAATGAAAACTCGTTGTCCCCGTCCTCGGTAGACCAAAATTGAATATTTTTAGTTTCATTCTTTACGCTTGCTATATAAGATCATATAATCAAATCTTTAAAAGTTTTTTTATGTAATTGGTTTTTTTTAAAGAAGTGATCGTAATTATAATCTAATATTTCTTTTACTCGTTCTTTCAGCTCTGACCAAGATGATTTTGCCATTGTGCAAAGTCTTTCTACTTCTCTAGTTATTGCGTCTATTCTATTATCTAAATCTATAATGCCGTCATACTCTTCGTTAATATATGGGCTGAATGTTTTAAACCCGTCGTGCTTTAGGGTCTTAAGAGTATTAAAATTACCTGCTATAATAAATGGGTGTTTCTGTAAAATGGCCTTGACGGTTTTTTCTGTATAACGATTAGTAAATGATTGCATTTCCGATTCTTGAACTAAAGAAAAATCGGTGCTTTTATAAAGCATTTGATTTATAAAATTAATTAATGGATAATTTTCGCCTGCTGGTCTACTGGCAATGATATCTCCTGGAATTTTTTTTGGAATTTGGTTTCTTAAACGGATATCAAGATTGCAAGATTGATCTTTAATATCTAAAAGCGACCACAATGATTGGTTTAATAAGCCTCTTGAATATAATGCGTTTATCATCCTAACTTTTTCTTCTCTTGCGTAACCATTTAAATACAAAAATTTATACTGACCCTTAATTGGCGGACTTGAGCCAAACCTATAATCTCCCCACGCCATATTAGAATATAATATATCTTGGCCGTTCTCTGCTAATTGGTTTTGAGTCAATAAAACTGTTTTAGCTTGAAATCTCTGAGAAACCTCTTGAACAAACCCTTTTAAAAATTCAGGATGATAGACATTTTTGACCCCTATTCCTCCTTCGTTAAAAGTATTTATTATAATCTTGTTAAAGTTTCCAACTCTTCTTTTCTCTTCAAGGCTGTTCGATAGAAGACACTCATTTTTGGAATACGGAAAATAAATAAAAATATCTCCATTTTGAGGTATTGGATTGAGGTTGGAGTGCGAATTTAGCGAAAGAGAATCTGTCGGCAAAAAAGTATAATCTGTAGTCGCTCTATTAAATTTAGGAATATAGTGCAGCGCTTCATTGCTGAAAGGCAAGTTCGAAACAATTTTTTGCATTATATTAAAATATTTTTTTTGGAATGAGAAAACTTCGGGTTTTCTTTTAAGCCCTTTGATAATCCCAGTAACTGATCTCGTATTATTAATGGGTCAGAAAGCTCAATTTCGTTTTTATGGATAATTTTTAGAGGTTGATGCTCTGATGTTAAGGCAATCCAGTCTCCAAGGAAATCTATACCTTTGATTCCTCCTTCTTCACAGTTTTCTTGAACAAAATTACCTACATCAACCCCTCTAAAAAATTTATGAGGTCTATAAGTGCCAAACCATTGCTCAGAAGTCTTTTCAAAAACAAAAACATATGGACTTCCAGCATCTGTTACAAATAATTTTCCTTCTTTATCAATTCTTACGTCATGCGGGAATAAAATGTCTGTAAATCTTGCTAAAGAGTCTTGCTGATTAAATTTTTCAGCAGAATACATTAAGCATTCTCCAGTTCCATGAGATGCTACAAAGAAATAATCTTTGCAAGGAGATAGCAAAAGACTATCTGGGAACATTAGCTCTCCACCGCCCGAAACTGAAATATTTTTACTAATGATTTGATAGTTTTGTTTAGATATTTTAAATCTTGATATGGAATGCTTAAAAACATTGCCTATAAATAATATAAAACATGTTGGCTCTTCTTTGGCAATAATGCAAGTCGGCGCATCAATAAGCTCATCTGCTAATGTAAATTTGCTTTGCATTTTGTATGAAGAAACATTGCTTACAAAAGATGGCAAGGTAAATAGCTCGATATTTCCCCATCGATTTGCTACAAAAAAATCTTTTTCATTTATAAAAAATAAACTATGCGGAGCCTTAAGTTGATGGGAATAAATGATATAAGATTTAACTATCTCGCGCCCGTTAACTTCATTAGCATATATGCAATTATTTTTAAAATCCAAGATTAAAAGAAATTTTCCGCACGGAGTAAATTGAAGGTGCTCGCATCTTGGCCCGCTTTTAAATAGAGGTTTCATTCCTTAAAAAGCCATATATCATGTTCTACTAATTTATAGTTATATCCCATTGATAGAAAAAAACTAATAATTTCCCCCGATTGGTTTTTGCTTTGAAATTCGTCGTTATGCTCTATTGTCCACAAATTTACTGTATATTTTTTAAAATTAAAATTTTTGATAATTTCTAATTCAGAACCTTCAGTATCTATGCTTATATAATCTATATATTCTGGAGCTTTGAATTTTTCTAAAAGATCATTTAGGGATAAAGTCTTTAAGTTGATCAAGTTCCCCTCAAGATTATGTTTAGAAATTCGTTCTTTGTTTAGGTGGTCTTCAATCCCTCCGAGAAGCGGGGTATTAAAAAATGGTACTGTTTTCCCTGATTCTTTATATATGCAAGCGTTGCTTATGCGGCATTTTCTATTGCTTATTAAATAATTATATGTCAAAGGGTTTGCTTCAACACAAATTCCGTCCCAGTCATAGCTCGATTCCATTAAATAGGTGTTTGAGTACTCTATTCCATCGTAAGCTCCAACCTCTACAAAATATCCTTTTGTTTTATAATTAAAAAACTCTAAAACCCAGTGGTCTTGACCAAGTTGAGCTCCGTGTTTTAACTGTTTACTGATTTTTCCAAGGTTCATTGTATTTGTAATATAATATATCTTTTTCGAACATTTTTCGAATTTGATTGTTAGATCTTTCGTTGAAGTAATTTTTGATAGGAGTTTTATAGTTGCTAGAATTAATAATTGGCAATTCTTTTGACTCAATGTTTAACTCTCGGCATACTTTATTAAAATCATCTTGCAGGTTTTCAAATTTGCCGACAAAATCAAGGTCTTCACTTAAAAAATTTTGATAAACAGATCCTTTAATGTAGCAATTTTTACTATAATTCCTAGCTCTTGGGTCTACTTCAATAAATGGGTGAATTTTTAAGTATTCATCAAGATTAATTTTCCCGTCTAATTCTTTTATGCCGTATAGGCTTTTATCTCTAAACTTCATCATAGAAAGCATGCGTCCCCAGGGGTTTCTTACAAAACTGAATTTAAAATAATCATTCCAGTATTGTTTGTAAATTATTTTGGCCGTCAAGGAGTTTATATGCTTTTCTTTAATATCTACTGATCTCCCGCCACTCGGATCGTTAAGTAAAGCTGATTCGATGCTTGTTCCTCCAGTACAAGGCATATGAATAAAAATAGATTTAGTCCTGTGATCTATCATCAAACTCTAATAAGTTTAGATACAATATCAAATTGAGCAAATTTCTCTTTTAAAGTTTTTCCCGCGTTCGCATGATATAATATAGAATCGCTAGGAGTTTTACCTTGTAAATCCCAAAAAGGCTGTCCGTTTTTAGATAAAACTTTTGATTGGCTCCCATTATAGAATTGCTGAGGAAAGCGACTCCATTTAATTTTATAATTTTCTTTATAGATTAAATCGTTTACTACTTGTTGATCCCAGGATTTTTTTTGATAACAAATATCTCTAGCTGTTTGCCAGAAATTTTCAGTCTCTTTGTTGCATTTGATTGCAATAAAGCCTACATTTAAACCATGATCAAATGATTCTCTTTGGAATACGAGGTCTGAATGGTTCATGCATGTAAGTATTGCTTCGGTGGCTGGCCTGAAGAAAATTATATCTACATCAGATAATAAAATTATCTCTCCCATGCTCTCTCTAATACCTTTTAGTATAACGTCGAACCTCATTAGCCAAGAATCTCTGCCTCCTCCAATTTCTTCTCTGCAAAATTTTTCTGACTTAACATCAAAATTATTTGTTTGAATTGGGTGTTTCTCGAAATTATCTTTAAGCGACTTTTCGAAATTATTTTTAAGTGATTTGAATTTCTCGTCGTAATAATAGTATATTTTCATAATGATTTTAACTCGTTTGAAAGTTCTTTGATTGATATTGTTTGCAGGTCTTTGTTTACTAATATAGAATGATGCCGAATTTTTAATATTTCGCATAATTTTTTATAGCATTGTCCGTCATAACTATTTCTTGGTTTTCTAAAATATAAAAACTCAATTAAGCTTGCATCACTGTCGCAGGCAATAAGATTGATGAATCCCGCTCCATGGCTACCGATGATCAATTTTGCTTTTTTAAACCTTAAGGCTTGATGTTCTATAGAGCCTAAGTTAGAAGAATCGTCAAAGATATCAAGCGTTAAATTGTGTTTTCGACAATAACTTCTGCATAGTTCAAATACTTTATCCCAATTTTTTAAGACTCTGCTAAAAGATCGCTTAATCAAAATTAATGTTCTTTTATCATTTTTAGTGTCTGAAAATATTTTGTTCTTCAACCATAAGATTCTATATTTATCGAGCTCTCTGTGAAATAATTGATGGTTTGGCCCAAGCATTATAAGATGTTCGAAATAAATTTCTTCGCCCTCATTAAGATAAAGAATATTTGAATGTAATTTCGGAGCAATTTTTTTAATCCACCCCGATTGCCAAGAGTTTCTTTCATGTTGTCTTAATAATATCTTGTAATCGTCCGTATCTAACTGCTCTAAATCTTTAAAATAAATTAAATAATTAAATAAAAAATGAAAAAACTCACAATCCCATAACCCTATTAAGGATATACACTTTTTAATACAATTCTCTTTATAAAATTGATAATCGTTGATTAAGCTAGTCTTCAAATACAAATCTTTTGACAAAAACTTTAGTGATGCATTTTTGTATTGGGCATAATTTTGAAGTTCAAGATTCATTATATTATTTGGAAACCTTATTCAGGAACTTGTTAAACTCGTATTTGCAAAATAAATCATTTTTAATAAAACTATCTCTAGCAATTTGAGACATTTGTAATTTATTTTCTAGCGACAAATTAGTTAAAAAATTTACTGATCGTTTTAACTCTGCATGCTTAAAGGTTTGCAGGGGAATAGAAAAAAATCCTCTTTCTGTTTTGCTTGTCGAGTTAAGTAAAAAGCCAAAGTCTGAACGAATTAGCTCATTCATAGGAGGATAATCTGTGGATATAACAATTGACCCAAAACCTTTCGCTTCGTTTATGTAGTGCCCAAAAGATTCTGCTTCGCTGGGGCAAATGGCAAAACCACAATTTGACTGCAGGCTGAATTTATCTGATTCCTTCAACTTCTTAGAAAAGATTTTTATATTTTTTGATTTTTGAGCTTTTACTATTAAATGTTCGCACTCCCTGAAGCAACTTCTATATTCTGGCCTATCTAAGCAAACTAAATTAAGTTCTGGGAAATTTGGTTCAGATAACCAGGTTTCTAAAACTATTCGAGTATTCTTTAATGGCGAAACTCCAGATAAATGTAAGAATTTTTCATAATTTAAATTTTTAAGATCTATTTTGGGTGGGACTAAGCTTGTTGAACTAATATATACAACTTCGTAGGTAAAATTATATACGTATTTTAAATCTAAAAACAAATTCCTGCATAGTTCTGAAGCACAAAGAATATAATGAATTTTATCAAGATTGTCTATACTAAAAAAATGCTCTGGATAAGGTAGTAGTACATTAATTTTTGATCTTTTTAATAAATTTATATTTAATGATTCTAAATGCAAGCAAACATCTAGACCTTCTCCTTCTTTTAAAGAAGGATTTGTTTTAACTGTCGCCCCACGTAACTTTGCCTGCTTTTGAAAAAAAGCTACATATAGTTGAGTTCCAAGGCCTGAGCCATAATTAATGCCCATTAAGCCCATATCGAGTGAGTATAATGGTTTGCATGAGTTCCAGAGCCATTTGCAAACTCAGACATATTAAAAATATGTATATTTCTTTTAAATAAATCTTTTTTTCGGAAAATTTCGTTTAGTCTTTCTGGCCCAGTATCCAGAAGAGGGCTATCGTGAACATTAAAAGCGGAAGAAATCTCGTTTAAAATACATTTCAAAAAATAGGATTGCTTTGGCGCTCCAAAAAACGCCTGCCCGACAACCCACTTGCCTTCAGGGTCTTCTTCAAAGCATGCGGTTCGTAATTCAATGTTTCTATTTGCTTTATAAGAAACAAAATCGCAAGAGTTAACTTTGTCTGGTAAAGGCTGTAAAAAAATAAAATCTAAGTCGGCGTAAAAACCTCCAAAATTATAAATTAAAACATAGCGAAAAAAATCTACCTTTTTTATGTGGTGATCTAAGCAATTAAAGGTGTTTTTCCACAAAGAAGGCTGCGTATTCATATAAGAATGCATTTTCTCGTCTGTCCATAATCTGTATCTGTAATCTTTAAAAAATTTAAGTATAGAATTCTTTGATTGCAGGCCTATTTTCCCGTCTGAATAAGAAGAAAGTTCTTCTTCTCTCCAGGTTTGAAAGAAGTTTTTTTGTATCATACCTATTATATACCTTTAGAAATTTTTTGCCAATGTTTTGCTTGAAGATTAAATTCTGGAAAAAAGTCAATCACTTTACTTACATTGTCCGTAGAAATATTAAAAGTTAAAAGCTTTTCTTGTTTATCTTTGAAAAAATTTTGAACCTCTGCTGCATGATTTAAAAAATGGGACTCCCAATGTTTTATTAGTTCCGTTTTTGATATTTTAAGCATACTTAAACAATGATTTAGGTATTTGCCGTCGTCATGGCTTACCCTTGAGTTGAGCCACTCATTTAAAGGTCTTATGTTGAGGATAAATTTTGCATCTGGAAATTGATAAAATATCTCTCGATAAAACCTGTAAGCAAATATAGGCAAATAATTTGAGCCGTAAACATCTTCTAAGTCAGAAAAAAAAATAATCTTATCGTAATCTTTTGGGATAATATTTTCTCCGTTTAAAAAATTTTTAAGCATTTTTTTTGCAATTCTTCCTTGGTCTGTATGCCAGTGCAGGGCAGGAATTGAGTTGTCTGCGAAAAGCTTGTAAAGCGATCTTGTCCCGCACTTATTAAAACCTATTTGAAACACTCTGGCCATACTAGGTTTTGGATCGTTCTAAATAGTTGTAGTATCCAAGATATTCATCTATGTAAGAAAAATTTTGTCTAGATTTTAAGAATACTTCTTCAAGAAATATGCTATCTGCGTTGTAAGCGTTTTCTTGAAAACGAGAATCTCCAATAAGACTCCGATCTACGCAACACATAGAGCTATCTATATGGTCAACTTTAGGCATACAGGGATAAAGATAAACTCTGTAGTTTGGCACTTTTTTTAAAAGCTCTGGGTAACGTTCCATAGCCAATTCAAAAGTTGGCATGCCCGCCCCCCTAGTAATTTTCACATTTCTTGCGCCTCTTATTCTTCCTGACGTAAAGACATGCCATTCGTTTCTGAATTTTCGTATAACTATATTATCTGGAGCAATAAATTCAGTTAAAAAACTGTGAAAATAATTTTTTTTAAAAGAATTAAAAAATAACCAAAAATTTGGATTGAATATATTGTCATCGTCCAATAAATAAACAAAGCCTTCTGTTATTTGATCTAAAGCCCAGTTTCTTAAATTGTTTCCTGATACAGATTTTTTATCAGCCAAGTGTTCAATTATATTTATGCCATTATATTGCTTGGGCAGTCCTAACTCAGGCTTAATTCCGAGGTCATATACTATATACCAGTAAACCTCCGTATCGTCTGGTTTCTGTATACTTTTAAATAAAGATTTTAAGTTCTCTGGTCTGGAACATGGAGTAATAATATTTAAAATTTTCATAAAGAGTAAAGAACTTTTTTGCTGTGCGTTAAGATATATGTGTTTATCATTCTTTCTAGGATGAATGGCGCTACTGGCCAATATGTCATGCCAGTAAATTTTGTAAAATTTTCTGGAACAGGGCGATTATAATTCGCATTATTTCGGCATAGTCGGTGCAACTCTTCGTCGGTCTCAATGAGTTTTATTGCTGGATCAAGCATAGACTCTATAAAATCTCTCATTACTTGTTTTTTTGCCATAAAAGAGTTTGTATAAATCATGTTTAATTCTTTATCGAGGTAGTTTCCGTTGTTAAGGTTTGGTATTTTTAATTTCTGTAAAAGTACATCGAAGCCGCGCCATAAGTGTTTCGCAGCATGCTGTTCTCTCGGTTGATGGTGTTTGCGAACGTTTTTCCAGGGATATCTAGAGGGTTTTGGCGCAAGAATATCATAATCTTGTGCCGATCTATGGTTGCACATATATTCAATTCTTTTAAAGTTAAAATCTCCATACATTGAATCTTGAATCAGTTTTTTGTTAACTTTGTGAGAAAAAACTCCTAACCAATTATAATTTAGGTGTCGATTCTCTTTTTCAATTCTTGAAATAACAGAGCTTTCTAAAAAAATATCAGTATGTGTATTGAAATAAGGAATAAATCCTGGAAGTAGATTTTCTGCCTGACTATCTTCATAATATATCTGAAATGCCCTTACTTCCATTTGCAATAGTTTGGGTTTTCTAACCTCTTTCTCCTCATGTAATCTCTTTTTTGCGCTTTTCTTTTTTCTTTATCTTTCTCGTCGTACTTTTTTTTAGCCTTCATTGCGGCATTTTTTCCTTTTTCTGAGGAAAGGTATTTTTTTTGTCTATCGTCCACTTTGGTTTGAATCTTTTTTAATTTTTTTATCGGGCTAGGCGTTTTTTTGCTTCAATCCCGTAAGATCTGAAGAGCTTCTAATCTTGTCTCCTAATCCGTCCACCATGTCTATATTAAATTTTTTCATAATTTTCGACTCTGGAATTTCTCCTAAGGTCCTATCTCCTCCATTTGCAAAAATATTAGGCTTGATATGCTCTAAAGAAAGGCATACGCTTTTATCTTGATCTATAGACAAAAAAGCTTCATCTACAACTTTTAATGCTGAAACAATTTTTAACCTATCATTTTCTTTCATGAAGGGTCTATCCTTTTTTAAGGTACATTGATAATCATTGTTTACGATTACAACAAGTTTATCTCCTAATTTTTTTGCTTGCTCTAGATATTCTAGGTGTCCGACATGTATTGGGTCAAAGTACCCGCTGACTGCTACTACTTTCATGTAATATATATACACATGTTAATGTATATCGTCCACTATTTTTTGTTTTTTGTTTTTATTTTTTTTTTGACCTTCGGCTTTTTCCAATTTATGCTTTCGTAATTTTTTGTATAATTCTGAGAAAAAATATTTCTTGGAGAATCTCCTTTGCCATTGCCTGCGCTGTTCATAAAATTTTATGATGCAACCAAATTGTACACGAATTATTTTGATTATCTTTTTGTAGTTGGTTGATAATATATCCGCTTGCTTCGCACTCGATAACAAATGTATTTAATTGCTTTAGGGGTATTTTAAGTTTAGTTTCTACAACCTTATAGAAGGTATATTCATTTTTTTTAACAAGCTTTTCGCAACTTTCAGCGTTTAAGCTATACTTTTGGTAGAACTCTGCCATATTTTATGATTTCGTTAAAGAAACGATTCTGTCATGCCGAAAAGACCTAAATTCTTTTCTGCCAAAACAAAAAGCTCTAAACCCAGCATTGTTTCTATGTTCATTCTTATTGCCGAAAGAGTGATCTAGTTCTGGTTTTGAGATTTCGTATGTTTTAATCTTGCCAGCATTGTTTTTATAAACTAGCAAAAACCTTGAAGAAAAAAACGTGCGATATAGATTTTTAATTGTGTTTTCTTTTTTATTTTTCATAGTATGATGATACATTATTTATTAATTAAAGTCAAGTTCATTCCGTATAGAATCCTATTCTGTGAAAGTTCCCAAAGTCTTTGCATTCTTGGGTTGGGTAAAATTTTGATTGCGAAAAACCATCTGAATTATAAAGTTTTGTTTTTTCTTCTGAGCTAAATTGTTCTTGAATTTTATCTAATAAAGCTTTGTTTTCTTTAATTAAATCCTCTTGGTACCATAATTTTGATTTGTCTGCTCTTTCATGTTCAATTCCTAGGTCTTTTAATGACATATATCTTGGGAAGCCTTGGTATTTTCCAAGGCCTTTTCGAAGCATTGTTTCTTCAAAATACCTCTTGCTTTCTTGATTTGATTCTAAATCTTTGATTTCTAGATCAAGCATGGTTGATTTTTTTTCTTTGCCTAATTTTGGCCAAAAGAAAGGGTCTTTATTGAAGTGAAATAATCTATTTTGAAAATCTGTATCTTCAAAACCCCACCCTTTATAATTATTGCTAAACCCATTGACTGACTCAAAGTCTCGAGAGTGTATTTTAAATCCTCCCGCGCACAAAAACCACCATTCTGTTAGTTGATTGTATTTATAATCAATGCCGCTCAGTGGAATTGTGTCTACGTCATGAAATATGAAATATTCTCCAAGATTATATTTATTTGCGTATTCTGCGCCTATGTTAATAGCCAGCCCTCGATTAAATAATTTATTATCTAGCTGTTCTGCAAGGATAAAATTGTAATCTTTTTTATTGATTCTATTTTTAGATTCAATATACTTTGCGGTAGATTTTAGGAAAATATCTAAATAATCTTTCCTTGACCTATATGGTATAACTATAGCTAGTTTCATTGACTAGCAATGTTAACTTATTAATCGTCTTTTGTCAAGTTGTTAATTGTGTCGTCAATGTCTTTTAGTAACTTTTTAATATCTTCATTGTTTCCCCAATGGGTTATTTCCCAGAGTATTTCTGCAGCAATTTCTGAACTGGATAACTCGCAACCCTTTTTAAATTCAAGACATGCTAGCTGAGTCCAGTCATAAAGATCTAAAGAGCATAATTCGTCTGATTCTTCATCATGAATACATATATCTACTTGTTCACCCTCTGTAAAGAGTACGTATACCGAGTGACTATCTTTTGCGACTTCTGGGGAACATGACACTTTACTTATGAAGTTATAAGCTTTTTGAATTTCCAGATCTACTCTGATTACATGTTCGGGAGATTTATTTATTAAATATTTCTTGTAAACTATATTAAAAACTTTTTTATAGTTGCATTTTTTTACTAATTCACTTACTTTCATATTTGTTTATTTTTTGTTGGCTTTCATAGAAAGGAGGGTTGTAGGATTCTTCGTGAAATTTATTTTTATAAAAATTAATTAATAAATTCTGAGAATCTATCGCTTGATGTTGAACGAATATTGTTTCTTTTAACTCCTCAACCTCTTTTCCTCTTGAATAGTACTCCCATGTAATAAAGACAGAGATAAGGATAAACATTATATTTTTAAAGGTTGGGTCCATGAATTTTATTACACTTGGATTTTCGTATATAAATAATTAATCTTATTTATTCTACCTCCAGGGGTGGAAAAAGTAAAATTAAGTCTGTTAAACTTTTGTTTTGCAGAAAATTGTCTACATCCTCATGGTTGGGATTTACTTTTGACATATAAGCCGCTGCCCGTATTCCTTTTTCGTCGTACCAGTCAATTTTTAGTAACCGTCTTTCTTTTGATTGCTCTCGAAAGGTATTTTCGAGATGATACTTTATGTATTCTTTTCCAATTTTTCGCATTGTTTTAACATCAACTTTACGTAATCGTACGTATATTGTATAGCAGCTATCTTTATATCTATAACTTCTATCTCTTGAGAAATTAGATCTGCTTTAGAAAACGTTTCTTCTTGCGGGGCCTTGTTTTTTAGGATGCTGTTAATTTCATTTTTAATTTCTTCTGAGGCAATGCATACTAGTTCAGACTCTTTTTGTTCTAACATGTCTTGATGAGCTTGTAGAACCTGCTTAATTAGTTTTAGTGCGTTTCTTGATTGTTCGTCTTTTTTTATAAAGATCATGGGGTTTAAAAAATAAGTGTGGGGAGAGATTACTGTATACTCTCAACTTTTGGTGTGAACATCAGTTCATAATTTTCCTACTCGCACTACAATTAGGGTTGGGAACCCTGCCTCAGACATTTGTCCATTGGCACTCTACCACAGAGAATTGTATACCTTAGCCCGCTCACAACAGGCTATTTCAGTCACCCACAGGAAGGATTATAAGCCCTTCCAAAGTTTTTTGAGGATTAACTTTAGGCAGTTAAACGATGATTCCCTTCTCTTGCAAGATTGGGTTAAACCTCAAATTAAAATGTTAAAGATCAATTATTTTATTTGCTTGAGTTTGATTCTCAATTTTGATTATGTATATATATTACATCAGTAGTATGGTTTTGTCAACACTTTTTTTGTTTTATTTTAAACAAGCTATTATATATATCCTTTATGTTTTTTGTTGGTATCAAAGTGCAATTATGAAAATTGTTACTAAGTTTAATTTTTGAGAATCTTTTTACCGAGTCTTCAGTAAATTTATCTACAGCAGGGCAGAGCGCCTTAACCTGATCAACGCTTAAGAATATTTTTTTATGCGCATAGTCGTATGTAAACCAGCAACCTGATTCTTGATAGATAGTATTCAATGTAGACTGGCGTAACAATGCACTATATTGTTGACGCAAATAGATTCGTAATAATCATAAGTAAATAACCTTGAATTTTTCTGTTGATCTTCGATTTTTTCAAGGAAATTTATACCTCCCCCATTTATAATTTCTAAGAAATTTCCACCAGTTTTTTGTTCGAAAAGAATGAAAACTTTCGTTCGAAAGTTTTTGTAATTTGATTTATTTAGTATTTTTTTTCGCTTTAAAAAAGTAGCTATCTCTTTCATGCCATCTTTTGCTTTGTATTTTATTTGTTGATCTTTATTACCCTCTTTATATGAAAGATAATCTTTGCCATTTACATTAAGACCAACTAAAGCATGCGGAAACGTAATATCAAAAGTAGCACTTGGGGAAAAACCCTGCTTAACCAATTCAAACTCGTTAAAAATAGAAGCTCTGACAAGATTGCTGATAAACATTGCTCCATTTTTGCCCCAATTTCTGTCATAAATGTTTTCTGAGTATTTAGTTCTGTATTTAGCCCCCATATTTTTGGATTTTTTGTATTATGAATTTTAATATTTTGCTTCTCTTTATGTCTGCATGGTTAAAGAAAAAACTATGAATGCCTTTTTCCTGGCTTTCTTCGTCGTTAAAAATGTTAATTAAATCTCCGAAGCCACTCTTGCCGTTGATATCGCTTTGCATTGGGTCTCCACATATAAATAGGGTACAGTTCTCGCCTATTCTAGTAATTAGTGTCGTTAACTCTTTGAAGGAGAAGTTTTGCGCTTCATCAGCAACTATAATTTTATTATTCCAGCTTGCCCCTCTTAGGAAATTTACAGGTAATGCCGAAACTCGGCCTTTGTCTAGTAAATCTCTCTTTAATGTAGAGTTTTTGGGCAAAATTTCTTCAAGTTTATCTAGTAATGGGAGTATGTACGGGTTGAATTTTTCATCTAGATCTCCTGGCAGGGCACCCATTCCCTTGTCTGCGCTCTCAATTACAGTTCTAATATAAATTAAATCTTTTTTAGGGTCTGAAGACAGCAATCTCATCGCTGAGTAGACAGACATGTAGGTTTTGCTAGTTCCTGCGGGACCAGCAATTATCATAACTTTTGTATCTTCAGATAGAGATTTTTCTAAAAATGATAATTGTTTTTCGTCTAATTTAAGGCAGTTAACTTTTATTGTTTGTTCGAGCTGCGGTATTTTGAAGTTTTTTTTATTGTTTGGTGGCATATATAAATATACACTTTTACTTTAAGTTTATTCCTTTTGCTTCGCAAATTCCCATAGAGTAACCAACCTTGTAATTAAAGTTAGTAATAAAGGCTACTAGCCCTAGTATTATGTACGGTTCGATCTTATAAAACCCAAAATTTAAGAAGAGTAAAAAGGTTATAATTAAAATTGGCATAAATTTATTTAAAATATAATTTATCATGATTAATTAGGTGATGGTGTGCGGATGCCTAGTCTTTGTTATTGAGACCTTGTTGTAATCTGGATCTTTCCACTTTTTAAGGGTTTCTACTAAACCTGTTGCCCTATCTTGAGCTTCTGATATAGTTTTATAACTTACTGGTTCTACCCGTCTTTTATTGCGAGTTACTACATAAACGTATTCTGTATTGATGCTCATATTATTTTTTCCATTTTGTTGAGTTTTGAAGCACAAGTAAATCTTGCACTTTGATTTGTGTAATTTGGTCCCTTCTGCCTGGCCTCTGATAAATTCTGTACTTAGCTTGAGCGGCTCTTTGAACATAGTCTAGGTCAAACCTTACGTTTGAGAGAACTACCTCTATCAAAGTCTTTCTTGGTACTAACAAAAAGTATTCTTTCTGCTCGAACGCTATAAAATTTGACTTCCCGTAAAGCCATCCATCTCTACCTTGTACATTTTTAATCTCTACCCAGACCCAAGAGTTGTTAAATGAAGAATCTTTTCTGTTTGTCTTTTTTTGAGCTTTAACGTCTACAGTAATTGTCTGATCTTTATTACTTTCTTTATTAACTCCTGTTAAATAGTAGTCTATGTGGTCATATATGTTTTGATTTTTATCTGCTTTCCGCACTTTGTAATTTCTTTTTACAGAAAGTTTGCTAAATAGTTCTTCCGCGCTTTCTCCTTGGATGGCGCATTCTCCACTTTTGTCAAATTTGTTTTGGTATGTCATGATGATTTATATAATATACTGTTTATGTGTGAAAAAGTCAAGCCTTATTTTCCTGAGGAGCCAAAACCTCCTTCATTCCTACTTGAATCTGAGAGGTTAAATGATTCTTCTAGGTCTATTTTGGGCAACTTTATAAAAACAACTTGCCCAATCTTATCTCCTACAGAATAACCCGAAGAAGTATTGTCTTCGGAAAATCTAAACTTTACTTCTCCCCTATATCCAGAATCAATTACTCCAACAGAGTTTCTTAAGTTGTGCCTCGTATCACTAATACTTGAACGAGGAAATAATAATCCTACGTAACCCTTTGGAATCTCAAAGCAAATCCCTGTGCCGTATTCAATATAAAGGCCCACGCTATTAAACACTGGCTCTTGTTTGCTTGATGCATACAAATCAAAACCAGCATCGTCTTGATGTGCTTTGGTCGGCCCCTTAGTGAATTGTTCTATTTTTTTAAACTTTACTTTCATATGTTTTCTGTTTTAATTTTTGCTTGTTGAAGCAGATTTATTCCTTTATAATCCTTATAAAAATCTTTATAAACGACCCTAGTTATTCCTGACTGAATTATTAATTTTGCACATTCAACACATGGGTTTATTGTAATATACATTGTTGCACCTAAACTAGATTGGGTTGACTTAGCTAGCTTGGTTATTGCGTTACTTTCTGCATGTAAAACTTCTGGCTTGGTAACTAAAAATAAATTTTCTCTGTTTTCACAAGAGTTATCAAAACCAGAAGGGGTTCCGTTAAAACCATCTGAAATTATACACCCATCTTTAACAATTAGGCATCCGACTTTTTTTCTTTGGGCTTTTGATAGGTTTGCCCAAGCTTTAGCCATAATTAAATATGTTTTATCTATATCTTTTTGATCTGCCACAGAAAATATAATAACATAGCTGGCTAGAGTTGTCAATAATTAACGTCTTCTTGGCACCCTTCTTGGTCTTCTTGCGACTTTTTTAGGGTTGTTTTTCGCATTTTTACTTTTAGTTTTTGACATTGATTCTTTTAATTCTGTTACAAAGTCTGTGACAATCGAGCTGTCTGTATCGTTTAATTGTTCTTTACCTAAAAAAAAAGAAAACGTTAAGGGTTTTTCTGGAAGCCTTGTTCCCACAACAGTAATTGACTCACCTTCTCTTACCCAAGAATAAAACTGTAAATTTTTTCCTTTTTCGATCATGTTAAAAGCGCGCAGATTTCATTTAAGGTTGCTGTATGCATAAGGTTTTGAGTTTTAATCTGTGATTCAGAGAAGCCTTCTTCTTTTGCCCAATTCGTCATTGATTCTGACCACTCGGGGGCATACTTTGCCGATTCAAATAAATTATGATCTTGCGATATACTTGCCATATCACCTCTTGTGTTATATATAACACAGTGAAATATGGGCTCTTCTATAAAATCACAGTGCAACTCGGTTTTTAAAAGCTTACATGCTTTAATAATGAAATTAGCTTTGTGTATTACCGACTGCTTATCTTCCGTATAAGGCATTGAGTATTTCTTTTGATCGAGCTCTGAGCCTAGATTGTTCCCTCTGCTCCGATTCTTGTTTTTCTTGTTCAGATTGTTTTTGTTGGATGTTTTTCTGTTCTTCAGCTTTTAACCTTGCTACTTCTGCCGCTTCTTTTTCAAGACGTTTTTGCTCTGCCGCTTCTTCTTCGGGAGTTCCATGCGCAACAACTAAAACCATAACTTTTTCAGACTCTTTGGTTGGGTCGAGACTTTTTGCATAATCCACTAAATCGTACCACTGATTTTTGTCTACCTCCATAAAGGACTTAGACGCTCTCAGCTGTTCTGGTACCGCCGAGCTAGTAATTAGCCCGTATTCGACTTCCATTAAGGAGCTGCAGTTTCGTCACCAATATCCATAGATCCCACACCATATTGAAAACTAATGGTATAAGTTCTACGACTTGATGCTTCTCCAGTAAAAGATAAAGCTCCTCTAGTAACAGTAAAGTTATCTATTGCGCTATCAACATCTAATTCTGACATATGAGCATAATATGCTTCGAGTATGCCCCAAGCTACTTTTCTGTGGTCTACTCCCGCTTCTGCTTTAGTAAGCTCGTGGTCGGTTGGAGCTCCAGATTGACCCACTAGCGTTGATAGAGGTAAAAATATTCCATCTGCTGGTGGGGTAAAAGGTGTGCTGCCAGTTAATACTGAATAATCTGCGCCAAAAACGCCTGATGGATGAATGTCGAAATCTCTGCCTGCCATAATATATAAAGTTAAATGTTAAAATGTAGTTAACCAATATTACACAGAAAAAAAAGATTTTCTAGATTTCTTTTAATTATTTTAATAATTCTTCTAGCTCTTGCTCTAAATCATCTTCTTCAGCTTTTGCTGGAGCTTTGTTTGAAGATTTTGCTTCAACCGTTTCTTGTTTTTGCGCAGGTTCGGACCTGTAGACTACAAAATCTGGAGCTTTTTCGTTTTCGCTCTTGTACTTATTACTAAATACTACTAGCCTGACTTCTTGCGGGTCTAGCTCGTCTCCAGTTCTAATGTATCCAGATAGATACTTTTGACTTTTGCCACTGCGTCTCCAGAGAGCTCCAATTTCGCGTTCTTTCCAATCGTTTGTTTGATTATTTTCGTTTTCCATAGTTTTTATTGTTTTGAATTGTGAATAATTTCTAGATTTTTAATAAATGATTTTTTTTCGTCTTCGTTAAATGATTTGTATTGTTTTTTTGCTAGTCGATAAGCTTTTTTACTTGTTTCGTCTCCTTCTTTTGGGTTAAATAAAGTTTTTAACCTCTTGCATGCCTTACCCCTCACTCTTGCTTTGCTTGTTTGAATTGTTCTGCCGCTTGTCCTGCCGCGAACCACTTGTCCATTGCAGAAACTAAAGAGTCGTATTTCTCAGCCTCTTCAATTTTCTGTTTGATTGTTGCTCCTACATCAGCATGATCTCCAACTCCAACTCCATGTTGCAATAGCATAGACAAGTCTGCCAAACTTTGCTCTCGTAATCCTACATACTGATTGAATATTGACTGTAGGTATTGTTGCGTTGGTAGGGCTGCTCTTTGAGTTCCCATCGCGTCTCCCAATAAGGCGTTAAGTTGATCTGGAGTGGGAGTAAAGGAATCTCCCATTCTTGTTGCTCCCTCGAGGGGGTTTTTATTTTTATTGTTTTTGTCTTCGCTCATATTAAAATCTTCCTTTTTCTATAACTTGGTAAAATAAGTAACTAAAAATTATGAATAATATTAAATCTAGTGTCATTGTTTTCTATATTATCTGAATTGTTTCTGTAGTAATCTCCACCTATCTGAATCTATCGGTTTGTTTCCATTGTCTATAGCATACAACATTTCTACTACTTCGTCAAGACTATTATAAATATATTTATGAGGTAGCATTCCTAGCATCCATAAAGGTGTCTTTGACTTTCCACCTTCCATGCTAATAAAAATAGGTTTTTTCATTCGTACTGCTGTAACTATTTCTTCTGCACTGCCCCACGAAGCTACATCTGGAACAAGATGGGCAATAATAAAATCTGAACGATCAACTAAGTTTAGGTCGTATGCTCTTACGGTTTTCATTCTATCCGTAACTCGATCATACTGTTTGGTCTTCATCCATGTTTCCATTTCAAGCCTAGAGGCTTCGTCTTCTTCAACATCTTTCATGAATGGTTTTTTGTATGGATCAAAACATGTTATATTTAAGGAGCTTAATTGCCCTGTTATTTCTTCGCGCCAATTTCTTCCGCTAAGATATTGCATGTGTCCTACTAAATATGTTTTTGTGTTTTCTAGTAAATTCATTTGATATAAGTATATATTACTATTTTTAAAAAAATAAGTCAAGGATAAAAAAAATAAAAGTGTATAATAGGGTTATGACGAAAAGAAAAATATTAATTATGGGTCTGCCAGGTTCTGGCAAGACAACTTTAGCTGAAAAGCTCGTTCCAAAATTGCAAGCTGCATGGTTTAATGCTGATGCTGTTAGGCAAGATATATATTCTGAACTTGGTTTTTCTCCTGAAGATAGATTGTCTCATGCCAAGAGAATGGGCAAACTTTGTGATTGGGCGAAAATGGGAGGGTGTTATGTTATCGCAGACTTTATCTGCCCAACTCAAAAAACAAGAGAATCTTTTAATGCAGATTTTGTAATTTGGGTAGATAGAATCTTGGAGGGTAGATACGAAGATACGAACAAATTGTTTGAAAGTCCTATGAATTATGATGTAAGACTTACTGATGGAACTCCAGAAGAGTGGGTCGATAAAGTTATTGAAAAATTAAACGAAAGCGAAGTGTGGGATAATCAGGCGCCTACCGCACTACTAATAGGTAGATACCAACCATTCCACATTGGACACAAGAGTCTTGTTGCCGAAGCCATAAAAAGAACAGGTCAGTGTTGCATAGCATTAAGAGATGTTGGTGGAATTAATGATAGTAATCCCTACAATTTTGAAAAGGTAAAAGCAGAGATACATTCTGCTTGTATCGAGTTTGGAAATAAAATTAAAGTCGTAGAGCTTCCAAATATTATGGACGTATTTTATGGAAGAGGTGTTGGTTACAATATCGAACAATTGGAACTAAGTAAAGAATTGCAAGAAGTCTCTGCTACAAAAATTAGAGATGGGCAAATTGGTCAAGATGGGAAACCTTTGGGTAAGCGCCCAGAATGAATAATTATAAGTTAAGAAATAACGTCAAGTAAAGGTTCTCCCTTATTCGCTATCGTAAAAGGTCTTCCTGAGGGGGAGTACTGCTGACTATTTATTGACAACCCTAAGGCGTATGCTATAGTAGCATTTAAGTCTTCTGGCTTAATGCCTTTTCCTTCCACTGGGCTTCGACCTGCCTTGTCACTTTCTCCGTAAGAGAAGCCTTCTTTGATTCCTCCTCCCGCCATAAAAGCCGTAAAGCAATATGGCCAATGATCTCTTCCGTCTCTACCGTTGATGTTTGGAGTCCTTCCAAATTCAGAAGTCAACACTACAAGCGTTTCGCTTAAAAGTCCTCGTCTATCTAAATCGTAAAGCAAACCGCTTAAAGCTTGATCAATATCCGCGCAATTTGCCGCAACTCTTTCAAAGTTATTATCATGCGTATCCCATCCACCTCTTGTAACTTCAACGTAACGAACGCCATTTTCAACTAACCTTCTTGCTAAAAGGCAACCTTGCCCAAAATTAGTAGCACCATAAAGTTCGCTTGTTTGCTGCGACTCTTTAGTTATATCAAAAGCATTTAAGTCATCGCTATTCATTAGCTTAACTGCATCCCTGTATAAATCAGAATAAGCTCTTACTTGTTTTAATTGAAAATCTGTAGAAAAGTTTTGATTTAATTTCTCTGCCAAAGAAATTCTGCCTTGAAAGGTTTCTAAATCTAAATAAGAAGCCATTTTACTATTAGCCAAACCAGAGCGAGGATTATTTATTGGCAGAGCACCATATTTTGATTCAAGAAAACCAGCTCCTCCTCCTCCACCTCCAATTTTAATATTTGCAGGTACGGTAGTATTGATTGAGCCTGCCAGCTTTGAAACCCAACTTCCAAAAGTAGGATGAACAATTGTACCTCTCTTGAGATAGCTAGTGTGCATGAGATAGCTAGCTTGTTCGTGCGCTCCCTGGCTAGATACCATAGTTTTAATGACGGAAGCTTTATGCATAAACTGCGCAGTATTCGGTAAGTTTTCCGATAATAGAATTCCATCTGCTGTAGTTGCGATTGATTTTGTCGGACCTTGAATATCTGGGACTTCTGGTTTTGGACCAAAGGTGTCTAGGTGTGACATTGCTCCTGCCATATTTAAATATATAACATGACGGGCTGTTGCTGGTCTAACTCCTGGCTGTAGTGCCTCGACGCTATTATGTATATAAGCTCCTGCCATTGGCATCAAGCCTACTCCCAAGCAACTTTTTGCTGCTTGAGCTATAAATTCTCTTCTTCCTAATTCGTTTATGTTCATTTTTCTTTTTTTTTATTTAATAAATATAAATTCGTGACTGTTTACCAGCGTCCATACTATCTCTTTATATACCTCTTTACCCTGTTTAAGTGACGATTTAAATAATTTTAATTCTGATATTGAAGCTTCTCTATTTAGGATTGATTTGAACGCAACTTTAATTTTGTCTTCTAAATTTTTTTGTGATTTGATTTGCTTTACTATCTCTGAATTTTTGTTTTTTAATAACCTTGTTTCTACAAAACCATTTAATAAATTAAGTACTTGGGTTGCTGAAGCTTGTTTGTGCGAGTTTTCTATCTGTTCTCTGTCTGAGCCGCCAAACTCCCTTATGAGGTGCCCTATGGGTGCTGGAGAGCTTAGTTCGGACGCCCTGACTGAATTCCTGTCCTTAGTGTAGTTTTGTTTGTAGTCATCTTTTTTTTGTTTCTTTTGAGATTTGAATTTGTCTAGGCAAGATTCACAACAAAACGCTACTGTCTGACCATCTTCATTTAAGGCTAATAAGGTTGGGTCGATTTCCCTGCCTGGTTTTATAGGGCATTCTGTATTAATAGGTTCTGTAAATTTTGTCGCTATTTTTGACCCTGCATTTTCTTTGTTGTTGAGTTTATTCATAATATTTTCAAAAAGCTCTTCTCCAGTCATGCTTGAGAATCTATCGAAGTCTTCATATCCTTTTGTGTTCTGCTGTAATTTTCTTGAATCTATATTATTAAAAGTTAAATTAACTAAAGAGTCCCAAATTTGTTCGCCACTCATCCTTTCAACTAAAGGCCCTTGGTAGAAGAATGGTACAGCATTTTGAGATTGCTTTTCAGTATTTGGCCCCGCTATAATCCACTTTACTTCTATAGGCATGACTGTATCTTTTTCATCTCGCGGTATAACATCTCTAATAACAGAAGCTCTCTGAAAAGTTTTTGTATTATATAATATTCTTAAAAATTCTTTTAAATCATAATTTAAGGCAATCATAACTTTTTCGAGGTGTAGCTGTAGTTTTATATCTGTAGGTATCGTGTCATCAAACATATTATCTAGCGGCTCAATTAATGCCAACCCAAAAACTTCCTTCCATAGTCTATTAACTATTACCGCTGTAAATCTAGGGTTAGATTCTGAAGCTAACCAGTTGGCGTAGATTTCTCTAGTGCCTGATTCTGGAGCTTTAGTTTTAATCTCTACATCTAATCCAAAAATAGTTTTGCCTGATAGTTGCTCATTTGGTTTCGCATTATCATATTGATAATCTTTCGGTAAATTAATTTTTCCCGAACCTAAACTATCTAATCCTGTTTGTAGGATGTCTTGCACTGATCGTGATGCATCCCTTAATCTTCTAGATTTATTTGGATCTCCTTCTTGCTCTAACCTTTTCTGTTCTTCACGGACTAATTGATTGAATTTGCCCAAGTTTGGTACGTTTTTTCTCCTAAGATTTGTTGACCCGCTTGTAAATGCAGCCATTTCATAAAACTGTTTTTGCGTCCATCTGTCAAAAGGATGATCATGGCATTGCGCGCATTCCAGACTTGTTCCTAAGAAAATTCTAACAGTGTTTGACATGTTATCAAGAGGCATATTGACATCTCTTGCAAAATAACTTACTCCTTCGCTACCTTCTTTCCATAGAGGCCCAGAAGAAGAAAGCAATTCCCTTACCCATTCGTCATAAGGTTGATTGTTGGATACAAACTTCTTGACATAATTTTTATAAGGTATGCCTGATACTCTATTGTTTAATCTATCTTTTATTCTTAAAATATCTGCCCAAAAATTAAACCAATGGCTAACATAACCCTCGCTACCTAAAAGAGAATCTATAAGCTCTCGCCTTTTGTTTTTGCTTCTATTTTCTTCAAACCCTTTAACTTCTAAAAGGGAGGGTGTTCTGCCTATAATCTTAAGATAGGTTCTTCGCAGAAAAACTTCGTCTTCCGCTTCTTTGTTTGGCTGTAGATTATATGATCTAAGTTTTCTTTCGATTAAAGTATCTATATATCTAGAGTGACTAAGCAGATCTTTTTCGTTTAAGGGTTTTTTAAATTTGGGTAAAGCTTGGTGACTGGGTGTAAAATTATTTTTTATAAACGCTTGATTATCTTCTGTTAAAGAGTTGATCGCAATTCTAAAGCGCTGCAAATCTCTTCGTCTTTCAATCAAGGCGTGTGTGAAATTTGCTTCAATGATATTAGCTTCCAAGGATCTGCCGTCTTGGAAGAAGAGGGTCGGTACGGTTGCGCCTGCAAGGCTTGATGCAGCAATAAAAATTATGGTAAATAATATTTTCATATTATATAATACCACTTGTTTGTGGTTTTATGATTAAAAAATGGTGGAGGTGGCGGGAGTTGAACCCGCGTCCTGATAGCCTTCAAGCTAACACGTCTACAAGTATAGTTAATTTTTTTTATGGTTTTGATATTAACATCCAACCCTCTGTTTCAATTATTCACCTAGAACTAGGGCCTCCGAATACTCAGCGGTACAGTTTTTGATACAGATAAACTTTTTCTGTTTTGCAGATTGATGACCTCTTTACCTCTGTATCTGCGTCAAGAAGTAAGAGGCTAGCAGCCTATGCTGCTAGGGCGAGCTTACGGCTCTTATAACCGAAGCGCTTTGCAGCGATACGATTTTTGAAGCCGAGAGCTCTAACATGTTTTTTAGAGCCATGTAAAGCTTTTGCACATTGATGGGGGAGCCGTAGTGCAATCTCCCTCTTGCGGTGTTAGAATTCAACTTCAGTCGAATCCAGAACACCCCCATAAACTGTTAAAGAACTATAAGTATAGTACACCTATATACGCGCTAAGTCAATAAAACTTTTATGCAATTTTTTACTACGGATATACTTAGTGTTTTAGACTCGTAGGATTTGTTTTGAAGAATTAATTTTGCCAAAGGGTTCTCTACTTCTTTTTTAATTATATTTTTGATTGGCCTCGCTCCATCATTGAGCTCTAGCGCTTTTTGAGCAATGTAAGAAAAAACCGAAGGTTTTATATTAATTTTATCCATAGAGCCCTCTATTCTTGACATGCTTTTTTCTAATTCCAGTCCAGAGATTTTTTTCAAATGAGCTTCTTCGAAATTCTTGAAGTTTATTATAGACTCTATCCTATTGATGAGCTCTGGTTTTAGTTTTTTTCTTGCTTCTGCGATAACCTTTTGATTAATGTCTTCTTCCGAATTTGAAGGCATAAATCCTACTGAATTATTCTTTTGCATGAAATTTGACCCAATATTTCCTGTTATGATTACGATTACATTTCTAAAGGAAATTGTTCTTCCTGAACTATCTGTTAGCCTACCTTCTTCTAGTATCTGTAGTAGCAAGTTCGTCACGTCTTCGTGAGCTTTTTCTACCTCATCAAACAATAAAACTGAATAAGGTTTCTTTCTTACTCTTTCTGTAATTGCTCCAGATGACTCAAAACCTATATATCCTGGCGATGCCCCTACAAATTTAGCCGTTGAAGCTTGCTCTGAAAACTCTGACATATCTATATGTATTAAATCACTAGAGTCTCCGAACGCTAAACTCGCCACCTGTTTTGCTAGGTAAGTTTTACCTACACCGCTACTACCCAAAAATAAAAAACTACCTATAGGCTTTTGTTCATCCCTTAAGCCTGCTTTGTTCCTTATAAGTGTTTCTGAAATAGATTCAATTGCTGGGTCTTGGCCGATGATGACATTTTTTAAGGAGTTTTCTAAATTTAGAAATTTGTCTGTATCAGAGCTCGAGATATCTTCGATAGGTACCCCAGTTTTTTGGGATACTACTTGAAATAATTCTTTATTTGTTACAAAAATTTTCTTTAAAGTGGATTGTTCTGCCCAACCTTCAATTATATTTTGATATTTTTTCATTAAGGCATCTCTTTTCTTCATAATTACATTAGGTTCGCTAGAAGTAGACTCTATTTCGTATAGACCGTTTAACTCTTCTTCTATTTGTAACGCTTCTTCAGGACGCTTAAATGCTGAAATTTTAGCTTTGGATCCAGCTTGATCTAGTAAGTCTATGGCTTTATCTGGAAGCTGTCTATCTAAGATAAACCTTGAGGACAGTTTGATGGAATTTTCTACAACATTTTCCTCATACTTAACTTGATGAAATGATTCATATTTTTCTTTGAGACCGTTTAATATTTCTTTACATTCCGAAGGCGTTGGCTCTTTAATATGGATCGGTTGAAATCTTCTATCTAATGCTCCATCTTTTAATATAGTTTTTCTGTATTCTTCTTGCGTGGTCGCTCCTATGCACATGATATCGCCCCTTGCTAGCATTGGTTTTAGTATATTTGCTGCGTCCATAGTTCCCTCAGCGCTTCCCGCGCCTACAATTGAGTGAATTTCGTCTATAAAAATAATCGCGTCTTTATCTTTCTGGATTTCTTCCATAGTATTTTTGAGCCTTTCTTCAAATTGCCCTCTATATTTTGTGCCAGCAATCATGCTTGCCATATCTAGCGAATAAATTCTTTTTTTGTACAGAAATTCTGTTACAGAACCTTCTACTATTTTTTGAGATAAACCTTCTACAACTGCAGTTTTTCCAACTCCTGCATCCCCTAGGAGTATAGGATTATTTTTACTTCTCCTGCATAATACTTCCGAAATATCTTTAATTTCTTGATCTCTACCAATAACTTCGTCATATTTTCCTTGCATTGCTTTTGTGTTCATGCAATGAAAGAAATTAGACTTTAGACCTTCTTTATATTCTTCTTCTATTTTAGGGATATAATTTGATTCTGAGGATAGCCTGCTAGACTCTAAAGTTTCAGAAGAAGAACTAATTAAAAATTGAGATCTAATTGTTAATATGCATGACTCGACACTGATTCCGTTTTCTATAAAAAAAAGACAAATTGTATTGTCTTGTTTTTTGAACACTGAAAGTAGTATATGTTGTACTCCTATGTAGTCATGCTCGTGTTTTTCGGCTTCTAATACCGCTCCCCCTAGGATTGATTTAAATTCTCCTGAGAAGTAATTTTTTTTTGTTGGCGCTGATGTATTTTTTTTAAGCTTTTTGGATATAAAAAGTATAAGATTTTTTCTTTCTAGATCAAATGCCGAAAAGAGAGTTTCTAGCGATTGAGTATCTACTTTCGCTAAAGCAAGAAATAAATGTTCTTCGTTAACTACTCTTTTATTATAGTTTAAAGCTAGCTTTCTTGAAGCTGCAATAACTTCTTGCGCTCGGGGTGTAAAGTTGGGTTTAAGTTCCATATTCATAATGAGATACACTAATCTATATCACTGAGTTTCATATAAATTTTGTGATCTAGTATATTTATATTGTTTGCGAATAAAATGTCGTCTCCTTTTCTACCTGTTGTTGTTATAATATTTCCTTTTTGAGGAATAATTCCTCCTGATTCTGTGTATTTTGATAAAGCTTTTCTGTTGCCAAAGTCACCCATCATAATATCCATTGATCCTACTTCGTCTATAATTGTAGCTTTAATATATTCATTTCCGTTTCTGGATTTTCTTTTAATAATATCAAAAACAGTTCCAACAAAGACATCTGACTGATCTTTAGCTAGCTCTCTAAAATCTTGAGTGTCTTTTATGGTGTGATTGTTAGACTTAAATATTGAGTTTAGCTTACATGTGTAGGAATAACCTAATAGTTTATTCTCAAAGTACCAGTTCGCAAAGAGCTCGTGAGATTTATTCTTGTCGTAGATTTTTTTATAAGAATCAAACTTTTTCTTAAATGTCTGGAATCGCTTTTCTGTCATTAGCCTCTTGCCATCGTCCGACATAAGTATTCCTTTTTTAGCGTCTGAAATAGCCTTGAGCAAACTAAAGTTATATTTTTCCCCTAATTGATAAAAGTTTCGCTTCTCCCTCTCTGTTAATAAATTAAATGATTGAGCCTCTAAGACCAGTAGCGATCTATTTGTTTTATAGCTAGATAGGGCTCCTGCTTGAATTAAAGATGAGAGCGCTCCTATATTTAAACCAGCCTGTTTTGCCGCAATAAAAATATCATATTTATTAGGGGTGTCTGAATCTCGAAAGCTTTGTAAGGATTTAAAGGATTTTTCACTAACCCCTTTTATGCTGTTTAATCCAAATCTAATATCTTTTCCTTCTATAGAAAAGTCTATATCAGACCTAGCTAAATCAGGAGGTAGTAGGGAGAATTTAAATCTAGATAGCTCTTGACTAACTTTATTAATCTCTTCTTGAGGGGATGGTTCAAATTTGCTCATTTTAAGTAAAGATAAGAAAAATTCTTGGGGATGTTTGAATTTTAAGTAAACTGTCCAAGCAGAAAGAATTGCATAACTAATACTGTGCGACTTGTTAAACGAATAATTCGCGCTATCTTCCGCCACCCTCCATAGGATTTCTCCTGCTTCTGCGGGCAAGTTATTTTCTTTTATCTTGTCTTTAATTTTTTCTTGCCATTCTGGCATTAATTCTGTCTTTTTCTTTCCTACAATTCTACGCAACTGCTCTGATTCGTCTAAGGTAAAACCGATCTTAACGGCCATTTGCATAAGCTGTTCTTGATATAATGGTATTCCTGCTGTTGTTTGAAGGATTTCATCAAATACTTGATGCACACTTTGACTTTGACCTGTCTCCCTGTAGTCAGTATAATTACTTAAAAAATCAAGAGCTCCAGGTCTTGCTATGGCAATTACTGCGCTAAGCTCTTCAAGATTCCTTGGTTTGATTTTTTTGCATACTCTAAAGTCTGTGTCAGCTTCAATTTGAAAAATTCCTTGTGGGGAAATTAGGTCTTGCAGGCTATCATAAATGATTTTATCATCCATTTTTATATCTTGGGGATCAATCCCTAAAGACTTACAAGTGTTATATATTACACTTAAGGTTCTTAGACCAAGAATATCAAACTTAACTGTTAATTCTGCAACCCAATTCATATCATAACCGCTTATCACATCTCCTTCTGAATTAGTTTGTAGCGGGCAAATGTCTTCAAGTTTTTGATGAGATATTGCTATTCCGCTCGGATGTACTCCAGTATTTTTGTTTAAACCGTGAATTTTTCTAGCTATGTTAATAATATTATTATTTTTTTCTGACCAATCTTTAAATTTTTCACTTTCAATTATTGATTCATCTATTGAAAGAACTTTGCCAAATTTCTTCGGAATAAAATCGCTTACTTCGTTCACCTCTTGCTCTGTTAAATTACCTACTAGTTTGCCGCACTCCTTGATGCATAATTTAGAGCTTAAGGTATTTAGTGTTAGAATTTTACATGTCCTTGCTGGATATTTATCTTCGATATATTTTATTACTGTTTGTCTATGTTCGTATGCGATATCATTATCTACATCCGCTAGTAAACTTCCGTCTAAATAGGTGATTCCATTGTGTTCTGTTTTCTTGGCTCTGCTTTTTGATACAAATCTCTCAAAAAACAAATCGTTTTTTATTGGGTCTACTTGCGTCACCCTTATTAAATATAAAACCAAACTACCTGCTGCAGAACCTCTTCCTGGGCCAGTAGGTATGTTATTTTCATGACAAAAATTAAGAACATCCCAGTTGAGTAAAATGTAATCAATAAAACCTAAATCTTTAAGGATCAGTAATTCTTCTTTTACTCTTGATTTATATAATTTAAGCTTATTGGCATCTATAGCTTTATCCTTTAAGCCTGCTGAGCATAGCGAAGTTAAAAATTGAAAATTGGTTGAGTCTTCTTTGAGGCCTAAAGATTTATACCTCTCTTTTTCAATTATGATTTCTGGTAAACGTACTCCAGGAGGAGAAAAATCCTTATACGTTTCAAATTCTTCAAGGAAACTCATACTTCTACCTCCCATAACTGTTTGTTAAGTACTTGGTGATTAATTTTAATATCATACAGTGCATCATGAAGCTTAGTTGGGTCAAAATCTATCTTGTATTTTTTCGCACACATTTGCAAACTTGTTTTTAGCCCCCTTTCTATGATTTGATTTAAGCTATACTGCCAAGCAATTGTGCTTTTGCTTTGAGGCTTAGTTAATTGTTTAGCAATTCCCTTGGCTAGGCAATTTGTATCTATAGCTCTATTGATATAGCTGTAATCAGGTTTCTTGTTTAAGAGTTTTCTATGTATATTATGAATGTAAACATCAAAGCCTAATATGTTGTGGCCCACTGGAATATAATTTTTATTATATAAGAAAGATTCAAAGTGATCTAAAGCTTTTCTGGGGCATACAGCAAGCTTGTCGTATTTTGATTTTGAGAAACCAGTAATCTTCGCAGCATCTTTAGAAATATTTAAGTCTTCCCAGCGCAAATAGTAATCATGAGTTTCGTGAATTTTATTATTAGAAGCTACGATAAATGAAAGTTGCCAAGGTTTATTTTCTGTACTACCAAGATTTAAATTACAGGTTTCGTAATCAAATATAATATATTTTTGTTGAGAGTTGAATCTTAATAAGTTATTGTTCATTTTTTTTATAATGTTGCAAGTTCAAAGCTCTCTACGCAGAAATCTTGGCTGCCGAAGTGGTCTAGGTTCGGGCACTCTAGCGAAGTCGATTTTGCCCTCCATCCTGACCTATTACATATTAGTTTATAAGTTTGAAAAGCTGAGAAGTCTTCTCTTTTTGTGTAGTAAATTGTTTTAGCGTTTTCCATTTTCATGCTTTGTTTTTTGCAAAATTCTTTAACCTCTTCTTTGATGATGTTATCAAATGGTAATCCGTTTTCTTCTAAGAAAAAAGTGGGTTCTGTAAAATCAAAAGAGGGCATGCATTTTGAAAATAATAATGTATTGTTAAAAATAAAAGAATCATAAAAAGGGATTGAAAGTTTTAATAATTTTTCATTCCATAGTTTTTTTAGATCTTTGATTAAAATACTTTGATTGCCATTAGAGAAAGCTTTTGTGTAGATCTTATTTAATAGCTTGCAACCTTCTCCGTTTTTTGCAAAAACTATAATTTTATGACAATCATTTGTTTCTGCCGAAAGATCTGATTCGCATAAGGAGATTCTTAACCCAAATATAAAGTCTATTTTATACTCCTTGCTGACTTTTGCGGTTTCAAGGAATCCTGTTAAGCTATCTTCTACTAGCACTACTTTTTTTAAATTTAAATCTTTTGCTATGTCGAATATACCTTGTCCTCCACCTAGCCTAAGGATGCTTTTGCCAATACTATAGTGAGATTTAAATAAAGGAATCATATGATACATATCGTATCATGAGACCCATATTTTGTCAAGGATTATCCGAATTAAACTTGTCTAAAATAATTTTTGCCACAGAATCTTTAGAGTCGTTCTCTTCTTTTGGGTTTACCTGCCTACCTATAAGTTGTTCTGCATGCTCTATCGACTTATCAATGATTGTTTTCATTTCTCCACTATAAATAGAATGTTCTTTTATATAATCTGCTATAATTAAAAGATTTTCTATGGCGTTTTTTTGTTTCGTGTTTAGCATTAAACTTGATTACACAAAAAATTATCTAAAGCAACCTCGTCGAATGTTGGTAGCTCTTGAAATTTTATAGGAGCTTGCATGTAGCAACAATTGTCACTGATGTAGGAATTTGATAAATATCTTTTTCCTGGAGGTAAGGCAAAAACAGAAAGGTTTCTATTGTATATACTGCAAATCCCGCTAAAAGAAGAGACTCCATATCTGAATAAAATATCACAAGATATTAGATCGTGTATCACGTGTTCAATTTTTGTGTCATAATGAGTACATATTTGGAATTTTGGATCTTGAAATAGTTCATCGCTAAAATCTAAGTCAAGCTCTTCATTTGAATAGATATTTACATTGATTCTATCTGCCTTAATTTTATTTAACTTTCTAAAACATGCAGGCATAAAAGCAGATGGAGGTTCTCTGATGCCCCACATAGCTTTCTCTTGAGCTCTTTCAGTTATTCCAGACTTAGTTATTAAATGTTTTTTATGTGGGTTTTTTTTACTTCTTTCTTTTGCGCATTTTCGTATATGTATGCATGCCTTAATACCCTTTGTTGAAGAGAAGCTTTTCGAATTTTCTTTTTCTCCCATATAATATTTATACCTTAATTTCGCCAAAAAGGTTTTATCAAATTTTATAGATCGGAAGGCTCCAGAATTTCTTGCTAAAAAAGATGGTATAACCGATTCTCCTATATCTAAAACTCCTTCTTCGTCCTGTTTTCGCGAGCGTTTATCAAATCCTAAATTGAAAAAGTCTTCAAAATGCGAATATTTTTTTGGCAGTGGGGTATGTATGTAGTCTAGATTGTTTAATTGACAATAAGCCATTGCGTATATTCTTGAATATACTTGCATTCCTAACTGGTCTGTTCTTGTTGCTGTTATTTTTTGTGACATATTAAACCTTTAGGAAATCTTTTTTTGACATCCGAGATAGAAGTTTTTTTATCTACTGATAATGATAGATCTAAAACTAGATCGGTATCTATGATTTTGTTTTTTGTATTCTGTAGCGAGAAGAGGTCTGGACCTATTTCTTTGCAATACTTGTAGATTGCTACATCATAATTCATAATTAGAGAGTTTCTTTTTTTATTATTATTTTGCTTTTTAAACCAGTCTTGAACCTGGCTAGGTTTATTGACTAAACTCCATGACTTTTCTCCCATATTATTTGCTCGCATTCTTTTTTCTGCAATTTTTTTAATTAGATAAATTTTTACAGACTTTATTAGATTGTGAAGTAATTTATTGTTTTGATATATTGCTACTCCATTAATGTGTTCCCACTTCGTTTCTGAGCAATAAAGATTTAAACCTTTGTATGTACTGCCCGCTATTAAGAAGTTATTCGATTTTGAGAATGAAACCAATCCATCTAACCAATATTTCTTAAGTGGCAAAACATCTGTTTCTAGAATTAAAAAATAATCATGTGGAAGTTTCTTCATGAAATTTACAGCTCCAAAAAATAAGGCGTTAGGTCCTGCGCTTAATCCTAAATTACTAATCGCTTCTGATTTCCCCCTGCTGGAGTATCCGTCATCTTTGCTGTCTATTTTTAAAAAATGAAACCTTATCTTGTGAGAAATATCTTTTGGTACTAGCTCTGATAATTCAGACGTGTCGAAATGAAAAAAATTATTAAAAATAAAATATATAGTAAAACTGCTATCTCTACTAGGTTTTTTTTCTAAGAAGAGTTTTTGAATAGATTCTGATATACGACCACTTGTATATTCTTTGTGTGTTACTAAGTAAACTAGCGCAAAGTTATTTTGATGATTCATCTTTAATATCTTCGAAGGAATAATTTACAAAAGAATCGTATGCATTCCTTAGGTTGTTTAAATATTTTGGGTTTCCTGAAAAAGGCTCGCACTCAAAAGTCCAAGATGTTTTATAATTTTCATTTGCGTCTTTTGTGCAAAAGAACCCTATAATACTTGAACAATCTTTGAGTTCTGATAATTTAATCTCGTAAATTCCGTTAACTTTTTCATAGTTAATGTTTGATCCGTTATTTTTTTTAACATTTAGTGTTACCTCCTCATTTTCTTTCTCTAATGCTCCTGCAGATAATAATATTTTATCTTTAGTAAACTCGCAAAAAGACAGATTAAATTCATTTTCAAATATGTCAGGTGATTGGGTTGGGTTTCTTCCAGAGAATTCAAGGATGTTAATTTTTAATAAATCTGTTGGTTGTATACCTAGGTTTTCCATATTAATCTCGCAAGAACCTTTTGGGTGCCCCCCATTTTGAATTATTCTTTCTTCTTTAGTGTTGGGGTTTGCTGTGATTTTTAATATGAGATTTGAGTTATCCACTTTACCTTCTCTATTATCTTCCCAGAAAATCTCAGACTTAAATGGTTGAGTTTTTAAATGAAATAGTAATTCGGATTCCTGTAATGGCAATAGCCCTCTTGAGGCGTTCGCATGCTCGTTTACAGACAAGTCTTTGTATAAAAAGTTTCTAAGGTCTAATATGTGAGAAGCCGTAGAGATTAAACCTCTGAATTCTTCCATGCATTTTTCTTTATAATCTTGCAATAAATTTTTTAAAAAACTGTGATATATTGATTGTAGGTTTTTGTTTATTTTAAATAAGTCTTGAAAAAGTTTTTCGTCTTGTTGTCTGAATTTTCCGTCAGACCAAACATTTTCTCCTCCTCTACAATTTTCTTGTCTCCATGGGCCAGCTTTGCTTTGTCCATCTAGATGAATATTGTTTCTACAGGGAAAGATACAACCTCCAAATTTTTCCCAAGACTTAATATCGTTCTCTGAAATTTTTAACAATTCAGCCTGAATGGAGTCTTCCAGGAAGTGAGTAATTTCTGGCTGATAGAAATCATTAACTAAACTTTGAAACTTATCAGTTTTAGTGATACAGCAATTATCTTGATTCCCAAAAGAAATTCTACATTCGTCCCAAGAGCTACCGCTTTTATAATCTTTGTGGCTCTGAATTGGTATGTTTCTCCACCATTCAGTATTCATATCGTCTTTAGTTAACCTTGGAAACATTAAAATGTTTACGAAGTTTGGGAAATTTTTAAGCAAATCTAGGATATTTATATTTAATATTTTATCTGTAAAAACAGTATCATGATTGATTAATAGAACAAATGGTGTCGTAACCTTTTTGTTATCCCACGCTTGTAGATAGTTTTTTGTTAGACCTATATGATTATCTGATTTTATTATCTCTGCTTCTGGTAGATCATCGTCCAGGGAATCTAGGTACTCATAGTACCAAGACTTTTTATGGTCTAAATTGAAGTCTGATTTAGGGTTAATTCCATCTGCACATATAATGAACCTGCAGTCTTTGAATTGAGACGTTTTTATTACAGAGTAATTAAATAAAATCATAGAATTATTTTCATTAAATCTATGAGGGCTTGTTGCGCAAACCACTGTAATTAGATTTTTAATCATTATGCTATAATATGACTTGGGCAAATATTTTCAAAGTGATACTCAATAATTTAAACAAAAAAAATGTAATTTTTATTCATGTTCCTAAGACAGGGGGAGGTTCTGTAGAAAATGTATTGCTGGGTAATTATTTTGAAGATTTTAATGATGAGAACTTTGATTTAAAAAAAGAAAGAGAAAAAATTCACAGCCTTGACAAAAAATGGACTCAGCATTTTACCCTTAATGAGATCGCTTCCTATAGAAATATTGCTGACTTAAGCTCTTACTTTAAATTCGCATTCGTGAGAAATCCGTGGGATAGAATGGTTAGTGAATATCTATATGTTAAAAAAAATAGTGGCTGCGGTTGTAGGGGAAATATAAGAAGAATTCCTAGAACTTTTAACGAGTATATATTGAAAAATTTCAAGTGCAGTTGGAGGAATCATGTTGCCCCTCAATGGCAGTTTGTCTGCAACTCCCAAAAAAAAATATCTGTAGATTTTCTTGGTCGGTTTGAAAATTTTGAAGAAGATCTTAAAAAGGTTTTTCGTATACTTGAAATTGATCAGGATTATAAAATACCTACAGTTAATCAAACTCAAAAAATAAAACAAAAGATATTGAAACCTTATTGGTTATATTACGATAAGCAGACTAAGGAAATTGTAGAAGATAAATTCCAGCAAGACATTCGTATGTTTAATTATCAATTTGGTGGTCCGCTTGATTGAGGGTCGATCTTACATCGTTTATAAAATTAAGATTTAAGGTATCAAGGTCTGTAGTTCTTATCCAACTTGTAATTCTTAAGTCGTCAATTAAAATATTGCATACGTTGCTTAATGTAAACATAAAATTTTTATTTGATGCTGTTAGATTTTTTATTTTATGCTTCTTAGTTAATAAAAGCTCTATAAGATTTCGAGCTTGGCTAGAGTTTGAGCTAAAAAAAGAAAATAAAGATTTATTCATTAGGTGAAAAATAGAATCTGGCTCCCACAGTTCAAAGGATTTATTGAGAAGGTAAATATCTGAAAAATATAAAGGTTCTTTGGTGTTTAGCTCTGCAATAAATACAAGCTTTTTGAATGATTCTAGTTCTTCGCCTAAGATTTCCCTGCCAGCACAAAGCTCTTCGAGAAAATTATGTTTAATAGTTGATAAAAGTTGTGAATTCTTTATTTCTTCTTCCGAACCTATTGATATTTTGAATCCTTTTGCCAGCCAAGAAGTCCGCCAATCATCTAAAAGCTTTTTGCTTTGATTGTGAGCAGGAATAAATGTTGCAATAGTTAGGTCTCTTTTTGCAAGTTCAAAATCAAACAAATTGTTTTTAACCGACTTGTTTTTATAAAAAAAGCTTATATCTTCTGTTTGTTTTATTAAACTATCATAAGTTAATTGGTCAAAGAAGGTTCTTCCTTTAATGAATTCTAACATATTGATCGAATTGTTTAATTTGTATTTGTAATTTTTTAAATCTTCCTCTTGTAGCGTAACTAAATGCTGAGAGTTTAATGCGTAAGAATTATCTATATGAAAGTCTCTTGTTTCGTAATCTAAATTAAAGGTTTTATTAAAACTATGTATCAACATATCGTTTGCTTGAGATAAGTCGAAAACATCAAACTGTTTCAAGATTTGTAAAGCTTCTTCATAGTGAAAAAACTCCACCTCTTCTGATAGCTTTAGGTTTGTTAGAGAGCGAATTATGAAACTGTCTGGAATCTTGTTGGAGTTTAAGAAATCTATAAATGAATCTTTTGAATTCGTTCCAGATTTTAAGTTTTCTGTATATAGAGATTTTGTCTTGTCGAATGGATTCCTTAAAACAGTATAGCAATCTAAGTTGTAATCAAAATCATTAAAGTAACTTAAGATTGATCTTGCGTTACTATTGTAGTCAAATGGGTCGTTACTAATCAATATTGGCCTGATGAAATGCTTAATATCTTTATATACAGTTTTAAAATCTTTTGCTTCTATGGTTGCTTTTGTTTTTTTAAACCCTCTCTTAAAGTTTTTAATTAATTTTTTAGACAAAAAGAAAAAGTCGCAAGTTATAAAAGATCCTTCTTCTTCTTGAGGGAGTTTTATTTTTAAGCAGTAAGGTATAGGGTACTCAAGGTTTATTGGGTTGTTTTCTATTGATAGTGTTGATGTAATAGATTTAATGAGCCAATTTCCTGCAGTTCTTGGTTGTCTTAATAGGAACATACAAGATTTGTCCATTCTTTTTTTATCAGTAAGATAATTAAATTCTCCAGCTTGGTACCTTTCTCTGAATGACTCTAGTTCTTTATATTCTTTTTGATGAATTATAATTGTGTTGGGATGATGCCTCAATAGGTCTTCGTGGGATATGTGGTAATCATTTGGGTCACTAATGTTTGTAATGAAATCAGTATTCAAAAAAGGAGAATCATGTTTAATAATGTTCTTTCCTTGGTTTGTTTTAGAAAATTCGCTCAAAAGTATGTCAAAATTTATGCACCAATTTTTTTCATCTATTGATCTTTCGTTATAATTCTCGCACTCTTTAACGAAGTCTATTAGCATTTTATCGTTTTTATAAATTGCAATTCCATTTAGGTGGTCTTTGTAATTTAATACGTAGTGCCATGGCTGGTGCCCTTTATATTTACTTCCAGCTATTAAAAATTTTTCTTTATTAATGTATTCAATCATGTAGTCAAACCAATGTTTTTTTATTGGATGACTGTCGTGCTCAACCATAAAAAAGAACTCGTGATCATGATTGTTAAAGATTAAATCTATTGCTCTGTAGAAACCTAAATTTGGCCCAGAAGCACCTCCGAGTATAGGTAGGTTTTCTGGTTTTTCTGATTCTTTATATTTTATTGAACCTTTTTCAAATTTAATTAAGTGTTGACGTATATATACATCTTCCTCTTCGGGTATTTTTTCATCAATTAAGTAAATTTTATTTATATTTGGGTGAGATTCATAAATTAATAAATCTTCATAATTTTCAATTGGACCCTTGTTGAAACAGAAAAACCAGTCAAATTTAAAATCTTGAGAGGGAACTATTGATAAGTAGCTTTCTAGGAGCTTGTGCAAATCTCCATTCTTATGTTCAAAGTCGGTACAGGGATCGAATACAGCTAATTGTTTTGTATGGTTCACATATATTATATGTGTTAAAATTTATTTTTACAATTCTTGATTGAAGAAATTAAGCACGATAAATTATTATAGTCTATACTTTTCGTATTAATATTGCATCCTTGATTGCCTATCGTAAATCCGTATTCCTTTTCTTCTAATAAAATTAGATCGTCTATGAAATCATATGCTCCATAGTTTTTCAACCAGTCTCTATAAAAAGTTCTTGTTCCTTTGTTGCATTTTAATAGAACACTTTCAAATACAAAGCATTTTGCATACAATGTTAAGTCTCTAAAGCAATAGATTTTGCTAGGGGGCTCACTTAGGTAAGCATCTATAATCAACTTGGCAATTTTACTCGTAGGTTTTTCCAATATCCCATTCGAGATTTTGCTCTAATTCTAGTTGTTGTAAGGGTCTAAACCATAAAGATACTGTATAATCTTTTCTTCTTAAATCTCCAGCTACTCCTTGAAATGTAAATAAATTTGTCTCTGCTACCGAAATAGATCTAAATTCTGGCTGTTCGAATCCGATATAGTCAGAGCATCGCTCTACTAGATTCCATATCAAGTATCTGACATCATAATTATCTTCTAATGGATTTAGGGCTTCTGGGGAATGTGTGAAATTTGCTAAAGGAATATAAATTCCTGATTCGTTAGAGCCTAAAGTAATACTACTTGAGCCACTAATAAATGTTGCTGGGTGAGAATTGATTTCTGTAGTTCCAACTCCGTTTGGCCCTGGAAATAGTCCTGTAATATCGTAAATACTTGGCATAGTTTTTATGGTTTATTGTTAAATGTTATTTATATTGTTTAGATTTTGTATACCCCATTTTTTTCATCTTATCGTGCTCAGCCTTTGTCTTGGCTGTATAAGCTTTTCCCTCTTTATTATACATTTTACACTCTTTGAATCCTTCTTCCGCTTTTGATTCTTCTTTTTTCTCTTGAGCTTTTTTCCAGGATTTAGAATCTGGCCTGTCTTTATCTCCTGGTTTTGCTGCTTTATATTTTTTACCCATTCTTTTTTTCTTATCTCTTATATTATCCCATAGTCCGCGCTTAGCTTCTGATTCTTCTTTTTTTTCTTCAGATTTTTTACCTGACTCTTTCTTGTTGTCGGGTTTTTTGTTTTTGCCTTGGTTTTTTAGGATCTTTTTTTGTATTGCGGGTGGCAATTTTTTTTGCTTTTCTGAGAGTTCTGCTTCTGATTCATCTAAGAACGTAATAACTTCATCATCCGTCATGTCGGAACCTTTTGTAATCTTGTTAACGCTTTTTCCTGACCACATCCTGCAGCTCCAATATCTAGCCTTCCATTTTGGCCCAGGATTGCTGCAATTATGCCTAGCTCTAAAGGATTTTTTTCTTGCTGGATTGTCTCGCTTTATAGACATATTAGGGTCTCCGAAGTTTACCTTGACTACGTTACCTTTTTCGTTTTTAACGTAAACCGAAAACTTTTTTGGTCCCCCAGAAGTTCTAAAAGGTTTATTTAGTGACTTACCTTTGTTTTTTTCTTCTGCCCACGCCTCCATGGTTATTACTTCCTCTGAACCCTCGGTTTCGCAGGCGTAACATTCCATATATTTAATCTGTTGTGAGAAATCTAATTCCATATCTTATATGTTTACACAAAAAAGCCGCCAAATGGCGGCTTTTTATGATTAAATTTTAATTAATCTTTTTTACAACAGTTGTTGTTTAGTAACCCTACAATTAATAAGAGGGTAACTAATCCAGCGAGGCTAGCTCCTGGACCGACAAAACCAGAGACAATTGCCTGTAGGTTTCCGATGACGTTCATTCCTGCAGCTTCTCCGAAGACGACTTGAGCTACAATAAGCAAGCCTACGATTGATACTAGTAATCCGAAAAGACCACTAATTGCAGTCTTGAGTGTTTTGATGATGTTTTCCATAATATTATTAATTAGTAATTAAAAGTTTACGTTAAGAGCGATTCCAAATACATTATCTTCAAGAGATAAATCAGAATCAACATAGTCATATGTTAACTCAATATCTGCTGATTCAGAAATGCTAACAGATGTTCCTGCGCTAAGAACATAGTAAGTCTCATCCGTTGTTTCTGTCAGGTCTGTATAGCCATATAAAGCTCCAAGGCTCACGGTAAGGTCTTGCAGGGTGACATCGTGAGATACGGAACCTTCAAAAGTATAAAGGTCGTCGTCAGTATCTCTTGCAATGTATAGGTTAGGATTTAAAACAGAGCTAAATCCAGCTTCTACAGCTACGTCTAAATCTGCGTCTCCATTAAGAGCTTCAAAATGCTCAAGTCCGACGTACAGGTTAAGAAGTTCTCCTAATTGTACTCCTGCGCCTCCTTTGATGAGATATGTATCCTCTTCCACGCCAGTTGGCTGATTAGAGAAAACGGACCCGCTTAACTCAAGACCAGAAACACTTGCCGAATAACCTGCAGACGCTTGAAGAGCTTCTGCTGAAACAAGAGCTCCTCTTCGTACATAATCCGAGGAGTAACCCAGAGAAGCTGCTCCTGCTCCAAACAGGCATACGTTAGAAATCAAGGCCAAAAAGGCCGTAAGTATAGTGATTTTTGTTTTCATAATAAAAATAAAGTATATTCTAGACTAGCGCTTGTAAATTTCTATTTTTAAATTCTTTAATTGTTTGTATTACTTGTCTATCTACAGGTTCTAAAGTGTGTAATAATTCTATTTTAAATATTCCTTGTTCTGTATGTTCTTGGCATAGATTAACTTGTGGGATTGAGTTTAATTCAATAACAAAAAGATGAAACTCAATATCTGTGTTAATAACTTTTTTGAATTTAAACATTTCTATGGGTAATTCGATTCCAGATTCTTCAATTAGTTCTCTTCTAGCTGTTTCTTCTGGACTTTCTCCAACTTCTATTGATCCCGCGAAAGGAGACCAGTAACCTCCGTAACTTACTTTTATTCCTTCCCAGAAATAAATTCTCTTACATAACAGAACTAAATTGTCAGAAATTAGAACTACCCCCGCAGCGCTCATTAAAAGTCGTCTTCTAAAGATCCGCTCTGCTGATATTCTCTAACTCTTCTCTCGAAAAAATTACCCATTGCTTGAACGTCTACTACTTCTCCGAGCCAAGGAAATGGATTATTGTCGCTTGGGAACCTAAAATCTAAACCAATTGATTCTAGCCTTCTATTGCCGATAAAGTGCATATAGTCTACAAACATGTCAGCATTTAATCCAAGTATTCCAGTAGGAAGAACGTCGTGCGCATAGGCAATTTCTAGCTCTACTGCTTTTTTAATATGTTCAACGAACTCGTCTTGCATTTTTTGAGTCCATATAGAAGGATCTTGTTCGATGATTTTCTTAATAACATATGTTCCAAAAGCTATATGATTTGTTTCGTCTCTTAATGTATATTTTATTTGATCTGAAATGCCTTGAAGTTTATTTTGGCGACCTAATGCTAGAAGCATAGCAAAACCACTAAAGAAAAAGGTTCCTTCGCATACAATCCAGTAGGTTAAAAAATTTCTTAGTAGCTCTTGCTTGCCCTCTTTTGTTGCATGATTAAAGCCTTGTCTATTAACGTCCGTCGTAATATTCATTAAGAAATCATCCTTGGCTTTTATGCTTTCAATATTTTGATAAGCTTCGTAAACCTCTTTAACGTCTAGATCTAAGCTATCACATATATAAACTATCGTGTGGTTGTGAAGGCTTTCCTCAAAGCCTTGACGCATGATGTACTGACCGCACTCAGGGTCAGTAATAAATCTAGCGGCCACAGTAAAAAGATTATTGCCAACCAGAGACTCAGATCCAGCAAAAAATCCGAGACAGCGTTTAACAAGTAGTTTTTCATCATCTGTAATTTCATTATTTTTCCATTGTTTAATATCGTTTTGCATAGATATTTCTGTAGGCATCCAGTTGTTTGCACAGCTTTTTAAAAATAAATCCCATACATACTTATGTTTGTGGGGAAGTATTTGATTAACGCCTCCAAGTTCTTTACCTAAAATTTCACCAGTTTTTTCTTTCATATTAATATATAACGATTATAACACGATTAAAGACCAATAACAAGAAAAAAAATTAAACTTTAATTCCTGTTACGGTTGTGGGTCTAAAGCCTACGTCATAGGTATCGTTAATTGTAGTTAATTCAGAAGTCATTCCGAAATTATACAACTTGCTAAATAATTCTCTGCCCGTATGATTTTTATAATAAAGCTCGTCTTCAGTTCGATTTGCTGAAAGAATGCTTTTTATATTACTTATCCATGTAGATAAATTAGATTGTAACTCTGATTTTGTTGCAGAATGTATTCTATTATTTAATTCGACTAGATCCATGTATTATATATACACGAATTTTTACTCATTGACAGCTCTCACATTCGCCGCCATTTTTCATAGCCTCAATACTGCAAGCTGTAGCTTCTTTGCTTTTAGGCGAACTATCAGTGTTGGATTTTTCAACCTTAGATGCAGCTCTATTTCTTAGGTAATAAGTTGTTTTTAATCCTTCTTCCCAGCATGCTATATATATGTCATTTAAGTATTTAAGGGATGTAGATTTATTATAAAGATTAAAACTTACCGCTTGGTCGATCCATTTTTGGCGAACTCCGTTTGCTTTAATTAATTTAAGCATGTCTCTGTCGAATGCTGTTTTATACTTATCTATAATGTTTTCTGGTATTACTTCGCCAAGCAAGGATAAATCTCCATCTGCATTTTTTACCATGGCAGAAACTTCAGGAGACCAGAGTCCTGCATCTTTCATATCTTGAACGAAATGAGGGTTTGTGATGTAAAAGTTTCCACTTTTGTTTTCATATACAAATAATACTGAGAAGTTTGGTTCAATGCTTTGTTCAACTCCATTAATATAACCAATTGTAGCTGTTGGAGCGATTGCCATAACATTACTATTTCGCATTCCATTTTCTGCAATGCTCTTGCGAACTACATCCCAGTCTAGCGAAGTCTTTGTTTCGAAATCTTTGCGCTTATACTTCATTAAGTCTGCGTAAGAATCTATAGGTAGTTTATCTTGACTCCATAAAGAACCTTCAAAAGTTTGGTATTTACCTTTTTCTTTTGCTAATTTAGAACTTGCAAGAATAGCATGGTAAGAATAGAATTCAAAAAGTTTATCGTTAAACTGAATTGCTTCTTCGCTATCTATGTTAATGTTCATTTTATGACAGACATCATGAAATGCCATTAGACCTAAACCTATTGGCCTGTGCTGAAGATTGCTGTTTTCAGCTTCTTCCGTAGGGTAAAAATTTAAGTCTACTACGCTGTCTAAAGCCCTGATCGCTGTATGTATTGTTGATTTTAATTTTTCGTAATCTAGGGTATTATCTTCTTTTAGGTGGTTTAATATGTTTAACGATCCTAAATTACAGACAGCCGTCTCACCTGTTTTAATTTTTTTACCTTCTTTATATTTTGATGCTTTTGTATGGAGGGTAATTTCGGTGCATAGATTACTACTATGCACTACTCCTTCGTGTTGGTTTGTATATCTAATATTGCACGGGTCTTTAAAAGTATTCCAAGGGTGGGAGGTTTCGAAGAGAACTTTTAACATTTTTTTCCAAAGTTCTTTTGCTGGTATTTTGCGCCAGTTATCTACGCGCCCATTTTCAGCTAAATCTATCAACTCGTTGTAAGCATGGTCGAATTCTTTGCCAAATAGATCATGTAGTTTTGAGTCTTTTGGATCGAAGAAATACCAATCTTGCTGGTTTTTTACTCTCCTCATGAATTCGTCAGGAATCCAAGATGCTGTATTCATATCGTGGCATCTTAATCGATCATCCCCCGTATTTCTTCTTAAGTTTAAGAAGTCTTCAAAGTCTAAGTGCCAAGGTTCTAGATATGCACAACCTGCTCCTGGGCGCTTTCCTCCTTGATTAACTGCAACTAAGAGATCGTTGTATATTTTGAGCCAAGGAACAAGACCGCTAGAGATACCATTAGTTCCCTGAATATGAGAACCTGTAGAACGAAAAGGGGTAACATCAAGACCAAGACCACCAGCAAACTTTGATTTTCTAGCTTCTTGCCAAGCTCCGTCAAAGATACCGTCAATACTGTCATCAAAAGTATTAAGATAACAGGAACTAAGTTGTGAATGTGTGGTTCCACTGTTGAAAAGGGTTGGGGTTGATGAGGTATATAAAAATTGACTAAATAGATTGTAATATTTTATCGCCCACTCTTCTTTATTTTCTTCATTAAGAGCTAATCCCATAGATACACGCATCCAGAAGCTTTGTGGAGCTTCCATAATTTTTCCATTTTGTCTGATAAAATATCTATCTGTAAGTATCTGTATGCCTAGATATTTAAAAGACTTATCTCTTCTTATTTTTAACGCTTCTGAGAGTTTAACTAAATCGTAATCTAATAATTTTGGATTTAAGAAACCTTCTTTTACTAGTTTTTTAATATTCTGGATAAAGCTTTTTCTGTATTGAAGTTTAAAGGTGTCTGAATCAACACCTTCTTTAAATACTTTCTTGTATACTGTGTTTAAAAGCAAGCTTGCTGCCGCGAAAGAATAATTTGGTTCTTTTTCTATTTTTTCTCTAGCAGAAAGAATTAATGCTTTATCTATATCAGAAGTTTTTATCTTATCAAATAACTGTAATTGGGCATCTAAAACTACTTCGCTAGCTGATACGTGATCTATGCCTTCGCATGCTCTTTGCGCGCATGCATTAATTTTTTCTACATTAAAATCTTCTAATCTTCCGTTTCTTTTTTTTACGTTCATGGGGGTGGTCATTTATCTTTGTACACGGTCATTTTGTGTTGTGTTTTTTGTTGCTAAATTTGTTAAAAGAAATAAGTATAACACTTATTTTTGTGTACTGCAAGTTCTAATTTATTTTGTTAATAACTTGTAATGCTGCGCCTATAGCTTGATGCATATCTATATATTTATAAGTTGCTAATCTACCTAGAAATATCACATCTTTTTTGTTTTTAGCGAGCTGTTTGTATTTTTGATATAGCTCGGCGCCTTCTGTGAAATTTTTAGGATAAATGGGCTCATTTTTTCCTGGAACGTATTCTTCTGGGTAGTCTTTTGTGAGTATAGTATACTCAGGACGTTGATCTAAGAACACAGAGGAATCAGAAGTTCTATTAAATGGTTTTTTATTACATTCATTAATTACTCCACCGAGATCAAAAGAAAATTTATCATTATCTCTTTTTGATTTTTTATGTACAAATCTTAAGGATCGATATGGTAATTCACCTAGTTGAGAGTCAAAGTATTGAGATATTGGTGCGGTCCAGATAGTTAAATCTCCTTTAAGGTTTTTCCACGCATCCCTGTCTACAGATAAATTTACTTTAATTCCATCAAGCATGGCATTAAACATTGAGCTATAACCGTTTATAGGTATGCCTTGGTACTTTGATGTAAAATACCTATCATCATAATTATTTCTTTTATTCGCTATCCTACCTGATATTGATTTAGGGAGGTTTTCCCAAGGTATTCCCCAGTGTCTTTCTGAATAGTCTTTAAAAATTAAATCTATAATTTCTTTGCTATTTAAATCTTTACCTATTTGATCTATTGTTTTTTTGCTAAAAGGTATAGAGATTAAACCTTCTTTAGTATTCGCTCGTGTTTTATGTACATAATTATTAAATTCAGAGTATCTATTTACGAATTCCCATACTTTTTCGTTACTAGTGTGAAAAATGTGGCATCCATACTCATGAACCATAACCCCTTCAAGTTCATGGTCGTAACAATTTCCTCCTATATGATTTCTTGTCTCAAAAATTTCTACTTTATGACCTTTTTCTTTTAGTTTGATAGCTGCAGTGACTCCAGAAAGACCACAACCTATGATATTAACCTTCATAAATCAAATTCATCTTGCTGTTTGGTCCAATGGGGGCAGCCTTTATAGTGCTTCTTAACTATTGTATCAGAGTCTCTCTTTAATTCATTAAGATTTGATTCTTCCATAGATGTTTTAATTAAGTCTCCTTTCTCGTTAGTTAATTCAAAATAATTATACGGAAATTTATAAGGGCAGTGCCACATCTTTGTTCCATCTTTCTTTAGTTGCCCTGGTTTTTTAGCGAATCCACAAGATAGGGGGCCTCCAAAACTTCCATCAGAAGGGTAATCTTGTTTTGCTGCAAGGTTGGATTTCGCATTTTCCTCCGTAAAATTATCTACTACCTGCTGGATTTCAGTCAAGAAAAATTCAAAACCTTTGAGTTCCGCTTCTCTAATGTTTGATATATTAACAACCCCTTCTCCAGTTTCTCCTAGCATATCATTATCTAAGTTGAATTTCAGAAATAAGAACTCAGCGTCTCTGTTTTTAATTTTGGGGTACAACTTACTTACAGCAAGAGTATACATTAAAGCTTGAAGGTTATCGGTAATATCCTTTCCTACAAAAACTTTTTTACTTGTTTTAAAGTCTCTTATTATTGCCAGAGATTGCTTTTTATACAAAAATAATTTATCGATAAAACCTCTAATAGAATACTTGAAGTTTTCTGAATCTTCTTTTATTAAAAAAGATTTCTCTGAGATTGCTTCTGACGGTTTTTTGCTTGTATCTCCAAAAAAATCATACCTTAATCCGTTTAAAATCATATCGTTAATTAAGGTTAAATTTTCTTCATCATCTACATCTAGCGACTTAGATAAAGTTTTAATGTATCTACTTATCGCTTTATTCTTCCAAATTGTTCCGCTTTTAATTATAGAGTTATAGTGTTTTTTGTGCCTTGGATTACCTAAGCATTCAAAAAGTTGGTGACAGACTGTTCCTCTTGAAGCTCCATCGTTGGAAATGTCTGGAAGTTTTAAGTGGTAGTTGCACCAGTAGGACCAAGAACAACTTTGTAAAGTTTTAATTTTGCTCGCTGAGAGTGGAGACATTTCTTTTTTCATGTTAAAGTTTTTTTTAAATTATTTAGCAACGCTTTTGAGAAACCGCTATTGTTCTTGCAGTACTTAATTATATAAGGTCTTTGATCTTTATCAAAAATGTTTTCGAGCTTATTATTAAAGCTATTGTAGTCTTCTTTGTCCATGTCTCCGAAGTCATTTTTTGTTGGTAAGCAAATTTTAATTTTAGATTGATCGAAGTAGGATAATAATTTGAGGTAATTTTTAATTGAGCCGTGCAGACCTCTATTGCTGGAAGACTCAGAGTCATTATTGAATGAAAGAATAATCTTTTGCGGGTTTATTGAAATTAAAAAAGTTATTAATGCTGGAGAGACATCCAAGCCGAAAGTCACTAGGCAATCATGACTCGAATTAGTTTTTATTGATAACATATCTCCCACGCTCTCTACTAGTAAAACTTGAGAGTAGCCTTTGTTTTTTAGATTAAAATGCGGGTAAATCCAATTGCTTTTTTTCCCCACGTGTTTCCATTTAGGTCTACCATCTTTATTTGACATATCTCTTCCTGCGAAACCATGAATCTGTTTGTATTCATTTCTAATTGGGAATACATATCTCTGATACATTTGCCCTTTGGTTGCCAGCCCTGAGCTAATTTCTTGTAATAAATCTTTTGAAACTCCTTTTGATTCATAAAATTTATAATGAGGTAATAGGTCATTAAGACATAGGTCGCTATAAATATCTTCAAAAGAGAAAGAAGATATTTGCTTATTAATGAATGCTTCATTGGTTTCTTCGTTGTTGAGTATGGATTTTAACTCTTCTTGGGATAAATCATGATTGCTTTTTTTAACTAAGGCCGAGAATGGCAAAAAACCTGAATCTTCTACATAATCTTTCCATACCCCTGAGTTTTTATAAATTTGTATAGCTGTAGGGTTATCTCCATCTCTAAAGAGAGCTGAAGTTTGCCAGTATTCACCCCTATCGTTTAAGTTATAACCAAGTGTTTCAAGAATTGATTCAAAATCTACATCTGTTTTCTCTGAACTCATAAGTCGAGAGAAAACTCTTCGTCGTTAGAAGCTAATGATACATTGCTAGAATTTTGATAGTCTACCATATCCTTCAGATCTCCTACGTCTTTAATGTCAAAATTATTAAGCTCTAGGTTGATATAGTTCTTCTTTTTTCTTCCGTCAGGAAGCTCTACTTCGTTTAAAGCTCTTTGTGCGTCCTCCCCTAAAAACCTATTCTTAAAGCATATTAATTTGTGTGTGCCAAAACCCTCTGGATCTTCTGCTAGTTCATCAATTGTCTTTTTTCTTAAGGAAAATAAGTGAGAGCTGAATTGAGTGATTTGATCTGAAAGCGAAACTATGCTTTCGTCGTCAACAACATTTTCTGAATTCCTATTATTGGTTATACCCAACCTATTTGATTGGACGCTAGTGAGCATTCCTATTACTGGACCATCTTCAAATACTATTTCGTCTTGAATGAAATTTTTAAATTTTGTTACCATATCTCCTACTAACTGCCAGTGCGACAAGTTGTTGCTGTTTTGCTCTGATGTTGTTTTTATGTAATCGAAACTAAATATCATTTTATTTCCCCTGCCCACTTTAGAAAAATAGAATCTACGCATTGTATTTATCATTTGGTCGACCGACTGGCCTGCTACGTTGTAATAATATAATTTCATATTCTTTACTTGAGGCCAAACTTTCCTTACTTTATCTACAAATTCTGGATTCTGTCTCCAAGAGCCAGTCTCAAGATAATGCATTGGCACTCCAGATAGGGCAGCGCACTGCCTCATCATTATTTCTTCTTCGCTCATTTCTCCATTATCAAAATGAAGAACTGGAACGTTATCATATTTGAGTGAAACCTTAGTGCAGTAATCCAAACAGAACGTGGTTTTCCCTACTCCAGATCTAGAAACTATAACAGTGATATTTCCTGGCCTTAATAGGGACCCATATAGGTTATTGATACTCTTGTGTGGACCCATTAATCCGAATTCGGTCTGAGGGTTATTACCTCTCTCTTCTATTATTTGCTCCATTTTATCGAAGATATTCTCTGGAGTCTGACTTTTTCTAAAATATAAATCTATTCTGGAGTTATATTTCGAATCTGCAGTATCAATAATGTCATCGAATGTTGAAGAAGTGCTTATCTTCTTCATGGAGTTCGCCACATTTAGCGCCGAATTGAGTATTTCATTCCTAACTGTGAATTTTTTCAGGTCTTTCGCTATGTCCACGATGGATGATTCCGATATTTTCCTCATGGATAAAGATTTTATGAAGTCTGTAGGATTAATCTTGTTTGCGAAACTAATCTTTAAGTCCTTTACTCTTTGGGCGATTAGTATGTCATCAACCGCATCTCCAGCTTCGATACATTGCTTTAGTATCTTGAAGATTGTTTTGTTCAGTCCTTCGTCGCTAGCTCTAAAGTCATCTTCTTGTATGAAATTAGATATTTGAAAAAAACTGTCTGGGTATTTAAGTATACCCGCTAATAAATGTTGCTCGAGTTCGTGTGAAAATATCATTAAGAAGTAATATACCAAATACTTCTTAAAAAGTCAAGGGTATATTAACCTTCTAGACCCCCACCTTCGCTTTCTTCTAAATCTATAAGGTATCTTTCTAGACCTTTTCTTAATCCTAGGTCTATGATTTGGCTATCTGCTTTATGTATAACCATGACTTCTCCGCCTTGGGTTACATATGATAAGCAAAATCCTCGGTCTTTTGTGCTTGATCCTGTGAAGTCGTACAACCTTTCAAGCAAGCTTGTAGGTATTGCAAATTCTTCAATTTTTTCTGGATCAAATTCGTCTGGGTCAAAATTATCTTTACTCATATTAATATTACACCTTGTTTTTTAAATAGTTGTTTATTTATTTTGTCTTCTGGATAGATTTCGATTAATTTTATATCGTTGATTTCGCAGAAAAATAGTTTGTCTTTATCTCTTTTTAGTTGAGAAATAAAATTTGCTTTGTTATTATTATGAAAGAACGGGGTGTATTTTGTATGTTGTTGCCCTTGCACTTCTATTGCTATATTCTTAGAAGCATTAAAGAAGTCAAGACTTAATTTTGTTCCCGCTATTGGAAATTCCTCAAAAACTACATGAGAGTTCCAGAATGAATACAAGAACTCTTTGACGGAAAACTGAAACTTGCTCAAGCTTTTTCCTTCCCATTCAATTAAATACTTTTGAGGTTTTTTAACAGATCTTATTGCGCCATGAATAGTCTTAAACTTCATTAAATGCTTGAAATTAAATTATTTATAAATTTAAGCAAGAAGTCTTGTACTTTATTGTCTTCTTCTATAAGGTTTACTAATTTTTGTTCTCCCTGTATTTTTTCTGGAAGTTCAATTTTTTTATCTTTAGCTGCGACTAATAAATCTTTATCAAGGTTTATCCAAGAACCTTTTTGTTCTATCAGACCCCATATTCTTAGCATGTCAAGCAGTTCTTTCTCTACCCATATGCTCTTTCCGTCTGTCATGCCATATCTAATTGGGTACCTAACTGATGCATTTGTTTTTTCGTTAATACTTTTCCTAAATTTAATTTTACATATATGACCTATTGGGTTTCCTTTTTCATCTATTCTTGATGCAGATGGATTTTCCCAAATTATATCATTAGTATATCTTTCTTCAAACTCTAGGATATAATTAGCATAATGCTTTACTGCATTTCCCCCCGCTTGCTTTGTTTTTGGTCCACCTCTTGATGCGTAAGGGTTAGAGGATACTTCAATCCTGACTTGAGAGGTTAAGATCATGACGTGGTTTGACTTCATGATAGGTAAAACCATTTTCTTTAAAAATACAGAAGTAATTAAAGCTCCTCCTGCTACTTGCTCGCTCTCTACGAAAGGTTTGTGGTAATCGTTTTCCCTGCATAAAGCATCGACGCTATCTATGATAAAAAAGAATTTTTTATTATCTTTATTTTCCGAGACAAGCATTCTAATTAACTCAAACACCTTCTCGAACACATTACAATCAAACACGAAAAACTTTTCTTTACTAATGTCTATACCTGAGCGCTTAAGCGACTCTGGGGAGAGCCTACCCTCACTTCTGATGTAAACAACCATGCCATCCTTTGGGAATAGTTTTTGAAAGTTTCTGGCAAACATCATAGCGCAACTGGTTTTTCCACCTTCGTTAATCCCTGTAAATCTATGAACCCCAGCAGGCAAACCTCCGTCGAGCGCTAGGTCTAAGTTTAAGCTCCCACTAGGAATCTTATAATTTAATTCTTCGTGATGATTGAAGTGGAATTTTTTATTTTCTTTCGCGTTTAAAAAATCGTCTATTAGTTCTATTGTTCCGCTCATTTTAAAAATTGTCTTATTGTTAAAGGAGGTTCGTCGAAGCTCTTATCCTCTCCTACCTTGTCTCCCATTTTTGGTTTTGGTTTATTTGGTACTTTATAATTATACTCGTTGAATCTTTTTTTTAAGATTTTTTTTCCATATTCTGAAATAAAAAATGCTAGGCTATCGTATTTAGTTTGGAAGGATAGAGTTTCCCAAAAGCTATCATTATTAAACTCAATTAATAAGTTGTTGAGCATTTTCATTTCTCTTGCCCAAAAAGGTCTTTTTTGCGCTTTGGGTACTATAACTAGGTTAGTAATAATATTTTTTTTATTCAACTTCACCCTAATAATATAGGGTAAATTGCGCGCAATGTCAAGAAGTTATTACTGATTCCAATGGTTTCTTCCCGCACCTTTTTTTGATGTATCCGATTTTTTGTTTAATTCTTTTAGTTTTTTAATTTCTTGTTCGAGCTTGTTTTTTCTTTTGATTATATCTTTCTCGATTTGATCAAGTTCTTTATGTTGCGTAGATTTCAAGTTTTCATTTTGCTCGGTCATATAGTCGCTTGCTTGATCGATGTGTTTTTTATAATCTAGCTCTAGAGATTTTAATTTTTCTTCTGCCCGCTCTATCTCTTGTTCTAATGCTGTTGCTTTTTTAATTTTTCCGTAGGAGGATGTTAGTCCGTGAACAGAGATTACTATAAGTACTACAGCTAGAGGATCGAATACAAAGATTAAACATATTATTACAAACCTTATTGCTGTTCCGAGAGATACAGTTTTGTCGAAAAAATCACCTATCATTTCTACAATGTATTTTACTGGCCCAACTTCAACCTCTAGTTCTCTGGATGAATTTTCATAGTCAAACTTATCTAATGATAATTTGTCAATTGCTTCTTGGGCATTATCTATTTTTTGCTGAGCTTTATTAATGTCTTCGCCTTGACCTGTTGTTCTTTCTATGATTGAATTTTGAAGTTCTTTGATTTTATCTGTAATTTCTTTTATATTGCTTTGGTTTGTGGTTTTTATTTCCTGAATAGAGTCTTCTGCTGATGATATTTTTTTATTTAATTCTTCTATTATTGGCGCTTGGATTATTTTCTCTGCCTCTATCTTCTTTTTGTTATTAGAGAATAAACCGTTTTTACTTTCTAAGTCAGATATTTTTTTATTTAATGTTTGGAATTCTGTTCTCCATCTCTTTATGTTTGATTCTTCTTGTATGATAGATTCTTTTGAGATATTATTTAATTTTGAGATTCTTTCTTCTTCTTGCTTTATGAAAACGGCTATTTTATCTGTGGTGTTTTCTGATTGATCTCTTCGAGAATCAATAATTTTTTGCGCGTCAGCGATAATAAATTGTTGCCTTTCGATTTTATTCTCTATTTGACTTAATTTAGCGGCTTCTTTATCTGCCTTAGCTTCATGAACGACATAGGCTTTACTTAAGAATCCAAATATTCCCATACTGGTTATAAACATCAATACGAATACTGAAGCTATTAGGTATAATCTTACTACCTTGGATAACGAGTCCCATTTTCCATGAAGCCATAGCGCAGCAATGATTTTTCCTATTTCTAGCACTGAACCCATTAGTATTATGGCTCCTTCTGCTCCAGGGAACATGGTTGCTAGGCCGATTATGCTAAAATATGCAGCCGTAATGGAAATACATAAGGCTGTTATGACTGTTATTATTGATAGTATCATATTTAATACTACACTTTAATAGAATCTAAAGGAATAATGTGTCGTCTCTACTTTGAAACTTTTCGGGTCGATTATAGTCATCCTCTATTCTGATGATATCATCTTCGCCAAAGTAGGTGCCTGTTTGAACCTCAATAAAAATTAAATCATTTTTAGAGTCTTTATTTTCGACTCTATGTTTATCTTTACATGCAATTAGTGCGGTTGTGCCCTGTTGGTAATCTTTGATTTCGTCATTTAATGTGATCGTTGCAACCCCTTTAATGATTGTCCAAGCTTCTTGACGCTTAAAATGGTATTGGTAACTTAGTCGTTGTTTAGGTTTTACAATTATTCTCTTAACCTTGCAAGTTTCTGATTCGAATAGGATTTCGTACCTTCCCCAAGGTCTAATTGGGCCATTTGGATTTGAGTTATCTATTATAGCCATCTTTGTTTTATATGATTATATGTTCGAAGTAAAGCTTCTTCTAGTGAATATTTTTGCTTAAATCCTAATTCTTTAATTATGGTATTATCCATTTTTTTTCTCATTGTTCCGTCTGGTTTGGATGGGTCGAATTTTAAACTACCCTTGAAACCGACAACCTTAAATATTGTTTCAGTTAATTCCTTAATACATACTTCGTCGTCAGAACCAATATTTATATGGCTTATATTTTTTTTGTAAATATCTTTAGCTTCGACCTGTTCTATGCACATTTGAAGTGCTCGAGCTAAATCTTGGACATATAGAAATTCTCTTAATGGTGTGCCAGATCCCCATACTTCTATCGATTTAGCGTTACTAATTTTTGCTTCATGAGCTTTTCTTATTAAAGCAGGTAGTACGTGAGATGTTTGTAGATCAAAGTTATCATTTTCTCCAAATAAATTGCAGGGCATAACTGAATAAAAGTTGCTATTGTACTCGCTAAAATAACTTTCACACATTTTTACGCCAGCTATTTTTGCAATAGCATATGGTTCATTGGTTTTTTCTAGTGGGCCAGTAAGCAAGTACTCTTCTTTGATTGGTTGAGGGCATTCTTTAGGGTAAATACATGAAGAGCCTAGGAATATTAATTTGTCCACACCTACTGCATGGCAAGCGTGAATTATATTACTTGCTATAGCTAAATTATTGTATAAGAATTGGCCTTTAAAGGTGTTATTTGCATGTATTCCTCCTACTTTTGCTGCGCAAATTACTACCACATTTGGTCTTTCTTGTATTATGAAATCATTAGTTTGGGATTGACTAGTTAGATCTACTTTTTTTCGATCGGATACAACTAGATTTTCGTAGCCCTGAGATGATAGTCTACTCAGTAGAGCACTGCCAACCATTCCTTTGTGGCCAGCTATGTATACTTTTTTATCTTTGAAGTCTGACGTCATTTTCAATCATTTTTTTAACCAACCCAGTAAAGTCAGTTTTTCTTTTCCAATTTAATTCTGACTCAATTTTAGTTGGGTCTCCTAATAGTTCGTCTACTTCTGCTGGTCTGTAGAATTTTTCATCTACCGAAATGATTAAGTGTCCTGTATCTGTATAGAATTTTTCTTCAATTCCCTCGCCTTCTTTCTTGTAGTTGATCTCTGCAAAAAATAGGGCATGTTGAATGAATTCCCTAACAGTATGCATTTTTCCGCTGGCTAATACATATTCTTCGGGTTCTGAATTATTTAACATCAACCATACTCCAGACATAAAGTCTTCTGCGTCTGTCCAATCTCGCCTGGCATCTAGGTTTCCTAATTTTAATGTAGGAGGTTCTAAACCTTTATCTATAGCCACTTTGATTTTCGCAATTCCGTCTGAAATTTTTCTAGTTACAAAATCTAAACCTCTTCTTGTTCCTTCATGGTTAAATAACCAGCCCTGTATGGCAAATAGATCGTAAGATTCTCTATACACTCTAACTAGATGCCTTGCTGCGCACTTAGCTGCTCCATAAGGAGATTGAGGTCTGAGTGGATGATCTTCTGATTGAGGTGATGTGATTACGTCTCCAAATTCTTCCGATGATCCAGCGTTATAAAATCTACAATCTGGCGAAAACCTTCTGATTGACTCAAGGATATGTAGTACTGCATTAGCATCTGTATCCCACGTCTGAATTGGATATTTCCAGCTTCCTGCTACAAAAGACTGAGCTGCAAAATTAATAAAATAATCTGGCTGAATGTCTAGAATGATATCTCTAATGCTGTGCGCATCATTAAGATCCATATCGATTAATTCAAAATTTGGGTCATTTTCTAGGTGGGAAATATTTTCGTGATTTTTTACACTAAGCCTGCGTACTGCTCCATATATTTTGAATGCTGTTTGTCCTAATTCAAGCCTTAATAAGTTTAGTAGGTAATCCGCCATATGGCTACCGTCCTGGCCTGTGACGCCCGTGATAATAATATTTTTTACTTTTTTAACCATGATGTTTTTTTAAGAATTTTTTGAAAGTCGTTTTCTATTATAGGTTGTTTTTTTGTTTTTTTAATATCACTTAAGTAATTTTGGTGATTTATTGATTCTTGGAAGGTTATGTCTAAGTTTTTTATTACACCTGAATATAAATTTTTTGCAGATAAAATCGAGTCTCTTGTCCTAATGTAAAAAGCGCCATTCTCTAAAGAGCATTCTTGCTGGATAAATGAATTTCTTTCGCTGAGAGAGAAATTTATTGGTTGCCCATTTTTCCATAAGGGTAATTCTTTGTGAGAATTGGATGAAAACCCCGAATCAAATTCGCCTAGCTGTATTTTTTTTAAATATTTCATTATAGAATTGTTCTCTATTAGTGGAAAATTCGAATTCATGAAAAAGCCGTATTCATACATGTAATCTATTGCTGAATTGTACATGATTTTATCCATGGATGTTTCTGTAATTTTTGTACATTCTATAGACTGCTCTACTGCTATTAGCTGCGAGTGCTTGCAGTTAGTTAATAATACAGTATTTGTGAAATTGCATTTTCTTATTTTCTCAATACATATATTAAGAAAACTTTTATCATTTATGAATGTTGTTACCGACGGACTAACACCCGATTCGTTGATGAGACTGATTAAAAAACAAGTATTCATTTTATGTGTATAATTGCAGAAGCCTTATTATGTTGTTCGATTCGTAGATTTGATTTAAGTAAAAAAGCCTATAGTAAGCTAACTATTTAAATCTTTTTTATTTATAGCTATTCTTTCCTTGATTTTTTTCTCCAGTAATCAATTGTAATTAAACCCCTGTTCATATTTGTTATCGTTTTCGAATAACGACATGGTATCTATATCTACTCGCTGGGTACCAACTAGGTAGGGATAAAAATTTTAATTCCAAGCCAGCTTCAGTAGTAAAGTCTTTAAAAAGTTGCCTTGAGATATAAAGGTGGTCAACTTCTTCGTTTGAACTTTTTTCTTTTCGATCTTTAAATGCTTCTTCTCTTATTGCTGAAGACTCTTTTTTGAGTTCGCTGTCATTTATTTCTCCTAAAATAATTAAACCGCCCTGCGATAGCATTGAGTTCATTTTGTGTAAAACTTGAATAACCTCATCTTTGGAGCTTAGATATAAGAAAGTTCCAAAACTAAAAATAACATCGTAGGTTTTGCTACTTAATGTCTTTTGCCAGTGACTAAGTGAACTGTTCATGTCTAAAACACTAAAATGTACTCCGTTGGTTTTTGTTTGAGCTGCCTTAATTAGCGAGCTGGAATAATCTGATCCCTCAATTTGAGCGTCGGGGAATTTACTTTTTAATGCTGAAATGAAAGCTCCTGCACCGCAACCAAGTTCAACCATTTTTAGATTTGATTGAGATAGGATATGTTCACTACCGAGAAGGCAGGAATATGCAATCTTTCTATACTCTTCTTCGCTGTTTAAGTCCCATCCGTCTATGACGTGCTGTTCCTCGTTTTTGCAGGATCCTTTTTTTTCCCAAATTTCTAACCATTTTTTACTTCTCATTGTTTTATTGTTTGTTTATAAGTTCTCTAGTAAATGTTGTTACCTCTTTTTTTGTTATCATTACGTCCAGACAATCGTCTCCGTAATCTTCTTTTAGGATTTCTTCGGCGTTTCCTGGAACATTTATAAGGCCATCGTAAAACTCCACTTTTTTTGTGGGGAACCAATCGGATGACTTGTACATTTTTCCTACATTCCCCCATTGCGGATCTTCTTTTTTAATATTTAGGAATTCATGACTGAGGGGTACCTCGGTATTACCTAATACTTTAGCTCCAGTTTTAAAGTTAAATTTTTCATGATAAAATATATGTAAGTCAAGTTCTGACTTATAGTTTTTTTCGCCCACCCACCACGGCTGGTACAAGTACCCTGGTTTATAATTAAATAGAAGCGAGCCTGATCCTACGCTAATTCCTCGTTCTTTGCATCTTATGTATATGCTTCCATATTCATGTCTTTCGCCAGATACAGGGTGGTTGCCATCAAAAAATTGATTACCAATTCTTCCAGGCGCTGTTTCTTTATCTCTTCCTAGGTAATCTCGAACTTCTATTTCAAATGAACCCCAATTGGATTCTTTTATTTTTTCGATATCATCCTCATGAGCTATAATGTCTGAATCAAGCGACTCGTTGGGTAGGAATTTATTGTGGCGAATTATGCCTAATAGTAACCCGTTACGAGGAAGTATGTAAACATTATTTTTATCACAAAGCTCTGATAGTTCTATCAGGGCTTGTGCTGCTTGAGGGGTTGGTAAATTTTCTTTTGTCATATTTCGTAATTCTTTAATGCGTTGATTAGTTTTTTATTATCTTCTGGACTTCTTACCGCTACACGAATGTATTGGTCTTTACTGTTGTTACACTTATGAGAACAGTCCTTTATAAAAAGGGAATGTTTATCACAGAGATTAATAGCTAAATCGCGAGAATTTTTTCCAATTAATTTACATAAAAAATAATTAGCTTGAGAGTCATAGCACTCAATGTAAGGAATTTTGTTAAGCTCGAGTTGTAGTGACTTACGGGTTTCGATTAGTTTTTTACAGCTTTTGATGTAATCGGACTTGTATTTAAGTATTATTTGTAGGTAAAACTCTGCAATTGAATTAATGTTCCATATTGGGATTCGTGATTTAAGTTCATTTATTAGATCGGTGTTTGAGCTAAGCAGAACTCCTAGCCGCAAACCTCCCACGCCGTAGCTTTTGCCAATGCTTTTAATGACTATTAAATTAGGAAAATTATTTAATATTTTGTTATCACAACAGGAAGAGTGAAATCCTTCTTCGGCAAAATCTAAGAATGATTCATCTAGAATAAGCGTTTTATTGTTACTTTTGAATTCATTTAATATATCAAGTATATCTTTATGAGGGATGAAATTACCAGAAGGGTTGTCTGGGTTAATTAGTATGACTCCATCATTGTCTTCTGCTAGGCTTAAAATCTCCTCTTTGCCGTAACGAAAGCCTTTGGTGGATAAAGGTTTAATATTTGCATGTTTGAATGTTGAAGTATATTCGTCGAAGGTTGGTCGGTATAGTCCAAATCTTTTTTTTAGAATTTTGGATGCAAGTTTAATTAGTTCTGCCGAGCCATTACCTGTAACTATATGAGAAGAGTCAACGTTAAACATTTGGCCTGCCAATCTAGATTGAGTGCTTGATCCAGATGGATAAGATTGAATTAGTTTTGGTAGATTAAAATTAATCTCATCGTTTAATTCAGAGGGTGGAAAAAAGGGGTTTACTAAATAGCAAAAATCAATCAAGCTACTAAACCTCCAGTATCCTCCGTAGGTTTTAGTTAATAGTTCGTATTTTTCACTTGGATTTGAGAAAATAATCTCTGCGACCTCTCTATCCTCTGGGGTGTCTATTTCATACCAGCTTTGACCTGTTAGGGTTAGAGCTTCTAGGCTTTTGGTTTTAATTAATGCTATTACACGTAGTACGTCTTCATAATATTCGCTTCTACCAAAAGCTTCGCAATAGGCTTTTAGGAAGGGTAGGTAGCTTTCTTTTGAAAACTTTTTTGAAAACTTATAAATATTGACAGTCTTGTAGTATTGCAATAAATCCTTAAATTTGAATTCGGATTTAGGTATAAATGATTGAATCTCCTGTTTGGCATTTAGTTTAACTACGGTTCCGTCGTGCCAATTTTTATATCTATCCACGACAGCTAGATTTTTTCTTGTATCAGAAATTAGTTTTTTTAAGATGTCAGTGTCGAAGATTAAATCGCTTTCTAATAGTATGGTGTCATCTTTTAGTAATTCTTCGCTAGCAATAAAAAGTGAGTATATGTTGTTTGTTCGATAGTAGTCTTTATTAAAGATAAATTTAATATTTGTATTGGGGAATTTTTCTTTTATATATTTCTTTAGGCCTTCTTTTTTATATCCAACTACGATAATAATCTTATTAATTCCAGCGTCAAGGATTGATTTTATTGACCTCTCTATTAAGGGTATTTTGCAAACCTCAACCATGCATTTAGTGTTTGAGTCTGTTAATGAGCCTAACCTGCTTCCTCGACCTGCTGCTAAAATTATTGCTTGCATAGTTCTGTTATATTAAACCATTAGATATAGAAAGTCAAGTTTTAATACCGTTTAAGATATTTTTATAAAGCTGCTCACTGAGAAGGTTATAGTACAGCCACACGCCATCAACGCTTTTAGTGAAGCTTTTTTGGGTAATCTCAATCTTAGGTTTAGAGCTGATACCAAAAAGGAAAATGTTTTTATATTCTTTTTCTTTTATTGTTAACTCGAAATTTTTATTACTATCAATATGTTCGCTGTGTTTTGTGTTGTTGATTTTTGGTATTCGCTTGCGATAACCCCAGCAGGGCACTATAATATCATAATCCTCGCAAGAGATTTTTTTGTTGCATATCTCATCTATGCGAAACTTATTTAAGTTCATGTAGATATATTTAGAGTTTTCCCTTAGTCCATCAAAACGGTTAACTGTCTGAGTCTCTGTGCATACTTCATCCTCTTTAAAGGGGAATCCGTTTTCAGTGGCTGATTCACGACTTTCAAAAAATACTTTAATTTTGTTTCTGCAAAGTAGGGAGATTTTTTCATAATTTACTTTGTTTGATATTAGAGCGTCCGCTATAGATATACTGGAGTGGGATGATCCTATTATGGCAATTTTTTTTCCATTAAAGAGTTTAAAATTGTCTCTGTTAAATATTTCTTCTGGTAAAATGCATTTACTTGTTTTATTATGTAGTATGTTTTCTGTATCTTGGCTTTGGATATAAGATAAGTCTTGTTCTGCTCCTAAGCTAATTATGCAAGTTTTTGTTTGGTGTTGGTCAATATTGATATTATGATTACTGTGGCTAATATTAGTGATATTGTGGTCTAATTTAACTGTTATATTGTTGAGGCTTTCTAAGTGCCTCAGGAAGGTATTGGCTATGGATCTTATTATTTTGCTATAGGCTTTTAGGTTAATATATTTATTTAAGTCATGATCTTTATCTATTTGGGATATAATTTCATTGAATATATTAACCCTAAATGGTTCAATTAGGGACCCTAGGGTTGAGTTGCTGTTTACATTTTTATAATCAAGGGATTTGAGGCATGGCTCTTTGTGTTTTTCGAGTATTAATATATTGTATTTGCTTAATAGATTATTGTTGTATAAATATAATAAAAAACAAAATGATGAAATTCCGAATCCTAAAATAGTTATATCATATTTATCTTGTTTCATTTGCTGGTGAGCCGTGCAAGTCTTTTATAGGAGTCTTCCAGTCGCTACCGTAAAATTTTCTAAAGAAAGCTTCTGGGTCTTGAATCATGCAAAAAGATTTACCTTGAAATTTTATTGTGTTTTCGCCTGAGAAGTCTGGGTCTGTGAGAGTGTAGCTTGGTCCTTGGAATTTTCTACCTCCTGCATCTCTGTGTAGGTAGAGGTCTATATAGTCTCCACCCCGAGTAAGGCTAAGTATAACCTCTCTCCAATATCTTGTTAGTAAGAGGCCAGCTTTTTCAAACGAGGGGAGTGCTGCTATTAGTTTACTTTCATCCCCTTCGTCAAGTACGATTGATACGTCTACGTCAGTGTCGTGCGCAATTAAGGCGCCGTCTCTATACATACCTAAAAGAGTACCCCACAGGGGTACGTATTTAATGTTGAACTTATCAAGGATATCGGAGCATTCCATAAGGTTTTTAGTGGATTGTCCTACATTAATATAACCTCCAATTGTTGTGGGGTGATTTGCGAATGGTTTAGAGATGAGAATTTCTTTATTGGCGGTAATATACTCTGTTAATGTTTCGTTTTGTTCTGTCATAAGCAATTTTACACTAAGCCTGCTTAGATTATTTGCTTTTTTTATATTCTTTACAGATATTATATATAAAATCTCCGTAATTTAACTCGTTGCCTTGTTCGGGGTTTGTGTCTAATTTAGATGTAACAAAATTATTCATTTTTGCGAGCCTTGTTTCTATTTCTCTTTTATTGTTTGCTATGCTTAATAGTTCTTCTTCTAGTGTGTGTATGTCTTGCATGGACTTTCGTATACAAAAATCTAAATCATCATCTAGGACTTTAGTGTAATCATCTAGCATGACGGGTATACAGCCTTTCAGTATAGACTCTACTAGTCTAATACTTGTTGGGCCGTTGCCCCTGGGGCATAGACAAAAAAGTGATTCCTGCATAGCTTGGGTAAATATTTGTCTTCTATTTTCAACTTCTTCTCTGGACTCTATTTTCCACCAATTTTTTTCCATTAAGTCTATTTTAATATTCTTACTTTCAATGTTTTTAAGAAGTTTTCTAGGGGGGTAAGTTATGCTGCTCCCTACAAAGTTTGCTAAAAGACTTCTTGGTCTATCCCAGTCTTCATGTATCCTTCCCATGGGATAGGCTCCCCAGTGTTGATGTTTTGCTTGTGACTTTGTGTTGAATGCCGTTGTGATGTAGATGTTACCTTCGTCTTCTAGTGGTGTGATTTGTGGGTAATCATCTATAATTATAAATAAAATTGGTTTTTTCGAGGAGTATTTATCTCTTAGTGTTTGGACTTGTTGAGGTATTACTGTTCCTCCTCCTTGCGTGTGGTATAGAATAAAGTCTGAAGAATCTAGATTTGATTCAGAAAAGTATTTATGGTTTTCTATCCAGCTTGACTGATCTTTGAGCCAAGGATTTTTCCTCTTGAGGCTCGCGTTAAATTTTCCTTCGTTATATACGTTGATTTTCATATTGGTTAAAATTGATAAAATACTTTATTTATGTAACCATCTTTTTTTCCATCAAAAATATACATAGGTTTATTTGTGTATACTGCTGCAGTTGTTGCGTAGGATGTTCCTGTTGAAAATGAAAATTTAGATTTTGCTATTGTTAGCCAGTCTGCTATAGATTCTAGGCTAAAATCTTGAGAGTGTCTGAATGGGTATACGCTTTTTATCACATCAAAGTTTGTGAGTTTACTTGCAATCGTTTCTGTTACGTCTTCCCTGTCTGAGGTTACGAATATTTTTCCTTCTTTTGCTCCCTGCTCTTCGAGGACGTTTAGCATTTTGTTTGAAAAATTATGAAGGTGTTGCAGGAACTTATTATTAGCGTCGTAGAATGCTCTGAATTGAACGCTGAAGTATTCATTGTTTTCGTAATCTATATTTTTTTTGGCAAGATTTGCTAGTTCATTACTAGGTTCTCCAACTGATGGGGGCAAATATTTAGTTAGGTAATCGTAATAACTGCTTCCATTTATTGCTTTTAATAAATTGTTATACTTTTCTTTGTAATGAGGGTTTTTGATTAAGTAATTTCCCGCCATATCTGTTCCGTCTCCGCATTTTATTATTTCTTCAGGGAAATTTAAATCATCATTCAGCGCCTGTGATTTCATGTGTTGTTCATGTGGGATTCCTGATGGAGTGAACTGTCTTTGTGTTTTATTTAATATAGGGTCTGTATTTGAAATTATGTGTGGGCATTTAAATGCTGTCGTGAGGTATTGGTCTGTTACGACCAGCTTCCTGTTTGTTAACTTTGCTAAAGTTAATGCCCCTGCGAACGAACGCATTTGGTTGCCGAATCCGCAGCCCCCGCGATTATTGTAGTGTACATATTTCATGTCTGTAGGTATTTTTGTATTTTTCCATTTTTTGTATTTTTTCTTTAGTGCCTACGGTCCAGTTGAAGTGCGCAAGATATGGGTTTTTAATTTCTTTTTCTTCGTCAAAAATATACTTCCCGTAGGGGGCGACGCTTGGGTGCATGAATCCGATTTTTAAATCTTTAAATTCATCTTGCATGTCTGCAAGCTTGTAGTTGATGTAGCCTTGGTCTCCTTGGTCTCCAGTCCATTTTTTAATTGGCATTGTATAGTCAAAGAGCTTTATCGTTTCAGGTGTCGGCCTCACATAAAAGAATCCTGTGCAAAAAAACTGATGGTCTACGGAAAAGATTATATCTAGATCGTTGTTTTTCTCGATCAAGGGGACAAAATCTCTGTAGAATATTATATCTACGTCTGAGCAGACTACTCTTTTACCTTCTTTTAGTTTTGTATGAGTAATCACGAGTTTTTGGTAGACGTTTTTTAAGTAAGTTTCGCTTTGCCAATCTCCTCCTTGCATTCCTGTTTCTAATAGGTTGTGTTTTAATTTGATGCCGCTCGTTTTAATTGAATCCTGGAACATAAACAACATCTTCTTGTAGTCTTCGTTTATATGCGATACTACAGAAAAAAAGAATGGGTCTTCGCTTTTCATTCCGTTATCTCTTTCGTATCGAATTTGAATTTTTTCTGAGAACAATAAAGGTTGAGGTGTAGTTCTCTTTCGGGGTAACCTAAAAACGATTCCTCTTTGAAATTATGCCAAATATTTAACTCTGGCATATGACCTATAAAAAAGGAGCACGGGAACTTTTCTGGACTGAGATATTTTATGTTTACTATTTTTAATAACTCTTGGGTTACTGCTTTTGATCTCATCATAGAAAAAAAGAGAAGGAGGTTGTCTATTCTTGGAAAGAATACTGTCAAATCTCCTAGTAATAAATTAGGTGGAGGCGTTACTGATAGGATGGTTGTATTTTTGTATCTAAGTATATCTTTGTAGCCTTCTTTTTTAATTTTATAATCATCGGGCTTGCATATTGTTATTTTATTTTCATAAGCATTTTTAAGTATTGTGTTAGGATTAAAATCTTCCCTTCTTATTTCAATAATATCTTGTACTGATAAATCTTTATTTTTCATGTTCAAAAATGCTTTCAAGTATAAATTTTGGATTTGGGAAGCCATGCCATTTAAATGCTTGCTTGGGTTGTATTATTTTTGCAAACTCTTCTGGTGAAATTTTTGTATTTCTTACTTTGCTTATCTCTAAAAGTATTTCTTGTTCAGGGTTCTTTTTTATAGAACCAGGCGTTCCGTGTTTGTGCTTTAAGAAAGTTTGACATAAAAATTCTAAATTTTTAAGGTTGGAATCTTTTATTGATTGGAATGAATTAAATATAAAGAGCACTTCATCTGCTTCGAGTATAGGGTTGTATTTTATGTCTTCGTTTGTAAGGTTGTCTTTGCAATTGTTGTTCGTTGTGCATTTGTAATCTTCATCCTGTACTGTGCCGTCATTGTTTATTTTTGATGCATGCCTGTGTTCGCAAATTATATCACTTATGGATATACATAGCCTGCCAGACTTACTTAAAAGAGAGGATAGGTGCTGATCACAATAAGATGTTCCTCCAAAGAAGTTAAATTCGTGGGAAAATTCTATAGGCGTGTTAAATATGAATGCATCTGCTGAGCCGCTGTAATATTCGCCGCTAATAGGAGGGGTCTTTTCGAAGACGATATCATCTGTTCCTGGTATTAAGTTGTACCTATGTTGCGCAAGTACGACTCCTGAATTTAGACATTCCTCGAAGTCTGACATTTTTCTTAAGGATTTATTAAATACAATATCAGCATTTGTTAAGTAAAAGGTTTTATTGGGTTCATGGTTGCAGATTTTAAAAATTTCTTTATATGTTAATCTTTTTGAGGTTGACTCTATGGTTAGCTTGGTGTCTGTTTTGGTGTTATTAAGTTCTCTTGAAAACTCTGGCGTAAGGCCCCCTTCAATGAGAAGTCGAGCTTCGTCAAAAAAATTTAGCTTAAGATTAGATTTTATACAGTCAAGAATTTCATTATTTCTCGTTTGGTTTTTATCGACTTTGAAGTGAGTGATTAGTATATTATCCATTTTTTATTTTTTCTATTTCTTTTAAGGCCGAGTTTAAGTTTGATTCTTTTGTGCTGAGTCCATCGTTATTTCTATAATATAATGATAGTTTAGAGTTGATTTTTTTAAATTTTGATTGTTGTCTTGCTGCCCTTACCCACATTTCATAATCTCCGCAATATTTGTAAGTTGAGTTGAAGTGTCCATACTTATCGTGCATAGTTCTCCTCCACATAGGCGAAGAGTGTGGGGAGTTTACTTTGAGTAAATTTTCCAACGAAAAATCTAAACAGGGGAAAATCTGGGTTGCGGAATTTTTGTTAAAAGTTTCTAGCTCTTTAAATGTTTCTAAAGTTTCTCCGTAAACTAAGTCTACGTCTGGGTTTTGATCAAGAGTAAAAGCTTGTTCCTCTATGCACCAATGCGCCTTGCTATCATCTAAGTTTGCATTAGTGATATATGGAGACGTGGAGTTTTCTATTGCTAGATTCCATACTGCATAAATCCCTGGGTCTACTTGAAGTCTAAAGTATTTTATGTTCTCATATTTTCTTAAGAAAGGATTTATGTACTGTTCTTCGTTTTCTGGAGAGGCTGCATTAATTATAACAAGTTCGCATTGATTGAAGATTGTTTGTTTTGTTATATCATTAAGGAAATGATTTATGTATTTTTCGCCTTTATAGACTGAAGTTATAATTGACGCTTTCATACTTTTGTCAAAACTGTTGTTTTGGAAGACCTGAACGAACTTTCCCTGTTTATGTGTCCCGCTTCCCTTAGCCTCCTTAAAGACTTAGTGACTTTACTGAGCGAGCTACCCTTATTTGACACAATAAGTTCGCTAGCTATCTCTGATTCTGTTTTGATTATAAATTTTCCTCCACTCGTTATTGTAGTTTTAACTAGATAAGTATAAGTATGTATATCTGATGGTATTAACTTGCCGTTTTCTACATCTTCTAAGATCTTAACTGGAACTTGTATAAATTTCAAGGACATTTTTAATAAGTTATCATACTAAGGATAATCAATCAAGTAAAAAAGTACTACCCACCTAGTAGATATATACTACGCCATATAGGCTATAGGTAAACATAGATAATTAATAAAAACAGACCTATTGCAAGCAATAGGTCTGGAAAAAGAAATAAAGTACTTGACTTATCTCAATTTAAATGTTAAAATTTAATTTAAATATGGAAAAACCAAAAAAGAAATACGTCATATCGTGTGGGGGCTGGTCTGTAGTTTCTGGGGGTAGAAACTCAGAGGAAGCATCTACCCTAGCTATAGAGAAAATGGTAAAAGCTCAAGGAGATCAGTTACCAATTTCACCAGTTATTGAATCTTTATGTTTATCTGACTTGGAGGAAGAATTAGAGTTAGAGCAATACAGAGAATTTATATACTGTCCCAAAATATTATCTAACGCTGGCTTTCATGAAACAGCCAAAAACTTCACAGAATTAATAAATGAAAAAACTAAAACTTCCTAAATTAATAGGTATATCGGGTGTTGCTAGGTCTGGCAAAGATACTTTCTGCCTGCTTTCAGCAAAGAGGTTAAACAAGAGCAAACAAGCAGCCATGAGATGCGCTTTTGCGGATAACGTGAAAGCTGATCTTCATCAATTATTAATAAAGAAAGCTGGGTTATCAGCTTACACTAATATAGATAAGGAGAAAGAGCTCATTAGGCCGCTATTAGTTGCTTACGGAACCAACTTGATGAGGAAGGTAGATGAAGAGTACTGGATTAAGAGATTAGACCTAACTATAAAAGCCGCAATGCAGGTAGAAGCGGTAGCATTTATTACTGACGTGAGATATCCCAATGAAGTGGAATGGGTTAAAAAGCAAGGAGGAGTCATGGTACATATAGAGAAAGAGGGAGCTCTGCCAGCTAACGAACAGGAAGAAATTAATGACCCTTTAATAAAAGCAGAGTGCGACCTCCTAGTGAAATGGGATCACGTAGGCGAAGAGCTAATAGAGAAGAAGCTTTCCAGTAAAGTTACAAGAGCCTTAGGTAAGCTTCAAATAGATGATAAGTCTTAACGATATCGATTTAATAAAAAGGATCCAAACTGGAACAGAAGATTCTTCAGACGCTATGAGTGAAATCATAGATAGGCACAGCGGCATATTTATAGATATCATTAATCAATATGTACCTTGTAATAATATTTATTGCAATAAAGACGACATGATTTCAGATAAGAGTTTTTATATCTATAAAGCTGTTATGAAATACGACAAGGAAAGAGGTACTAAATTCAGCACCCACTTAGGTAATGAAGCAAAGTGGCTATGCTTAAATACTTATAATAAGAATAAAAACAGGATATCTATAGCATCTTCCGATAAAGATTTTGATAAAGATATAAGTGAGGAACCACACAAACTTTCGCTAAGGAAGGAAGCTTACAAGAATATTATTAAATTCATAAGTAAGCATCCAGACCCAAGAGTAAAAAAAATCTTTACAATGAGATACATCCAGGGAGATAAAAATAAACTCATGCCTTGGAAAAAAATATCAAAAGAGTTAGATATGAGTATACAAGGTTGTATAAATATACATAACTCAATAATCAAGAACCTACAAACAAAAATAAAGTAATGTTAAATAAATTCATAGGAATAGGGAACCTAACAAAAGACCCTCAATATAAAGAACTTCAAAACGATAAAGCAGTTTGCATTCTATCAATCGCGATAAATCAAGGCAAGGACGACAAAAACCCCTTCTACGTAGACGTACAATACTGGGATAACATTGCAAAGAATTGTAGTAAGTATCTAAAGAAGGGAAGACAAGTTTTTGTAGAAGGCAAGATGGCTATAAATTCGTGGGATGATAAAGATGGAAACAAAAGGCAAAAGTTTTTCTGCAAGGGGGATGCTGTAAGATTTTTAAATGCAGACCAATCTAGCTCAAAAAAATCAAAAGAAAACAATCAACCTCCTACTGAAACCAATCAAGAAAGTAGCGAACCGTCTTACGATGAAGGACTGGAAGATGTCCCATTTTAATGAAAGACTTAATAGTACAAGTACCAATAAATGACACTAGTATTGGAAATGTATCAGTAGCATTCTTAAGGGAGCTGCACGAACTAGATATTAACATATCCTTATTTCCAGTTTCTGATTTAGTAAATATAGATGTTTATGATGACTTAGATCAGGGTTTCGTGAACTGGATGAAAAACTCCTTCGAAAATAGGTTTAAATTTTTAAAGAAAGACACCCCATCGCTACAAGTCTGGCATATTAATGGTTCAGAAAAAAGAATATCCAAGAATAGCTTTCTATATACCTTCCATGAAACTAGTAAACCAACACTGAGCGAAAAAAATATATGCAATCTTCATGATGGGATTATTTTTTCTAGCAAATTCTCTAAAGATTTATTCTCATCCATAGGCGTAAAAAACTGCGAAGCAGTTCCTTTAGGTTTAGATAAATGTTTCAATATTAAAGATAGAAAATTCAGCAAGAATGTAAAGCATTTTGGCTTAATGGGTAAATTCGAAAAAAGAAAAAACACATCAGTAATTTTAGAAACATGGGCAGAAAGGTTTGGTAATAATCCAGATTTCCAGCTTTCTTGTGCAGTTATTAATAGATTTATTGACTCAAGTAAACTTAATCAGTTAATTGGTTCCGCATTAGGAGGTAAAACTTATTCAAATATAAACTTCCTACCTTTTTTGCCTAAAAATAGCGATGTAAATACATTAATAAACTCAATAGACATAGACTTAACTGGACTTAGCGGCGGAGAAGGTTGGAATATTCCAGCGTTTACTTCTACATGCCTAGGGAAATGGAGTTGTGTAACGAACTGCACTAGTCATAAAGACTGGGCCAATGAGAGCAACTGTGTATTAGTTGAGCCAGAAGGGACATTCAATTCTGATGATGGAATCTTTTTTAAGGAAGGCTCGGGATTTAATCAAGGAGATTTTAACTCCATATCAAAAGAATCAATCAATAATGCATTTAATATAGCTATAGAAAAATCGAAAAAAATAAATACCACTGGATTGGAATTAATTAATAAGTTTAATTATAAAAAAAGTATTGAATCAATACTAGATATTATATATAATTAGTAATGTTTTCAGAGCGTTCAGATTTAAATATTACTCAGACTCTTGAGTCTTACACAAAGGATACGGTTAAAAAAACCATAGGTTGGTCAGCAATACAATCTAATCTACCTCATTCTTGGTTAATCTCAGAGGGAGAATCAGTAACAATAGGATTGATATGCGTCGGTGGAGTTAATCATTTTGATATAAACCCCTGCAAAATACTAGAATGGAAATCTGAAAAAAGCCTTTATCATATTAGCCCAGTTAATTCGCAGAAAGTTATAGACATAAATGGCTACACTGAAGAAGACGGTTTAGCAACTTTAGATTGTGGTATAATCTGCTCTCAGAATTCCCATTCAGGAATGGTAGGAATTGCACCAAGATGCCAAATTCAACCTATATCCGTAGGCGTCGATCCTATGAAAATCAAAAACGAAGATTTCGCAAGAGGATTAAGTAAATGTCTTGAACTAGACTTAGATATTGTAATAACAAATCTAGCATCAGATAGTTTTGATGCGGGTGTAGATAATCAATTAAAACTACTAAAAGAGAAAAATATACCTTTTCTATGTTGTGCGGGCAGTTTTGATTATTCTAATATAAGCTACCCAGCCTCATCCAAATATTCCATAGCTTGTGGAACATTCAATAGTGATAATAATTTAATTAACTATAAGGCTAATAAAATTTCCCCCCAACAAGTAACATCTACGTTTACAGATAACAAATATTTAGAGTATTCAAGCCTATCAACATCTGTACCCTTCCTGGCAGCTACACTCTCCCTACTTATTTCTAAAAATAAAAAAATTATAAAAATATGCGGAGAATCCGAGTTTAATACTATCGAAGAAATGTGGCAAATATTCAAGAACAGCGGTTTCGAGGATTTAAAGTTTGGAGATCGTGGGCAAGATTACTATGGATTCATAGATCCAGATAAATTTTTAACTAATCTTAAACAAGAACAGGAACAAGAACAGGAACCAGAAGAGGAACTAGAAGAAGAGCCGAAGAAAGAAGAGGAAACTCAGTCGATAAAGAAAAAATTCAAACCTCTAGATTTAATAAAGAAAGCGTTTAGCTTTTTCAGAAAAAAATAATGCCAACTTACATTTTTCAACATCCGCAAAACAACACCATTATAGAAATATCACAATCAATGAGCGAAGAGCATATTTATATAGATGAAAATGGACTGAAGTGGAACAGGGTTTTTAGCGCTCCAACAAACTCCATTAAAGGCACTAGCTTGGATTTTAGGAATAAAAAAGATAAAGAAAAATGGGATACTATTTATAGCAAAAGATATTCTGCGAATAAAAATAAAAATAAAAATAAAAAATGAGAATTAAAAAGTCGCAATTACAAGAAAATATTAAACTCCCCCCTTTTAGGGAAGAAGAAATATTAGACAATTTACAAAACCAATCTTCCTATTGGCACTTAGATCAATATAATATCCCAGAATACTGGAGCCAAACCCAAGGAGAAGGCATTAAGATCCTTGTACTAGACACAGGAATGCCAGATCATAAAGACTTAGCGAGTAATACAAGTTTTTCTGGTAATTTCTCTAAAGAAATTACTAATCAGGATTTAAATGGACATCAAACTCATTGCAACGGAATCATAAATGGAAAAATAACAGGCGTGGCCCCAAAAGCCCATGTTACGGTATGTAAAGTATTAAATAAAAATGGTAGCGGTGACTTCGAATCAGTAATGGCTGCACTAAAATTAGCCTTAAACATGGATGTAGACATAATATCCATGAGTCTTGGAGGCACCAAAAGACTTGAGAAGTTTCAAGACATTATTAATGAACTAACTCAAGCAAATAAGACAGTAATATGCGCAGCAGGAAATTCAGGGGACGGAGGTGTTTCATATCCAGCGAAATACAAAAACGCAATAGCAATTTCTGCTCACGACGAACAGACAAATATTGCATACTTCTCCTCCAAAGGCGAAGAAGTAGACTTTGCTGGGCCAGGCGTAAAAATAACAAGTACATACCTAAACCAATCTTATGCCAAATTAAGTGGTACATCAATGGCTTGCCCGTTCATTGTTGGCTTGGTTGCCTTAATGCTAAGTAAACACAAAAAACAAGAATTACAAGGAAAGGCTAACGACTGCAAGACTCCAGAACAGATCTATAACCACTTAAAAAGATGTGCTGTAGATTACGGAGAAATGGGTAAGGACTCAAGTTACGGTTACGGATTAATAGACTCTAAAACCTTGATAGAAATAAAACCAGACCCTAAACCAGACCCTAAACCAGACCCTAAACCAGAGCCAGAGCCAGACCCTAAACCAGAGCCAGAGCCAGAGCTTAAGGATAATTGGTTTAAGAGGAATATAGCTTGGTTAGCTTGCGGAACTTTTATAATTATCGCCTTAATATTTTACCTCGCTTCTTTAATACAAAGCAAGACAGAGGTTTATGTACCCTATATTGATGAAAATGGAAATGTTGATTGGGATAAAAAATTAGATAAAGAATTAGAAAGTAAATAGATATGCCAATTTACATGTATATGCATCCCGAAACAGAAGAAGTGATAGAAGTTGTGCAAACCATGAATGAAGATCACGTTTACGTAGACGAAAGAAATACAGAATGGAAAAGGGTCTTTTGCACATCCCAAATTTCTTCTAATAAAATTTGCGATCCTTGGAATAATGCAGACTTTGTTAATCAAACAAAAAATATGAAAGGTAGCGTTGGAGATATGATGGACAAAAGCGCAGAAATGTCAGAAATGAGAGCTAGACAAAATGGAGGGATAGACCCTGTAAAAGAAAAAATGCATTCTGATTACAGTAAGACTAGAGGAGGAATGCAGGACCCAACAAAGAATGCAGGTAAAAAAGTTTTTGAAAATAAACATGTAAAAATTAAACTTGATTAATGGCTAATAAAATTTCAAACGCTCCAGGAGATACTAAAACTTTAGTGGATCTCATGGAGGATAACGAAGAAGACAATGATAAGATAATTAGCTTACTCGACGGATCTCATCTAGAAGAAGAGGAGTTAGATAAATACGAACTTATTGCGATCAGGAAAGCTATTGAGACATGGGACGCTCTCTCAGTAAAATGCACGAAAAAACTCTTAATAAAATTAATGCTGAACACTAATTTTAGACTAGACCATTCTCTAGAAACAATGAATGTAATGCTCTCTAGAGGATGCTGTAAGTCCTATAATGATAATTCTAATCCAGACGAATGCTCTACATTAATCACCTCTGGATCCTGCGAAAAAACTAAACCCTAAGTTAAGGGTTTTGTATTTCGTATATAAGTCCCGAATTAATCTCTGATAAATATTGATTCTGCTCGCTCAGGATTCTATTCTGCTCAGAAAGTAAGCTGTTTTGATTAACGATCCCACTAAGAGTGGCAAATTCTTGGCTAAGTATTTCAAATTGTGCTAGAGTGTGATCTATTCTTGGGGATAACATTTCAAAAGGAGTATTTAATAATTGCTTATCTGGCTCAACCCCATGCTTATAATCATACATTCCTGGGCTAGCCCGCAATAAACTCCATTCTTTACCAAGCACTCCATTGTATAATAACTCAACATAACCATAGTTTCCTGTTATAGACCAATTTCTATTGCCATCAATAGTTTCAAACTCGTAACTGGGAGAAACATGATATGAATTTAAACCTTTAGGAAATTGACCAATTCCAGTACCCATTGTTTTAATCATTACTTTCTGGCCAGCTTTAGGATTACTTGGTAGGATAATATCAAACTCGTATCCCCCTGCACCCTCGTTATCAAAAACCGATAAATATTCTTGATCACCAATATATACAGGAAAGTTAGTGCTAGCGGGATAATACTCAACGCCAGGAGATATCTCTTCCATCACATCCATAGTTCTACCCGTAGTCCTATCCTTATAAGTGTAAGAATAGGAAGTCATATCATTCGTTTCTACATTATTACCAGTAATATCTGCGAAAATTTTATTTGCATGAATTTCATTTGAATAAATATTGCCCTGTACTAAAAAATTACCTTGCTCTATACCTAGTTTAACGTTGTTAAAATCTCCCGTATTATTAACAAAATCTAACTCGTTATCAAACTGAACTGAAGCACCATCAACTGGTCCATAAAAATTAGCATAATGACCAAAAATCCCAGTTCCATTACCAGGAATTAATTCCACGTAGTCATAAATTCTATTAGTCCACTCAAACTGACCAGAAACTTCTTCCTCTAAATCAAACAACCCCTTTGCTAAAGAATTCAAGGTTGTAGTTAATCCGTCAATTTGTTTTATTTGAATTAAATTCATACCCTATATTATACACAAAAAACTAGATTTATATATTCATAATAATATTATCTGTATGAGCCTATCACTATACAAACCAAACTCAAAAAATACGGGTTGCGGATTCAGCTTTCAGGCTGGGTTAGATAAAAAGAACAATCAGACAACTTTATACGCTAAAGCGATTAAGCAGCATTCGTGGGACAGCGGAAAGAAACAAGGCTACTTCGCGCAAAACTCAAAGAATCCAGAAAAGAATATAATTATAAAATTTAACGAGTTTGAGTGTGGCGAAATTATTCATGCCATAAAAAACAGGAAAGAATACTCTACGTTTCATAGTTTCGGAGAAGATAAAACTGTAATAAAATTAAGTCCTTGGGATAAGAAAGCAAAAAAATCTTTCAAAAATTCAGACTCAGGGCAGTGGGAGGAAAAATGGATTACAGTTGATGCATTCTCCATAAGTTTTACTAGAAACGGTAATCAACTGTTTGGTATTGGTCTAGAACCAGGCGAATCACAATGTTTATTAGAGTTCATGAGATTTATCTTACAGAAAATATTTTCAGAAAGAAACGCGGTCGAAATGCAAAAAATGAAAAATCAAGACTACAGCAAAAATGAGTCAAGCGCAGATGCAGAATCAGCCCCTTTCTAAGAAGAAAATCTTCTTTCACAGTTGCCACTCAAGACAGTTATCAGGCTTTGGAAAAAACTGCAAAAACATATTAAAATATTTATGTGAAACGGGAAGGTATGAGATCGTGGAGTATGCAAACTCCTATAAGAAAAATGACCCAACATTAAAGAGCCTTCCATGGAGATGTATAGGTTCTGGTCCTTCTGACCCCAAGGAGATTGCAAGAAACAATAGTGATCCAGACCTTAGTAAAAAAATGTCTTATGGGCTACTCAATATAGATGAAGCAATTAAACGAGAGAAGCCAGATATATATATCGGAGCTGAAGATATCTGGGCGCTAATGGAGTTAACAAATAAACCTTGGTGGAATAAAATAAATTGCATGATATGGACGACCTTAGACAGTTTACCCATTTTTCCAGAAGCTATAAACCTCGGAAAACAAATAGAGCATTACTATACTTGGGCCTCATTTGCTAGCGATGAATTAATCAATAAAGGGGTTAACCACGCAAAACACCTCCATGGCGCAGTAGAGACTAAAAACTTCTTTAAATTATCGAACGATAAAAAACAATCATTAAGGTCGAACCACCAACTCTCAGATGAATTCATAATAGGTTTTGTGTTCAGGAATCAACTAAGGAAAAGCGTACCCAATCTACTTAAAGGGTTTAAACTATTTAAAGACAAAAACAAATTCAAGCAACCGCCAAAACTACTACTTCACACTGGCTGGCACGAAGGGTGGGACATAACATCCTTAATGATGGAAAACGGAATAAATCAAAACGATGTATTAACAACCTACTTCTGTAAAAGCTGTAAGCAATATTCTATAAAACCGTTCACTACAAAAAACGAAGATTGTCCATTTTGCCAATCAAAAAAAACTTTAAGTACTATAACTGTAAAAGACGGTCCAACAGAAAAACAATTAAATGAAATTTATAACTTAATGGATGTATACTGCCACCCATTTACATCTGGAGGGCAAGAAATACCCATACAGGAAGCAAAACTCACGGAATTAATTACCTTATCAACAAACTATAGCTGTGGAACAGATATGTGCAAGCCAGACTCAGGAGGGTTCGCTCTGGACTGGTCTGAATTCAGGGAGCAGACGACTCAATTCATAAAAGCTAGCACATCCCCAGATTCAATTTGTAGGCATTTAACAAAAGTACTAAAGATGGATAAAAAAACTAAAGACAATTTAGGTAAAAAATCTAGAGATTTCATCATAAAAAACTATTCTCCTCAAATTATAGGAAAAAAATTAGAAGAAATCATTAGCAAAATGCCTAAAAAAGAATATAACTTCAACTTCCCAGATAGAAAATTAAATATTAACTACAAACCCAAAGAAGGATTAAATGACCTAGATTGGGTAATTGATATATATAAAAACATGCTAGGGGTCTACCAAACCCAACACGATAAAGATGCGCAATTTTGGCTTGAGAAACTAATAGAAGGGGTTCCAAGAGAGCAATTAATTAAAAAATTTAAAGACATATGCTCAATGGAAATCAAAAATTCAGAAAATAAAATTAAAATAAAAGAACTAATTAAGTCTAACAAGGTAATAGGAATCCAGGCTATAAAGAATGAATACAATGTATTGCTTGGTTCAAGTCTAATAAGTTCAATCAAAAAAGAAAATAAATACATAAACTCAAAAATCATTTTCTTCTGCCCAGAAACCTACGAAGATATTTTAAAAAATAATACCGACATAGAATGCATCATAGACCCAGATAGGAATGTACTTAGTAAAGATTTAATAAATAATTTCGAGTGTTTCTTTAATATAGATAATATAGTTTCAGAAAAATCAGAAAAGTTAATTCTATCTCAAGTTAATAACTTCTAATGAATATTTTAGAAAAACTATCCCTATCAACAGGTTTAAAACCCGAACCTCCTTTTGTTTACGAAAGGTTTTTTCCGCCCCCTGCAAAAAAATACATACTCATAGAAAATAACATAAGAGAAGGGTTAAAATCCTACGACAGCGCTGATGAACTATCTGCTATCATCTTTCCTTATCTATCTCAAATAGACGTTGAACTTATACAATTTAAAATTAATCCGACTGATGTGCCAATATTCCAAGCAAAGCAGCTTAATAAAATACCCTTACAGCAACTTAATAATTTAATACGGTACTCAGAATTATTAATAACAAACAATCCATATGCTTGCCATATAGCAAACCAATTAAACACTAAAAACATATTTCTATATCAAGAGGATTTATACGACTTGCACGTAACTAAACATAATAAAACAACGAACACTATTAATAAAGGAATATATTGTTTCCCAGAGTTAATTTGCAGAAAAATAATAAAACAGTTTAATATTAAATCTGAATTATCTCGAATAGAACCTATCAGGAAGGGATTAAATTATGAAAACAAAAGAATAGAATGTATTCCAGATTTTAAACTTGGAGAACATCCAATAGCAAAACAATTCTTAACAATCAGAGCTGATATTCACTTTAGTATAAATAACATAATGAACTTAATTGCAAACAACAGCTGCATCTTAAAATGTAAAAAACTCCCAGATATTAAATACCTACTAAACCCAACAATCTCAAAAAATTTACACTCAATTATATTTGAAGTATCTAACGAAACAAGCAAAGAACAATTAATAGAATTATCCTCAATTAATAAACCAGTAAAACTCATAACAAATGACACAAAAAACCTCAAGAAAATCAGGTTAAAACATATAGACTATATTATAGAGTTTGAAGATAGAAAGAAAAACCTTGACATTCTTAAATCTATATGTAATAATGAAGTTTATTATAAATCTTCTAAAGTAATTATGTCAAAAGGTAAACAATACAGTAGCGAATCAAATTGGCTAGAAAATATCCCAATGTCTAAATCTTTTGAAAAAATTAAACCAACTCAAGAATTTGCAAACGAATTAGAAGAATTTAAACTTTTCAAATTAAATGACTAACAAAAAAGAAAAAGAAGGTATTAAAGGTCCAGTAGGAGAATCAGGCCCACTAGGACCTGTAGGAATAGATAATTCTCAAGGGCCAGCCGCCTACCAAAGAGATGAGCATGGCTTACTTAAAAACGTCCAGTACGAATTCAATGAAGACGGCTCAATAAACTGGAGAGCAATGATCAAAGAAGAACACCTCTTCCCAAATAAATCTCATTTTGATATGTATAAAAAACCTATGCCTAAGTCGATCAAAGGTTTGAGAGACAATCAACTCCTGATTAAGCTTTCAGGCATAAAAGAATTAGCAAAACTAAGGGGATTCACAAATATTAGCTATCAAACTGTAAAATGTCAACAAGATCACGTAGCGGTTTCTTGTGGAATTTCTTTTATACCTAATTACGAAACAGGAAATCAAGAGATATATTTTGAAGATATGGCAAACGCAACACTAAATAATACAAGCAGTTTTGCAACTAAATTCCTAGAAACCATTGCTTGTAATAGAGCTTTCGTTAGATGTGTTCGAAATTTCCTTAATGTTCACATTGTAGGGGACGATGAGATAGATAAATCAGATAAAAACTCAACTCAATTTGCGCCAAGTACCCAAACATCAAATACTTTATCCCCAAATTCCCTGCTATTATCTCACCTAGAAAGAGATAAAGGCATATCAAATTTCAACGATTTTAAAGACTATCTAAGAACTTTATGGGCAGAAGATAAATACAGAAATGAAGAAATTAAAAACTGGTCTTCATTCGAAGATATTCCAGCTAAAGAAGCAAGAATATTACTTGGTTTAATTAAATAGTTTATATTATGTAAAATAAGACTTTAGGGATCGAGAAAAGTGTATATAATAGTTTGCACTCTTCTTTATCTCTTAAATGGCACAAAACCCATCATTCCAATTCTTCGACGAAGGCGAAACAGAACTTAATGTTCTTCGTCCTTATGTTCAGTTTACTGAAGTAGATCAATCTTTAGTTGAAGATGGTTATCAAATTAATGGTGCGGATGACAATAGGGCTTTAACCTTATTTCAAGTAAAGGTTCAAGCGATCTGCCCGCCAGGCGGACCATGGAGTCATTGTGAATGTTCGCCACCACCACCTAAAATAATATGTTGTGGAGGCCAATATTTTTGCGCAGCAAATGGCAGCGCAATGACAAAGGACGGCTACTGTGAAGTTGGATATGGATATGACTGGCAATGCTCAGATGGAACATGTGGACCTCAGGCAAATATTGATGGAGTATGCTGCGGTGGAAAGCCTTGCGGAAGCGATTCTACAAACGGGCCCGTCATTGTATTACCTCCCAATGTACCAACAGTTCCTGGTAATAAACTTCCTATAACCAATGTAGATACTGACACAGGCGAAACAGTAGAGGTCCCATATGAAGATCATAAGCATTTTAAGTATACAGGTTTTCTATCAGATTACTTAACGGACGAAGCGTTCGACTCAGACGGAATAAGAAATAGTAATATACATATATCTTTAGAGGATAGTTGTTGCGCACCGAGGCTCGGTTATATAGATTGTAAAATTAATTTAAACAATAGCATAACTGGAATCAACGGAAAAGAAGGCGGCAATGTAAAATATAACAGCCCAATCCCAGACTTAACCAATGTGGCTGGAGAAAACCCTTGGAGTCAAGAAAAATCGGATATGTACGATTCACTCCAAAACCTCATAATTCCAGGGGCAGAAAAAGCTGTGTTTAATGCTTTTGGATTTACAGCTGACCCTACAGACCCTTACGACGTTATAGTTGTCGCAAACGGCATGGGTGCTTATGACCCTAAAATGCAATCAGTGCTAGCATACGTACTATCAGAGTCTAGAGCGGACGGAAGTAGACAGGTAGTGGAAATGGCTGTAGATATGCCCTCTGCATTAAGACAAATAAATTCAGGAAAAAAACATGATTTTTATCACACAATATTACATGAACTAGTCCACCTTTTTCAGGCTCAAAATTCTTACTTCGCAAATGTACTAGGAAGAGATTTATTAATTCATCCTAATGGTTATCAATATTGGACTTATGCAAATTGGTTTAATGAAGGGCTTGCAGAATTTTTAGGTGGAGGAGATAGTAGGTTAAAAAGCAATTACTCAATGCTTCAAAATGCCAATTATCCAGATCCAGTGCAAACCCTTGTTGATTCGGTGGGTCCAAAAGGTCAAGGCAGGTGGGCTGGACAGAATCCGCTTTCACCAGGACAAGTAGGTGATGGACAATGGGATTTTACGATAGAGTACTCTGGAGGAATAATTGCAGTAAGATATTTAGATTATTTAATAAAGCAGCAAGTTTCATCTTTGGGTATTAAACACTTAACCCTTTGGATGAAAAATCAGTTTGATAATCAAAGAGGGGACAAAAACTCTGGGCTAGACCAATACATTGCTAAATTTTTTAATGGAACAACTTCTTCTAATGTTTCTGGGCAAGTAAGTAGTAGTACAGCATTCGGTTTAAAAAACTTCAAAAATACAAATTCATTCTTATCTGATTTTGCAAGCAACGGAAAGCAATACACAAACGATAGTCGAGGAATGAATTTCGCATCTAACGTACTTGCAGACACAGAGGATAGTGATCAAGGAGCTTATACAGGTGTAGATTCAGGAGGGACTACAACAACAGGAAAAACTTGGCTAATTGATTTAATAGAAGGTCAAACAAATACTAATACTTCTGGCGACCCACAATTTCCCACTAGTACTGGAGGAGTAAATACTCCAGCTCCTTCAGGTCAAGATCCAGCACCTTTTGCTGCTCCAGGAAGCCCAGGTAATCCGTCTTCAGGAGGAGGAGGTTCTCCTTCTGGAGGGCCAGGAAGATCTAGTCCTGTTAGTTCAGGGTATGAATACAACTGGGAAGATCAATGCAAGCCAGAAGCAGTACCCCCTAAAAACTTGCTAAACTTCAGCACGTTAGATCTTTATTGGCAAAAAGGCGATAATGAAGGTCCAGGAGGCGGAGATCCACCAACCCCATGGCCAGGATCACCGAGATTAGGTTTGCCAGTTAGATTTCAAAGGGTTTATTTTGATGCTACTCGCACAGATAGCAAAGGAAAAATTGAAGAAGGTTATGACAGTCCTCCTTGCACAAGAGGAAAAGAAGATTGTGAAGAATGCGAAAGTGAAATATGCGAAGGTTGTAATGACGAAGTAAGAGAATATTCTGCTTATTTTTTGGTTGCAGATCCAGTTTTAGTAGAAAGCGATCTTTGTAAAGTTTACGGAAGTTATGCTAACGAACATGAAAATGCAGAAGTAGAAGATTGGGGCAAGAATGGAAGAAATGCTTTAGTCATTGGAAGGTCTGCTTGTTGCGATGAAGGAGTAGCTCCTCCATGTGAGGAATGCCCTCCAGGACCCCCAGGCCCTCCAGGTCCCGAAGGCCCTCCAGGTCCCGAAGGACCTCCAGGGCCTGAAGGCCCTCCAGGTTCAGATGGTCCTCCAGGTTCAGAAGGCCCTCCAGGCCCTTCAGGTCCTCCAGGTGAGTGTCCTCCATGTCCCGAAGGTCCTCCAGGTCCTCCAGGTCCTCCAGGCGAATCTCCTCCAGGCCCTCCAGGTCCTCCAGGTGAGTGTCCTCCATGTCCCGAAGGTCCTCCAGGTCCTCCAGGTCCTCCAGGTGAATCTCCTCCAGGTCCTCCAGGCCCTCCAGGTGAGTGTCCTCCAGGCCCTCCAGGTCCCCCAGGTGAGTG